AAATGATAATTGCTTTATCCGTAGCGTAACCATCCTTACCATAATCAGCTTCCATCTCCTTTTCAGTTGATGCTGCTGCTACTGAATCCACAACGATTGTTACATACTTATCCTTTGAGTTAGTTCTCACTTTCTCAATAATAGTTTCGGTATATTCAAAACATTGTTCAACAGTCTCAGCTGCTACATAAAGTAATTTGGTTGTATCTACTCCAATGGCTTCTAAGAATTCTCTACTTACGGCGTTTTCAGTATCAATCAACACAGCTATACCACCTAACTTTTGTGTTTCGGCAAGTAAGTGAGCTGATAGTAATGATTTACCACTTTGTTCCAAACCTGTCACTTCGGTAATTCTACCAACAGGCAAACCACCATACGGGCGATTTGAGATAGCCACATCTAACATTGATGCTCCGGTTGAAATCCATCCCTCTACATTAGTGGGAGCCTCATCCGAGTCCAAAAAGAATGCTACCTTTTGGTCTTTTGATTGTTTGTTTAGTGACTCAGCAAGCACTGCTGCTAAGTCCACTTCCTTAGTTGCTTTAGCCATATATTAACTTATTTTATGAATTGAAAAGGTCATCAAATGCTGCTGCCACATCATCTAATTTCTTAGCTGGTGCTGCGGCTGGCTTTGATGGAATTGTATCGAATGGTGCTTCATCATCGTTAGCAGTTGAAGATAAAGTTTCAGCTGATGCTGATTTTTCATCTTCAGAAGTTGCTGATGGATTCAACCAACCTTCTAATACATTTTTCAATTCTGCATAAGTTAATTCTGAATAAAGTTCAGTAATTTCTTTTTGAGAAGATAAGTACTTATCCGTTTCTTCTTTTGAAGTTGCCAATGGAGTTTCCTTTGGTTTAACACGGATTGTTGTTACAGGGTAAGATGTACCACTGTCTTCAGCTGATACTACTTCAACAGTAATATCTCTACCTTCATTTGGGTCAGTAATATCACCATAATCAGGATCTGCCATATAACCAAGAATTTCTTGATATACAGTTTTTCCAAAGCCCCAGAATCTTACGCCTTCACCTTCTTCACCTCTTACCAATACTGGTACAAAAGTTCTAAGTTTCGGCTCCATTTTCTTAGCAGCTTTCCAATCTTCCTTATCACCCATTCTTTTAAGTTTATCAGCAAACTCAACGATTGGGTCAGGTCTACCGAATGACATCGGAGATAGATAAGTTTTGTTGTTAATGTTGTAGTGAAAGTACAATTCAATGAAAGGATTCTCTTTATTGAATTTGTAAGGGACTAAACGAATAGTGTGTTTGCCCGGTGCTGGTTTCCAAAGTTCTACAGTTGTTCTTTGGGTGTTTTGCAGTTTGTTAAGTCTGCTCTTAATTGCGTCTAAATTAATAGCCATGTCTTTTAAGTTTTAAGAGTTTAAGTTTTAAAACGTTTATGTTTTAAGGTTGGATTATAGTGTCTTTCCTACACTTCCGTTACACATATAAATATAAAGGAGATACAAATATACGAAGAATTCCTGATATTTCCAAATCTTTTTTCTACTATATTTTTATGGTAAAAGATGTAACAAATATAGTAAAAATTTGTTACAATACCAAATAAAAAAGGGAGTATTTTTTACTCCCTTTTTTTATGCCAATAAATGATAATATTCTTTAAAGTGTTTGATTCTGTCCGGTAATCCAATTGTTCCTCCGTTTACTCTTTTAGTAATCTTTGTTACAACTGTATCACTAGCTCCCTCATCTGCCATCTTATGTAATCCGTTTTTAGAGAAGAACCAAGCTGCTGATAATAATGCGTACTTAGATGCTACTACATCAGGATTAGAAGGAATATCTTCTCCGATTGATTTACCAAATGCAGTATAGTTTTCCTTACCTGTTAATTGGATATATCCTCTACCTCTGAATTTGTAGCCTTCACCACTGGCTTCATCGCCATTACCCATACGAGATGCATATACTTTGTTTGCAATCTTTTGTGGGTTTCTTTGATATGCATTTGCAATTGCTTCAGTTGGGAAATACTTTTTGAATATACCCATTAGTCCTTTCGCAGAATAATTTAAGTTCTCTTGCGTTGCTTTGAATCCACCACTCTCATGTCCACATTGTGCTAAGAAGTGTGCTAATCTTAATGGAGTGTTAATTTGGAATTTAGCTGCGGTATCGGGAATCATTGCGATTACTGCATCAGGAATATGTCCTTTTAACTTATCCAATTTCAATCCACCTACCGGTACTATTGGTTGAACTGGTGCTGGTGGTGGAGTTCCCTCTCCCATAATTTTAGCCCAAGTTGCATCACCTACAATACCATCGGCAGGAAGTCCGTGCTTTGCTTGGAATTCTTTTACTGCCTGTTCCGTTTTAGGTCCAAAGTTAGTAACTGCTGGAGATATACCTAATTTCTCCTGCATCAATTTTACGTTTTCGTTATTATCACCTTTTTTTAATAACATAGCTTTAATATTTTTTAATTTCTTTGTACATTATAACTTGTTTAGGTTTTATAACTATTTCATTCCATAGGGATGTCTTATTATCTCTACAATCTTCCACATTTCTGCAAAGATTACTTTCATTATCAGGATATGATAATCTGAACATATTAACAGCTTTATGTCCTCTATCAGTTGCGAATGTTTTTGCATCTGATTTGAATGCTGCTACCAATGTTCCACTTAATTTTACTAATATATTACTTTCCGGTCTGAAAAATTCTTTAGCTTGTGTTGTAAATCCAGATATAGAAAATCCATATCCATTTTGTACACTATCAATTAAGTTTATTAATCCCTCTTTTGATGTCCAATGTAATACTGTCATTTCTTCATCAACAGTTCCATAGGTATCCATAGTAAATTGTACATCCATTAATAGATATGGTTCTATCGCTCCTCTAGAATAAAAGAAAGCAATCTTATCATTATCTATATTGATTATATAATCTTTATAATCTTTTTTTAAAGACCATACTTTATGATTTACAAAATCTTCTATAAAATCCAATACCTTCTTTCTTGTCAAATCGGGAAATTGTTCGGTTTCAATAAATAATTGATACGAAAAGTATTTGTTAATTAAATCTATTAATTGTGGACTATAATCAATTGTACCACCTCTAGTATCAAATCCGTTTTTTTGTAGGGCTAGAAATTCTTTACAAATGGATTCCCATTCGGATATTGTGTGAAATGAGCTTTCCGGTTTAAAATACCCTCTAACCTTATACATAGTAATTATAAATATTACTGCTGTTTATTTTCACCCTCACCGAAGTCAATTACTTCAAAAACTCTTGTCTGAATTTTCTTAGTTCCTTCGGCATTTGTTAATATGATTGAATTCTTAAATTTCTGCCAATTGATGACAAATGAATTATCTAACACGCCACCATTTTCTTCTTTTACCAATTCGTTTAGGGCGTTGATAGTATATAATGTATTAGATTCTTTCTTTCTATGTATTAAAATAGTGTTTTCCAACGGGGTATCGGGTTGGAAAGCTGTATCAATATTGTACGTGATGAATAACTCATCTAAATTCGCCTTATTTTGGAGAATATAAATGTAATTATAAACAATGTGGTAAGTTTCTCTAATTAATTGTAATGTATTTTGTAACTCACCTTTTGTTGTAAACGTACATAATAACTGTGTTTTCATCCTCTTTTTCCTTTTTCTTTTATATCATCTATAAATATGAAAAAACGGATGAAAGGATATTTTCAGTTATTTTGATTTTAATAAATTCTTTGGTGGCTCGGATTCAATATGCGATGGATTCTGATTTGTTGGTGCTCCAGTCACACATCCCGTCTTTTCATCTACAGCTGTACCAAATCCTGGGTTGTGGTGTGGATTCATATAACAAGGTTTATTTACACCATCTGCTATATCATCGGTAATTCTAGTTGCAACACCATCTTTATTTTGAGAAACTTCTTCATTAAAATTACTAAATCTAGTATATGCTACATCTTTATTATTAATAACGGCTGTAAGGTGCATCATAGTATGGTGTAACACGGTTGCTTTTTCAAAATTAGCTCTATTAGCCCCTTTACATCTAGCTATATCTTTTAATCCACCTTTTAATGTATTTGCCGCTTGACCTTGTCCAATTTTTTTAATTAATTCCGCATCTTGCTTTGTAATAATTCCCGATTTTATAGCGTAAGCCATAGCTTCGTTTATTTTTTTATCTGCGGCTTTTATATCAGAATCTTTAATGTTTAATTGATTATTTTTATCTTTTGGATACGCCAAAGAATAAACATCTTGCATACCCAACAAAACATCTTTAGTTTTAGGATTTCTATATTCAGTTTGTGTTATTTTTGAATAGTTGGCAGAACCACCACCACCTTTGTATTTAACACTCAGCCCACCAACATACGTTACGGTTACAGCATAGAATTGAAGATTTTCAGCTATTGATTCTTCTACTGTTTGTCCCTTCTTAGGCTTAACACTAAATTCATCCGGCATTACTATAATATCAGCTGTTTGGAAGTTTTCAGATGCTGGGAAATAAACTTGTTTACCCTCTGCTAAGAATTGTAATCCGGCTTTCATTTCTGCAAAATCTGCCACAGAATCTTTAAAATCAGGCGCATTTGCCATATCTAAAAGTAATTGGTCTAAAGATTCTTTATATAAAGTTCTTGTTTTTTCATCAGTTTCTAAAGATGCTTTAGAATTAAGAACTTTTAATTTATTTAAAGTATCAAATACTTTTTTATTTTCAGGTGTACCTTTTAAATTTTCTTTACCAAATGTTTTACCAAAATTATCCAATTCGGTTTCAAACCTTTTGGTAATACCATCTAATATAGTTGATGCTGTCTTTTTTCTAGTTTGTGGTGTTGTTACATCACCAAAATTTGCCATAGATATTTTACCACCAGATGCATCACCAATTCTAGCCAAATCATCTAATTTTTGATTATAAGCTCTAGTTTGTAAATGTAAAATATTTGCTTTTTTCTTAGCCTCTTCTGGATTAACTCCCCTTTTTATTAAGATTTGTGTTAGTTGCTTTTCATCCAAATCTTTTAGTCTTTTCATTTCTTTACCAGCTATGTTTACTCCATTGGTTGTTTTTTTAATATCAACCATAGTTTCTGGCTTAGATGGATTTATTGCCGATGACATTTTCAATGGTGTGAATACTTTCTTACCAATTGCACCTTCCGATGATTTACCCACATTTAATTTTCTAGAAAGAGCAAAACCTCTAATAGAATCACCCATAGCTGTATTATCTGAAGAAATCTCCACACTTTCATATCCTTGTTGAGGATGTCTACCCACAAGCTTTTTAGCAAAGTATAATTTATTACTTCCGTTTTCAGGGTTAGTTACTATTTTTGTAGTTTTATTTAATACCTTAATATCATCTACACCAAGTTGCTCCCCACTTAACAATTTTTTTACTGCCAATTGTGCGGTTTTCAATGGTATATAATCAAACTTACCACTACCAGGCGCAGTTTCTAATTTAATTAATCCTTTTTTATCACTAAGATTTGAAATTTTTTGCAATTGAGAATTAGATGCTTCTATTTTTTTAGCTATAATAGCCATTTTTTTAGAGTCATCTTTTTGTTTTGAATTTTTAAAAAAAGCATCTTTGAAAGAAGAAACTTTAGAAGATGTTTTTTGCGATTGTGGTTCTAATTCTTTTTCTTTAGTTTTTCTAAATCCTAAACCTTGACCAGGAATTTCTTTTGGTTTTGGTTTCGCCCCCAATTCTTTATCACTAACACCTGATTTTTTTAACAATTTAATTGCCGATTGATAAGCTTGTATTTGTCCTTTATTTTTAGCATCTTTATATTTTAGAGCTGATGATACTTTAATATCTTTTCCAGTTTCTGGGTTTTTAACTGTTTGGTCTAATACATCTATTGTTTTATTAATTGGATTTGCTTCATCAATAAATCCATAAATCATTTCTAACATTAACTCATCTGCTAATTGTAAGTTTTCTTCTTTCATTTCTGGATTTTGCATATTATCTATTTCTCCTTTGTCTTTCTTTTCATTATAGGAATCAACCATTGCTTCCATTTGCTCCTCACTTATATCCATTTCCTCAATACCCTTAGAAATCATTTCCATAAACTTTTCCATATTTGCATCAATCTCCGCTTCACCATCCGCATCGGCAAATATTGCTGCCCTTCCTGCACCTTTCAATATTGTTTCACCAACAACGTGTGGTATAAATTCAATTGCAACATGCTTAGCAAATCCAGCAGCTCCATATGATAAGCCACCCATAGCGGCACCGAATATAGCCGTTGTTGCTATTTTAATACCCACTGCTTTTAATGCCTTTGCCTCATGCTCACTAACAGGTTTGCCACTAAAGAAATTCTTAGCTCCCATTCCAGCAGCTTTGAATTCTTCAATTTCATGCTTAGCTCCTTTCTTAATTGCTTTTAATGCACCCTTTGCTTTATCTTTAATAGCTTGACCTAAAGTTCTTCTTGGTTCTGCTCCTGCTTTGTAATATCCTTTTTCAAAAAATTCCTTTTCATCCTCTTGCCACTTAGAAATTTTATTCTTAATCTTATCAGTAAGTTTTGTGAATGATGAAACTTTTTTAGGTTTTTCATCTGCCGGCTTTACATCAGTTTCTTTGTTAGCATCTGCTTTTTTAGCCGCAATACCCATATCTTCTGCAAACTTATTTGCCATTGGAATTGCATCTTTAATATCTTGGTCTAACACCTGAACCTTCATTGGAATTTGCTTTTCAGGATATTTTGCATTATAAGCTGCTACCGCTGCCCAACGATGATGTCCATCAATTACAAATCCATCTCTACTTACATAAATTGGAGCTGTAATCTTTTCGTGGTTAGGGTCTTTTTCTAACGCACCCATCATACCAACTACTTTAGCACCAACCAATTCCGATTGAGTTGCTTTTAATTTATCAGCAGGTACTTCGGTTTGTGTTACCTTAATACCTTTTTCTTTCAACATTTCTCTAAACACAGGTTCGGTATCTACCTCACCGCTTGCATCAACAGGCATATTAGCCGCTCTACTACCAGGTTGAGCCGTACCTTTAAATTGTGGCATCTCAGAACGTGGGATACCCATATTATCATCACAATATAAGTTAGTACCAGGCACAGTCACATCACATAAGTTAATATTTGGTGCCTTCTCTCCCTTAGCCTTTGCATCAGCAACCATTTGCTGAACTTTACTAATATCGGTATTGAATTTATTTAAATCTTCTTTATCTACCCCATCAGGTATATCCGAACTTGCGCCAAATGTTTCTGGGTCAGCTTGTGGAATTTCCGATTTTACATCTTGTGCTGGAATTGGTTCGAATCCCGCTTCTGCTTTTGGTTCTTCTTTTGGACTTTCAGCTTCTTTATCAGATTCTGCATCTTTTGCTAATTGAGCTTGAACTTCTTTTTCCTTATCCATACGAGCTGCCATAGCAGGGTCTGCTTTAGGGTCAAACATAGCTTGTGCTTGCTTCATTTTTTCTTCTTCACCACCACCCTTATCTTCACCGCCTTCTTTACCTTTTGGTTCTGCCGGCTTTGTTGGTTGACCTTCTCCACCTAAATCTTTATTAAGTGCATCTCTTTCTTCAGAACCTTCCGGTGGTAAAGTTCTTTCTGCTGCTTGTCTACCAGGGTGTTCTTTTGGTAATCTTAAAAGGTTACCAACTATACCTTCAGCATCCTCACCCTTTGTGTTTTTATAATTAATTTTTTTATTAAGAGCTGGGTTTTTGAATCCACCTTCTTCCGCTTCGTTAAGATTTTTTACTAAGTCACTTTGAATATGAGATAGACCCATTTCAGAAAGTACAATACCCAACTCCTTTATATGGGTTGGGTTCTTTGGGTCAGGCATACCATTTTCAACTCTATATGCCCATTCGGATAGTATTTCGTTTATTAATTCAGATAAATTCATATTCATTAAAATTTGTGGTCTTCAGCTTCACATATCATTTCTAATTCTTCCCAAGAAAACTTAGGCTTTTCATTTAGAAATACAAAACATTTCCATTTCTTTTGTTTTTCAAAGTAAACGTGTTTTTGTAAGTGTGATGGAATCGCTGCACCAGTTGGTACTCTTTTAACCGGAGTATCAAAGAAAGTTTTTATTAAAACGGTGATTGGTTCTACATCATCCCATTTACGGATTTGTTCTTCCAACATTCTCCACTCACCTCTATTAAGATATTGATTTTGCATTATTGAATTTAGATATGAGAATGTTTGCTTTAAGTTCACTTCATTATCAGAAAATGTTGCTGCAGGAGCTCCATGTCCTTTATCGTAAACATTTCCTTTATAATCATCACCATCGGATGTTTTAATTCCCTTTTCAGTATAGAAATCCATATGACCTCTATTAACGTTTGTAGGTCGGTTTGTAGAACGATATTTAATCACTAAAGGTTGTTCTAATGATTGTGAATAAAGTATATCAAACACTTCATTTTTCACTCTCACATCAGCCAATTGTCCAAACGATGTTAAGGAAACAATTAAAAACAATAAAAGGAACGTAATTTTTCTCATATTATAGCATATTTTTGTATATACTATAAATATGTTCTTTAGAGGTTTCCGTAAGTTTTTCCCCAACTTGCTTTGATTGGAAACCCACCTTCTTCAATTATTTCTTTCAAACCCTTAATCAAACTCTTATCCACATTGGTAGGTACATCAAATAGAAACGAGTCATAGGTATATAGGTCTAATGTAATCCCAGTCCCCTTAATAAAATCTAATATCTTTCTCATCTTTTCAACATTCACTTCCGTTTCAAATGCCTGAAGTAGATAGTTAAATACTTTTTGTGGGTTTGCTTGTTCAACCCAATCCAATGGAATTAATCGGTTTGGTGTCTTAATACAACTACATTCAACACTCGCATCCCAAAATCGGTCTATGAAATCTGCCACCTTATCAAAGTACGGAATCTGTCTAAATTCGTCATCAATCCCACCATATAAAAGACGGAATGTTACTCCTTTAGCCTCATCAATTCCACAACCATATTGTTCAGCCAACCATTGGTGAACGTTTCCATCAGGCATAGGGTATCCTACCAATTTACCGATTAGTCTTGGGTGATATGCGTTGTAATCCATTTGTAGGAATATCCCATCAGAAACGAACACATCTCTACTACCATCGGTTTTGTTTAGGGCGGCATAGTTCACACCGGCATGTCTATTCGAAGGTCTACCAGTTACAGTGAACGGATTGTATTCGGTGTACACTACATCACCTTTGAGATGTTTGTAGGCTTGGGGCCATCTATCAACAAATTTTTCCCTATCGACCCGAATCCCAAATCGTTCAATATCTGAAAGGGTTGGTAAGAAGGTATCGTTGTACCAATTATAAGTTTTACTCTTTTGATTTGTATGTTTAAGTAATTGTGGTTCTATTGCTTCCGCAAGTTTAAGAATAGGAATGGATTGAATGACATCTTCTCGGTAACCCCTATGAATAAGGGGAGCTACTAAGTGGTGTAGTGGTTGAGAATAGTCTATTGTTTCACCTGTCTTTAAGAAATAAGCGGTGTCAATGTCATTCAGTCCTTCCCTTAGTGTAACAAAAGATTGTAGTAGCTTTTTCTTTTGGAATACCCATTTTTCTCCGGCAGTATTCAACAGTCCCTCTATTTGCTCATTAGAGAGTGATAGAGCGTCTGTGTGTTGATGTGGTAGTATATACCTGTCCGTTAGGGTTCTTACGAATATAAACGATATAGGGGTATTACATGGGTGCTTATCATTATCTACCCATAGTGAATACCAAATGGATGGTTCAGTTTCCAGCTTTACCTTTAATTCGTTTAATTCGTCAATAGACTCAACAATTCTCATTACCACAAATATACAAAAAAAATCCCAAACTACCAAATAATAGTTCGGGATTTTGTGGTGGAGATGACCGGACTCGAACCGGTGTCTTACGAAGTAACCACAATACCAGCTTTTCACACGTTTAGGATAAGGTTTAATCTTATTCACCTTCCAAAATAATTGGGGCCGAATGGTTAGTTCAGCGCTACCACCAACAGGTCCGGATTTTAAGAGGCGATCTGTAATCCTCTCTTTTGTTCACTTCTATTTAAATTCCACGAGTGATGCGGAAGGGATTAGGCTGCTACAGCGTAATCAGCACCTACGAATGCCATAACGTCATCGAAGGTCCAAGTAGATAATTCTACGTCATTTATTGTTTGATTCCGAGATTTAAGTGGTTTGAGAACCTTCCCACTACGTGTGATACTATGTTTCGCATCGCAATCAATTCCAAAACATCCCCATATCAATAAATACAAATATAAGAAAAAATATTTAGATTTCCAAATTAAAATTAATTACACATCGGTGTTTTTTACCATAAAAAGGTTTTACCGAATGAACTATATCATTTGGCCATAACATTAACATTCCTTGTTTAGGTCTTACAAAATGTGACATACCTCTTAGGTGAAAACAAAATGCTCCGCTGTATGGGTGGTCTTTTAGCGGTTCACCATCACTTAGATAATATCCACCACTAAACCCAACTTTAGGTTCTTCATCGGATTTCCAACGGCAGTGATTATGTTGGTTGTGTCCCCTACCCTCATATGGGTCATAATATTGTATCCAACTTTCGGTTATTTTACATTGATGATTGTGCGGTATTTCCAGAGAATCTAAAAGTTCAAAAAAACTATCTTCAATTCTTTTTCTGATTATTTTTACACCTTCGTTTTCATCATCCAAAAAATTATTTGGTGGTGTATGAAATCTACTACCTATTGGATTAAATTCAGTATCTTCAACCCACATATCACTATTATCGTTTGTTTCATATGTTGCCTGCCTTTGTTCATCATATCTTTCAGGCAATTCCTGCCCCATTTTCTTTTCTGTTTTGTTTAATTTATTATAACCATAAACATAGACCGAATCATGCAATTGTTTATCATCGTATTCTTTACGAAGAACTGGAATAGGAGCTAGATAATAAAGATTATCTTTGTCCGATTTAATTAGTGGTTGTTTGAAGTTCATGATATAAATAAATTTCTTTTTTTACTCGTTCACCAACATATTGGTTTATCGTTTTGAAAGCCCAATCCATATTTGGTAAGTTCACATCTTTTTCTTTTCCTCTTATTACAAATGGTTCATACTTTAATACATATTCCTCTAGTGAACAATTTGAAAATAACCACATAGCAAATTCTTCAATACAAGTATCTAAATTATTGTCAACCATTAGTTTATGTAACTCGGATGCTGAATTAGTTTTGTTTGAATAAAAGAAACAAAAGTTTGGTAAAACATATAAATCATCTGTTTGCCAACTGTATTTTTTTAGTCCCTCTATATGATACTTTAAAAATTCATCTATGTGATTTGTAAGAGTTCCTCTTTGTTTGTAGTATTCTAAAATATCATTTCTATAATTTTTGTTATAGGCATATATTGGACATTGTATATTATTTCCACTTCGTATTAATTGCCAAAAATTATTATCAATGTTTTTAACAACACCAACATCCCAATCTAAAAAAAGGTATTCATCAAACATTTCCTCAGCCATCTTTATTACTTCCAATTTATGACCATAATGTTTTAAATGATTATCATATACATTTTCCAAAGTTTCATCATAGCCAATAAGTTTAGTTTGGTATCCTAAATTTTTTAGAAATTGTTCATTTTTAATTCCATATACAAAAACTAATTCATCTTTGAATATAGGTGATTTAGGAATTTCTTTATGAATAGCAAAATTCTTGCCCCAAAGTGCTCGTATAACTTTAATTGGTTTCATCTATTTTTTTTATTATATTTTCAAATATACCATAATGGCCGTTTTCATCGGGATGGCTATCATATGGAACTTCATTTGGTCTACTATCTCCTAATGTAAATTTATTTTCAACACCCCAATCTAAAATAGAATTATTATTTTTATTTTTTTTAATAGGAAAAACAATTTTATTTGGATTTTTATATTTTTCAAATCCATCATCTAAAAATAATAAACAATAGTTTACACCAACTTTATTTTTTAAAAATTCTAAAGTATTTACAACTCTGTTAAATTTGTGAAATTTAGTATGACATACCCAACCATCCATATAATCCAATAATATTTCCAATTGCTTATCCGATACTTTATATGTAGTTCTTCCCTTACCCCATCTATCCAATATCCAAGCAAATCTTTTTAAATCTTTAGTTAATGCTGCTGTTGTGAAATATAGTGAATCGTCATTCACCATATATCCTTCTCTATCCGATGATGTAAATTGATAAACAATCAAATCATCTTTTTCAAAATTTTTTAAATCATTTGTTAATCGTAAATAAGCTTCATTATGGCATGTTGCAGAATCTGCTCTATTAATATATTCAACATTAAAATGTTTTGATAATAAATTTGGGTAAATGTTTTCTTCACCTATCCAAAAGTTTACAGAAAAAGAACAACCATATATGTAAATTTTATTTACATTCATTTTTTATAAATTTTAAAATTTTAGAAGCTATATGGTATTGAGCTTTTTCGTTTGGGTGAGTATCCCATTTAGGTCTAATTGGATTTGAATCTGCTATTGTTAAATTATTCATAACTACCCAATCTCTTATAGATACACTTTTTGAATTTGTTTCTATTGGAAATTCTATATAATTGTTTGTGCAAAATTTTTGAAAATAATTATCTAAAAACAACATAACATAGTTTACATTATATTTTTCTTTTAAAAATTCCAAAGTATTGTGTACAATATTATATTTGTAAAATAGAGAATGCTTTTCCCAAACATTATTATAATCCAATAATTTAATTAAATCAGAATCAGATATTTCATACTTTTCTCTACCAACTCCCCACTCATTTAAAACTAAAGTATTCATATCTATATCTTCTGTTAATAAAGATGTTGTTATATATAAAGAATCGTTATTTACCCAATAACCACCTCTATCTAATGCTGTAAATTGGTATATAATAAAATCCCCTTCATTAAATAATTCAAAATCTTTAGTAAGTCTATGATATATTTCGTTATTACATATTGCCGGCTCGGCTCTTCTTATGTAATCACATCGCAATTGTTTGGAAACTAAAGCTGTATAAGTTTGTTCTTCATTAATCCACCAATCAGATGAAAACGAGCAACCATATGTATATAACTTATTTATCATATTAATGTGGGTATGTGAATGGGTCTCTTTTTTTGAGCTCTTTTATTTTTGTTTTCAATCTTTTTCTAGTTTGATATTTTTTTATTTTTTCAAATATCCATTTTAAAATTCTCATACATTAATGTTTATATATAATAAAATTTCCAATAATTAACAAATCAATATCACTGTTTAAATATGAATCTACTGCGTTTTTTGGTGTCAAAACCATAGGTCTATCTTTTGTATTAAATGATGTATTTAAAAGAATAGGATGATTCGATAATATTTCAAATTCTAATAATAGTTTGTGAAACAATGTATTTTTATTTACACTTTGTATTCTAGCTGTTCCATCTACATTTGATACTTCTTTTAAAAGTTTTTTATATTTTCTTTTAACATTAACAATTTTATTCATATATGGTACATCACCAATTGTATTAAAATATTCATTTTGTTTTTCTACAATTACTGCAGGTGCCAATGGTCTAAAATTTTCTCTTTGTTTTATAATATTATTTATTTTATCTTTTACACCATTTATAAAAGGATTTGCCAATATTGAACGATTTCCCAATGCTCTTTGTCCAAATTCATTGTGTCCGTGATACCACCCAATTATCTTACCTTCCCATAATAATTTTGCAACAACCTTTAACATTTTTTCTTCAGATGTAAATTGTTTGTATTTCAGTTTTCCTATTGCTTCGATTACATTATTATACAAATACGAAGGACCTAAAAATGGGTTTGGTGTTATTTTATATACTTTATTTTTAGAAGCCAAATAATTTAAACAAGCTCCAACACAAGAACCAGCATCGGATGGTGCTACTGGTATCCACAATTTTTTGTATTTTGTTCTTTTTAAAATTTTTCCATTTGCCAAACCATTGTATGCACAACCACCCCCTAATATTAAGTTTTTTATTTCATATTTTTTGTACAAATCATTAAGAATTTTAATTAATATGTTTTCATAGTTTAGTTGTACAGCTGCAGCCAAATCTTTATGAATTTGAACTATTGGTAAATTTGTATCTTTGGGTTCTATTTCCAACAATTCGCATAACTTAACATTAAACATTGAAGAATCTTCTCTATCCCAACAAAAAACTTTCATATTGCATTTTAATGTACCATTTTCATAAGATATTAATTTTTTTACTTTATCCATATAAACATTTGGATTACCATAAGCTGCCAATCCCATTACCTTATACTCACCTTCATTTGGTTTGAATCCTAAAAATGCAGTCATCGCTGAATAAAATAAACCCAACGAATGTGGATACTCTGCAATTGTGTTTTTTTCAGGGACACCATTTTCTATTGTACAAAAAGTTGTTGTATCAAATTCACCAACACCATCTACACTTAAACCTATCGCATTATCAAAATTTGAAGTATAATAAGAATAAAATAGATGGGAATTATGATGGTCTGAATAAAATACGTTTTTAGATACTAATTCTAAATTGTTTTTACAAGTTATCATTTTTATTTTAAAGCCGATTATAGACTTTACACAATACCAAAAACTTCTATACCAATTATTTTTAAAATTTTGAATTAATCTTTTGTATTTAAGTTTTGGGTCTTCATAATAACACACTACGTCAATATCTTTTTTTGATAATTTATATGTTTTAAAAATATATCGTATTGAATTAAATGGAAATGAACTATCATGCTTTTTGCCTGTAAATTTTTCTTCTTCGCAGGCAAATATTAATTCGCCATTTTTAAACAGGCATGCAGATGAGTCGTGATAATAAGCCGATACTCCAATTATATAACTATTTTTTTTGGTATCCATTTGGTGCTATGTTTGAAACAAATTTATTGGTTTGTACAAATACAGGTTCATCTACAAATTTAAAATTAAGATGATTAATTTTTGCTAACTCCCAATCATATGCCTGAGTAATTTTCGTTTTGGAAAAATGTTCTAATATACTTTCTGCTCCTTTATAAGAAACAAAATAAGCATAACATCCAAATTTTGTTCCTAAACTAAATAAATCAAACTCATCGAAATTTATAGAATTCCAATCAAATGAGTTTACAATATCTATATCATCCTCAATAACCAATAAATTTGTTTTAGATTTTACTGCCATATTAAGTAAACTAATATGACTCATAAAAGTTGCCATCACTGCTTTATCATCAATATTCCATTCGTGAAAATCGGTATGTGAAAAATATGCATTTTTTATAACTTCAGTAATATCTTCGGAAGTTACCGCATTAAAAAAATCAAAATTCAATCCTATCTTATCTTTTATTGATAGCATCCAATCTCTACGTTCTTTATCCCTTCTTAATGATATTACATATGTTTTAAAGATGTTCAAAATATATTTCTTTTTTTAATGTTTTTAATTTATACTTTTCTAAATCATTTTCTTCTTCGTTCCACCAATCATAACCATGTTGTTTTGCGCCAATAACTAATGGTTCATAGTTTTTTATGTAACTATCAAAATCTGCATTTGAAAATATAAATACTGATAATTCATCTGGAACAGTTTGTAATTTATACTCATCTATTATTTCTAATAAATCTTCTACTATTGTTTTATCGGCACAATAAAAAAATCCGGTGTTTGGTATTATATAATTACCCTCTTTTGTGTAGGAGTATTTTTCTATAAACAATTTTAGTTTTTTAAAAAACTTTTGCATTAAATCATCTTTAATATTATTCAATAAATAATCAAATGCTTTGGTTGGATAGGTGTATAATGGAACTTGTAAATCACATTCTCTATCTCTTAGTAATTTATAAAAGTTATCATCAATTTCTTTTATCTTTCTAACATCCCAATCTAAAAAAACAATTTCGGAATATGTTTCCATTGCTATATCAATTCCTTTTATTTTGTGAATCAAACTTCTATGATGTTTAAACGTATGTGCATTAGCTATTGTATAATCGTATGGTTGCATATCTATCAAATCACAATTGTATCCCAACTCTTTTAGCTTAACATAGTTATCGTATCCCCATACAAATACCTTTTCATCTAAATTATCTTTTTTAGCTTCAATAATTTGTTTTTCGTATCTATTATAATCTCCCCAAAATATTCTTATAAACTGCATAACATTTTTATTTCTTTATTATAACGATTACAATACTCTAACATCATTTCTTTATCATCGTTAAAATGTGCTTTTAAATACCAAAGATGCTCCCAACTAAATTTATCTACATTATCCGTGTCAATAAATTGAAACCAAGGTTCTGACATTCCTTTGTATCTTTGTGTTGAATCGGTGTGGTCACTATCACTTAAAAATACTCTATTTGTAATTGTACCCACATTGTAGTTACCTTCTCTTATACAATGTCCTAATATACCTTGGTCTGTCATTAACCAAAACCATTCAGGAACTTCAACCCCTTTATTATCAACCAATTTAGAATGTGCATTAACATATTCTTTAACCAAATTCAAATTATTAAAATACATAAATGATGTATTTGGCGTTAATGAGTTACAATTATAGTTTTCAGGAAAGCGGCAATGTTTAATTTCTTTCTGAAATTGGTATTTGGTAAAATAATAATATCCTCTTGGTATTTCCCAATATCCTATTATTAAGTCAAATTGTTTTAATCTATATTCATTTATTTTTTCCCTTACAATAAAATCATTATCTATAAAAACAAATGGCTCAGTTTCATATTGTAAACAATTTATTTTACCACTTGTCCAAAAATATGCAGCATCTACATCATTGTAATTATCTAATATATCAGTATCAACTTCATCATAAAGTTCTAACAAACCAATCGCATCATAATATGCTTTACCAATACTATCGGTGTACAATTTTATAGGCCCATTCCACTTTTTCCAATTTAATATTGAAAGTTTAGTAACTAATATTTGATAAGTTGGTAATGAATACTCTTTTGATTTGTTGTTTTTAAAAACTTTAAATCCATGTCCTCGTAACCTATCTTTTTCAAAAAATGGTTTAGTCCAATTTATATGTATTGCTTTTATTGACATAGTTTATGTAACAATGGAAGTAATTCTGGATTATGTTGTTTTGTTAATCCTATTATTTCACCTTTTATAATTAAAAATTTGTTAGTTCCTTCTGTTGCATACATTTTCTCAACACTTAAATGTCTATAATATTCTTCTGTTTGTTTTGGACTTAAAAATCCCTCTATTATTTCTGGGTCACATTTTCCCGTAACATCGTTAAACTTTTGATTCATTAACAAATTCCAATTCCAATTATTTACCAATGCTAACTCATATAATATTGTTTGTTCCAAAAATACACTATGCCCTTGTGTTAATTCTTTATCATTAATTTGCTTCATATATGAAAGACACATATCCGTATATTTTTTTGCAACATCCGAATTTCTTACATAAAAAAAGCATGTGTTATGTGCCGTATCTTTAAATGTAAACTCTTTTGGAAAATTTAATTCTTTAAAAGTCTTATCGTAATATGGTGGATAGTAATTTTTTGTGTTTTCTGCAAAAGCACAAACATAATCATAATTAGTATAGTCCGATAATCTTTTTTTAATGTAGAAATCCATATCCATAAAAGTAAATGGAGTTTCTAAATGTTGAAACAATCGTATTTTATCAATTGTCCAAAAAGCTTTACGATTATAAATGTCTTGGGTTTGGTGAATGGATGTATCTACGTTATCCCAAAATTGAAGTAAATCAACTTCGGTAAGATATTTTTTTACCGATTCATCACAATACAAATAGGTTGGAACTTCTGGGTAGAATTTTTTCCACAAAGTAATTGATGCAAATACAGTTATAAGTTCTAACTTTGAAAATTTAAAAGATTTGGTCCAATCATTATTTCCATACGCCCATACAGCTTTCATAACATTTATTTATAACTATGCAAAATACGCTCTTAAATTAAGAACTCCACTTTGATTCCAATTCACATTTGGGGCAGAGCCATACGAAAATACACCACCACCTTCATAAAACCAATATTGAAAATTATAAGGATATATACCTTGTGCATATATTGATGTGTAAGGATAATCTCCACTTCTAAACCATGGGCTTAAATAACTACCAAAAATTTGACCGCTATTAACTGGGTAAGTCATTTGAACCCATCCCCTAGAACCATCATCAGGCATTATCCTATATCTCCACAATCCTTGGTTTTGGAATGCACTTAAGCTTCTAAATCCAACACTATAAGGATATACCGTATCCTTAATAGTTTCTATATCAATATTAGGTCCACCATATCCAAACCCATCTCTAAGCGTAGACATTGGAACAGAACTACCTATACTAAAATTTGCCATTTAACTAACTATTTATTACGTTTTCTTCACCAAAAATCCCTTTGAACTCCGATGTAACTACATTGTACATATATGGAAAAACATTACCTGTAATAAGTTCTTTATTTAATATATCTTGCTCTTTTATTTCTGTTCCTATTTGTACAGATTGTGAAAAGTATTCCCATTTAAATTTTTCAACAACATCTCCATTATCATCAAAATCGTAATAACTTATACTTTGACTGGTAATGTGATTGGTGTAAATTGGCACCTCAACATTTGCAGATGATGTGAGTGGAATATTTATTAATGTTGGATATGTTATTGTTTCCATAGAACCACTTAACATAATATCAACACCAATAATATTATAATCCATAAAATTAACAGGATATTCTATTAATTCATTTGATTTTGCTCCTCTACTATTTGTATAAAGTGCAATTGTAGTAACTAAATTACCAGAATTTCTATTATATCTAAAAGAATCTATTCTCCCATATAAAGAATCAAGTTCACCATATACAGTAGTAATAAATTTTGAACCTGTTATTGTAAATCCCATAATTTATTTTTTATTAAATATTAATCTTTTGGTTTTCTAAATTGTAAAAGATTTGGTAAATATAATGACAAAGCTTTCAACTTTTTTACACCCAAAAGTATTGATTTTGAATTTGCATCTTTAATTTGTTCATCAGTACCAATTATTTTCCAGTCAATTGATGTAGTTTGATAAAATGTATTATTTCCAAAAACATCAAATGCATTCTGGTCTATTTCATAAACAGGTGCAGTTTCATCATTTATTTTTTGGACAAAATACCTTGTTATATATCCTCTCTTATAATCAAATTCATTTGGATTTGGTTTAAATGCTTTGATTCTAATAGGTTTAAAGTTTATATCCTTTTTTATTATCTTATCGTATCTTTCTTTACTCATATTATTTTCTTTCAACTCTAAATCCACCTTCAACTTCAGTTTTCCAAACCATATCTTGTACAATATGCTTTACAGCAGTTACTTGAAAAAATCCTCCGGTTGCATATTGTCTTGGAATACCATTTACTTTAAATTTCTGTCCTCTTGTTATACCACTAACTCCATGTATTGTAAATGTAAATTTTATTGGTAGTAATGCTGATGTTCCTTGTTTAGATGTTTCATCAACTTTATCTTTTCCAAATTTGAGTGTATCAAAAACTACTTGGTCATTATAACAAGCTACATATGCAATTTCTTCTAATTTTCCAGAAGGAACAGAACTTACATGTTCAACTTTTGGATATATTCCAATTTTATTTAAAAATAACTGAAGATTTTTTTCTTTCAATTTTTCTTCATCTTCGGAAGTACCTCCTGTTGTTGTACTTTTAGTATTATCTGTTTGTTTTTGTTTTTTCTTAATTTCTGTTAATACCAAATCCTGCATACCTTTCGCAAATAGATTACCTTTTATTGATGGTAAACTACCATTCATTTTTGTTGATAATCTATTACCTATAATTTGGCTCATTTTAGCACCACTCATTTCCATATCAAATGATGCATCCATAAAAATAGAATCACTACCTATTACATTAAAAGTAACAGGTTCTGAACCTACTTTGTCAGATGAAAGATTTAATTCAATAATATCTAATTGAGTTGATTTTTTATCATCGGATTCGTTTTCTATAATTTGAAAATCCCACATACCACCTGCTGCCGATGACATTCCGTTTAGAATTTGATATACTGCATCTTTTACTGAAAAGTTTTTTGATTCCAATATTGGTTTAACAAAATCAAAATTTACATAAAGATTATCCAAATAACCCCATGTATAAGCTTCTCTTTGTAAACCTTCCACATCATCTTGACCTGATGGTTGTAATTGTCTTTCTGGTTTACTTTTACCAACGCCATTTTCAATCTTACCTTCTTCAGGAAATAAAACAATAGTTTCTCCATCTTTTACACTGCAATCATTTGTATTTGTAAATGTGGTTTGTGGACTATCCGTATTTGCTGCTTGGAATAATGAAAACGCTGGTGTAAACTTATTTGGTATTAATAGCTTCTTTTTATCAGTACTAAATATTTTTTGAAATGCTGAACATACCGTTCTATAAGAATTTACTGTTGCCTTTACATCTATATTTTTAAGTGTAAATGCTTCCAATCCCATTTCATTAATTATAGCCATTAACGTACCAAATCTTATGAAACTCTCATCACCTACCAATTTTGTTCCAGATGGTACTTCAACATCACCTTCACCCGTTGATACTTCTTCATCATTTACAGACAATCCAAAAAATTCAGTACCACCACCTAAAGAATTTAAAGATTCTTTTACATTTTCATCAAAATTAATAAAATTTGCTGCATTTGCTATTTCTTTATTACTTAACAAATTTTTTACAGCAGTTGATTGTCTTGAACTTGGTAGATTATTAAACATCATCTTAAATCTCTTTTTACCCAAATCACTCTCACCACTTATTTCAGATGGTTTAAATGCTAATGTATCTTCATCTTCTCCATCTTTTGGAGCATCACCTTCAGCTTCGTGATTATCAGATGCCATCAAATATGCTGGTAGTTCGGTGAATCCCGTACACTTAATGTTTATATTCCATGTCGAACCTTCCATTGATATACTTCCACCTGTAATAAATCCTAAGTAATTATCATACATCCCATTACACTTCTTTCTTTTTTCATTTACTTTTGTAAACGATTGATTTTCTGCAACATTTTCTGCAGTTAATCTAGCGCTATATGCGTTTAACGAATCCGGTACATTCCAGCCCCATTCTAAAAAAATAGTATAACCAGGTTCTAAAAAATATTTACATAATGTATTTAATTGTGCCTCAGTATATGCGGTTATTGTAAACGATGCTTTTCTACTTAAATTTCCAGCTCCCTCATCTATTTCAATTGAGGTAACATTTGGTTTTGGTCTATATCCAATATCACCACCAGAACTTAGTCCACCAATAATTGCACTGCCAGCCCAAGTTGTTCCCAAAGTTCCACTTGATGTACCAGAACCATAAACTGCTTTTTCTCCAGCAGCTGCAAATAAAGAATAATTTGGATTTGAAATCATAGATAATCCACCCCCCGCCGCAGAAGAAATTCTAACCCATGCATTGTATTTATTTACTACAGATGGGTCTTTAATTCTTTTATTTAATTCACCTCTAACATACTTTGGTACGTTAGAAAAATTAGGAAATGATGACATATTATAACTTTATTTATTAAAATTTCTTTGTATCTCAATATAATTAGATGGTATTCTTAAAATCGTTCCATCTTTTATACCTAATGGTGCATTGTGAATATTATTAGCTGTTGCTATAATCCACCATAATGTTTGGTCTTTATAATATTGATATGCTAGTGTATCGAGTCTATCACCTGTTTCTGTTATTATATATACATCATCATCCCTTAATGGAATATTTGGATATATTTTACTTCTATATACCTGCTTACCATCAAAGGTTTTTTTTATTTCGTTATTTTCGTATCTACTAACCATCGTATATTATGTTATTTAAAAAGTACTTAATTCTGCTTCCAAATCATCAAGTGCATCTTTTGCCGTTTCAAATCCAGCACTTCTAAGTACATAAGTTTTTGCCTTACCAGTACCATCATATGCTACTGCTTCATAAAATCCATATTGATTTGGCCCCTTTGTATATAAATCCAATGGAATTAACGGCGGACCTGCTACTAAATATTTCTTTTCAAACTTTCCTCTTACATCAGATATTGTTGCTGTTTTTGCTGCAGCTGTATTTTCTACTTTTGGAACTTCAGCAACTTTTTCAGATTGTGGTTGACCGGGTTGATTTACGTTTGTTTGTGGTGCGGGTTGTGGTTTTGGTTGTTCTAATGTTGGCTTTTCCGCTTCTTCATCTCTTGTTGAAATTCTTTCATCATTGTTTGCGGATGAATTTACATCTGCTGTTTTTTCTTGATTTGCTGTTTGTTGATTACTTTGAACAAGTTTAACATTTCCGCCAATTTTCTTAAATCCATACAATTCACCACCATATGTGTTACTTGCACTTTCAACAAATTTAAGAGTTATATCAACAGTTATTACTCTAGGTAATTTAAATTCATTTAATTTTACATTTGTTTTTCCAAAAGTAAAATCATTTTTTGTTTTATCCACATTTCCGATTTCCCATCCGCCATTATCATCAACATTATATGAAAGAGATTCAATAAAACATTCTTTTTCAACATATAAACTACCTAATGTTAATTTTAAGAATGGTGGAATCATATAACCCTGATTATATGCTTGTGGATATGCTAATTCCGTAAGAAAATTAATTCTTTGCCAAGCTGCTATATGTTCTACTGCATTTGTTGAATATACTAAGAAAGTAAATGTTACACTTCTTTCAATACCAGTGTAGTTATAATAGTTAAATGGTGAACCTAAAAATTTAGCAGTATCCCAAGTTGGACTTACAGTTTCAGAAAGTCCAGTAATAGTTGCCATAAAATTTACTGTGTTTATTTTTCTTCCGCTTGTTACCGAAGTAAATTTTAATGGAATAAAATCATAATCATCCAATGTTGTATTATCCGATATTTGTAAAGTAGGTCCTTGATATGGAGTTTTTTCATTTAATAAATTTGATTTAGTATCAATTCTATATCTATTTGCTAATGATGTTTTATTTACACCACTATCAACTTTTTTAGAAAATTTTGTTTTTCCTTCTTTTCTTGGTAATAACTTATACTTTACAGGTTTTTTATCTTTTATCAACTTTTCATTTAAATCAATTGCAGATTCATATAAAGTTGATGCATCGTTTCTTGATTTTATTTCCGTATTTAATGCATCTACTGTAGTACCATATTGTTTTAAATTATCGTACTTATTTTCTCTTATTGAATCACCATCCGAAGCTGCTTGCTGAGCTAATCTTTGTTGACCTTCTTTTCTACCATCGGCAACACTTTTTTCATTTTCTTTCTTTAATGCCGATAAAGTATCTTTTGGTGATAATCCATCAGGTGCTTTAATATTTCCCAATGCCTTTTTAGCATCAGGCTTTGGTGGAGTTTTTAAAGACTCACCATTTTGCGAAGATGATTGATTTTTAGCTTTTGCTTCATCTCTCATTTTTAATAATGAAGATAAATCATTTCTTTCACTTACAAAATCATCTTCTAACGCCGGTTGAACAGTATTTGAATATTTTGATGTACTATCATACTGAACTTCTCCTTCGGATTTTGATGCTAAGTTTTGTGCTCCTTGCTTTGGTGCTCCAAATAATTTTTTCTTAACTTCTTTTTTTAGTAAATCAATACCAGCACCTAAAACTTGGTTTCCTATTTGTTTAGGAGTTCCTTTTGCATTTTTTGCTAATAATTTTCCAACTAAATTACCAGCAGCATCTTTTTTAATTTCTGCCAAAGTAATCATTGTATCCGATTCTTTGCCTTTTATAAACTTATCATTAGCTTTAATTTTTGTAGGAATCATATTTTCAGGAAACTCAATACCTATCTTCTTTGCTAATTCTAAACCTTTTGATTTTGCTTTGTTAAATGCATTTCCTAATATACCAGCATTTCCACCATCAGTAGGATTAACCGAATCTTTCATCGTCTTAACCATATCCGTACTTTGTGTACTTAATCTGAAAATATCCGTACCATAAATAATTGGTCCGCCCAACTTACTTATAATTCTTACACCAGTTACTTCTTCTTCTATTCTGGTTTCTTTAGTTCTTGCTGATAAATTTCTTCTCGCTATTTGTACTGCCTTAAATGGCAATCCCATAGCACCAGTTGCTGAACTCAATGGAAGTTCTTTTGAATTACGAATATCGTATTTCTTTTCGGCAGTTTTACCATCTGCCAATACTTTCGTCTTAAATAATTCTTCTATCGTCCTTGCCATTTATTATACTTTTGCATATGAGTTAGAACCTATCTTATCTACTATACCAGAGATTCTAGAAGTAACTTTAACACCATCCATACTTACACCAATCTTACCAGCAACCAAATCCGCTCTTAATCCTTTTATCTCACCAATCAATTCATCCATTTTTTCATCTTCTTTATCACCACCACCAAATCCTAAAGCACCAGCAGCAGCGCCTAATGCACCCAATCCCAATAATATTGGTAATGCTAATAATCCAGCACTAGCCAATGATAAAAGAGAAAATGCTAAAACACTAATAGCTCCAGCTAAACCAAATATAGGTTGGTAATCCATTGATACCAATTGTGATATTTGGTCCATAACCATAGGTAAACTTGTACTTAATGCAACCATAGCCGATGATAACACCGTAAATGCAGCTCCTAATACAACTATACCAGGTGCTGATAAAGCCATAAGGAAAAATAATGGTGCCATTGCTGCCAAACTCATTAATGGAGATAAATCAACACCACCCAATTGTCCTACTGCAGTTACAAAATTTGGTAAAGCCGCACTAAATAAAGCAAGAGCTCCACCCAATGCTGTCATACCTACCGCTGCCATTAACATAAATGGACTTACTAAACCAAATGTTGTTAATGCCACCGCAAGACCTGCCATACCTAATCCAAATCTTATATATGGGGCATCAACAAATGCAACCATACCAGCTGAGAATCCTATTAGTGCCGGCCCTAACATAGCTAAACCTTTAGCAACTTCTTGAGATGCCAATCCAAAAACATAAAATGCTCCTGCCGCTAATAACATAGCAGCGGCTCCAATTAATATCATAGGTCCTGCCAATCCTAATAATGCTGCCACACCACCCAATAGTGCCATAGCACCAATTCCAATAAATACATTTGGCCAGTTTACTTTATCACCAAATTCTTGTGTTGCTTTAGCAAATATCCAAAGTGCCCCAGCCATAATTGCTACAGCCGCTGCTCCTTTTATTAATGATGATGCATTTATCTTACCAAATGCACTTGCTTTTTCAGGGCCACCTGTTGGTATTTCGGGTTTTACTCCACCACCACCAACACCTGCCATCAATTTATCTTTTAATGCACCAACACCTTTTCCTAATTTAGATTCACCAATAGCACCACCAAATGCTTTACTTGCTTCAAGTAATTTAGTTGGTGCTATCATAGAAACTAAATTCTTCAATACTTGAACTGTTCCTTTTGCCATTCCACCAATAGATGTACCAACTGCACCCAATCCCATATTTAATTGACCGGCTGCTATAACCATACCACCCATACCTTTCAATGCACCACCCAATGGGCCTGTAACAAATCCAGTTAATGCTTCCGTTATTGTATTCCATTTTTCTTCAACTACACCAGTTCCTTCACTAAGTTTATCTTGGTTAGCTGCCATTTTTTGGAATTCACTAACTGATATTCCTAATAATTCTGCGGTTTTCTTTTTAGAAAAAATATCCATTTTATTGAATTCCTCTATCCCACCCAATTCATCTAATGTTGCTCCAACAGCTCCTGCAATATCTTCTTCATATGCCAATGCTCTTGCTTTATCCAAATTAAGGTTTCTACCAAGCATCGCACCTAATTCCAATTCATTTGTTATAGATGTTTCAAAATCTAAAAGGGAATCGGTAACTTTTGTCATCGAATCCATTTCTACACCTAACTTAGCTGCTGCTACAGCTGCTTGAGCTATATTCTTTCCACCATTTTTACCATATAAAGCAAATGCTTCAGTTGAGTTAGCAACATCTTTCATTACCTTACTAATAGGAACACCAGCTGCTTTAGCCATTGATTTGGTAGTTGCTGCCATATCCACAGCAGTATCTGCTGACATATTATTCAATCTAGCAAAACTACCAACAACATTTGCCGCCTCATCACCAGTAATACCCATATTATTGGCCATAAGGTTTGTATTCAATTGGGTTGCAAATGATACATCTTTTAATCCACCAAATTGTTGTGCCAATGATGCCGCAGTTTCTTCAGCATCTTCAAATATTAAACTTAACCCTAATGCTGAAAATTGTGCCGAATCTACGAACCCACCAAACTTTTTAATATTTGCACCAAGTTTATCAGCAGCCATTCCAGCTCCAAATAAAGAAGTACCAACAAACCCTCGCCATCCACTAAATAATTGTTTTGCTGTACCTACGATTCCTCTTAATGATTTTTTTATACCATCGTAGGCATCTATTTGCGATTGTATTAATTCTTTTTGTTCTGCCGATATTGTAGCATATTGTTCAGCTATACTAAGATTTGCGTCTTGTTGTGAAACGATTCTTTCTAATGCTTCAGCTTGAGCTAGAGTTAATTCTCCCATTGCTCTCTGCTGTTTAATAGAATCTAATATTTCATTTTTTTGAGCTTCGTATTGTTCTCTTATTGAATTTTGTGCTTCTACATTATCAGGTCCACTTTCTGCTAATGATTGTTGTAATGCATTTAATTTACTTACATCAGAAAGTGTATCATTCATTATTTTTGCTTCACTTTCAGATGCACGATATTGTTTTATTCTATTAGTTAAGTCTTGCTCAGCTATTTTTAATGAACTTTTTTGAGAATTTACTAAAGATGAATAAACACCACTTATTGAAGATAATTCGCCAACTTGTTTAGCAGTTTCAACATTTATTTGTTTAGAAATTTGAAGACTTGTTTTTTGGTCTGCTAATTTTTTCTTTTGTTTTGCTGTAAGACGTTCTACTGCTGCATCCACTCTTGTTAATTGGTCAAGCTCCCTTTCAGTAGCTTCACCAATATCTTTTTTAAGTTGAAGTTGCTCCTGTAATGCTTTTTGTTGACGTAAATAATCTGCTGATGTTGGCATTTATATTACAGCTTTTTTAATTGTTTACGGAATTCTTCTGATTCTTTTTTCATTCTCTCCATTCTCTTAACCACATCATCAGGTAATTTAGCTTTTTCAGCCTGCTTAATTATAGAATCAGCTGCTCCTTTTTTTAAACCATCAAAAAATGCGGTTATAAACTTATCAGTTGCATCAAGGATTCCTTCGTTTTGTATTTTTTTATTAGACATAGTTCCCCTATTTATATTCTATAAATATTGGCAAATAAAAAAGTGAGGATATTAACGCATCCTCACTTTAGGTGTTTTCATTTTAGATTGGGCCTGTTTGGCCTGTTCTGCTTCTTTTTTCTTAAATTCAACTAACTTATTGAAATAAAATTTACGAAGGTAGGTTGGCATAAAATAAACTTCTGACCAAGTAAATCCATTACCAAATTGAACCATTTCCCAAATTTGGTTATGAAGTTGAATTTTATAATCAGACGGTAGGGTAAAAAAAGGAAACCCCAAATGGGATGTCCAGCGCCTCCGTTTCGCCAGTAACCTCTGATGTAAAGTTGAATGTTAAATCTAAATCAGGTGAAATACTCTTTACATATGTTCTAAAAGCTTTTGTATCTCTTGCTAAAAATTCATTTGCAACCCATCTGTTTATATATCCTCTATCTTTGTTTCCATCAACGGATAAAATCATATATTTTAAACGAGTTGTTACATCAAACGCAGTAGAAGCGTTTTTATTTAATTTTTCTAATGCTTGAATTTCTTTTGTTATTTCTTGCTCATCACCATGATTTAATAACTTAAATTCCAATTGTTTTTTGGATGTTGGACAAATAAATTTATATTGGTTATTACCATTAAGTAAATCTTCATCAGTATCTTTGGTTTTAACTTTACCCAAATCAATTACTACTTTTTGCTTTTCCATTGAAAATGGGTCTACCATTTCAACTTCATAATCTGCACCATATCCTAAAATACGTGTTGCTAAGAGTATTGCATTTTTGTCACCAATCAGTACATCATTCGGATTTACACCTGGTTCAACAAGAACCGATTCGAACAATTTATCTAATACTATACCTTTTTTAATAAGGTTTTGAGAAGCAAGAATATCTTCTTCTCTTGCGGTCATATACTTAATTTCCACTGTTCCCTTTCTAAGTGGATGACCTTCTGGATATGCTAATCCTTTTGATGGAAGTTCAATTACTTCCGTAGGAAAATCAAATTTGTTTTCTGCCATAACTAAAGTTGTTTTTGTATATATAAATACATTAATTCAAAAAAATTGAAAATAAAAAAGGGATACTTTTTGGGTATCCCTTTATTTTTATAGTTTTTCTTAGATTAGAATTCAAGAATTGCGTAATCGTAAGCCAATGTTAATTCAATAGTTGCAGGTTCGTTAGAATCAAATGCAACATCACCAAAGTTTGCAGATAAGATAAATGCACCTTTTAACTTCCACTGCTCAATCTTATCACCAACTGGTCCTAACATATAGAAATCTATATCTTTTTTATAGAAATCTGCGTATCCACGTCTACCAGTTACAGATTCGTGTCCTAAACGTACCCACTCCATTACCGCTTGTGCACCAGATGGTACAATTGGGTCATAAAGTGTAATGGTAATATCTTGCCACTCACCTTTTCCTTGCAATTTTCTTTTGATGTTGATGTGGTCTAATACAACAGGCTCAAATTGAATTGAAGGTCTTGCTGCTGCCTTTACCATATATGATGGAATATTGTCAATCTCCATCACATAACGATTCTTCATCTTAGGTTCGAAGTTCGTATAGAACATCTTATCAAACTCTAGTATCTCTGCCATTTTATTTTCCTTTTATTTTATATTAATAAATATCAGTTTGCTTCAAATTCATATTAAGCGTTAAAAGATGCTCCAGTTGGAAGAATGTTGAAATCAATTACTATGAATTCTGCAGTCTTCGCCGGTTGTAGGAATATCTGTCCAGCTAATATGTTTCTATCAATTACATCAGGTGTGTTATTGGTTTCATCCATAACAACTCTGAATGCGTACAAACCTTGTCTTTGTTGAATTGCTTCTAAGTAAGGGTTTACAGTGTTTAAGAATCTAGCTCTTGTTGTAGAAGTATTTTGTTCGAATACTAAGAAACGAGATGTAGATGCTATAAACTTCTTAACAGTGATAAGTAATCTTCTTACGTTGATTCTATCTAATGCTGAAGCCTTATCTTGCAATGTCTTTTGTCCGAATGCTACAATACCTTGCCCAGGGAATGCTGCTATTGGATTTACTTTGTTCTCATATAGAGTATCTCTTTCAGCGTGCGTTAATCTATTCAACACACTAACTGCTCCAGTGATACCACCTCTATTCAAACCAGCAGGTGCGAACCATTCTGCTGCCAATCTATCGTTTGCTGCGTAAACAGCCGGTAACAATACTGATGGTGGAACAGAGATTAATTTATTTGTATTTGTATCTACCGTCTTAACCCAAGGATAATAAGTACCTACATAGTTTGAATCTACTGAATTTGCTTGCTCAGTTGCTTCAGTTATTGTATCATCAATTGCGTTGAAATCTGCAATATAGAAACAATCTTGTCTATCTTCAACCATATCAATTACATTTGTAGTAATTGCTGGGTGTAATCTTCTGATGATACCAGGTGTTACAACCATATTAATATCATACTCATCGGCGTTTGAAATTGCTGCAATTGCTTTGTTATAAGCTACCGAACCAGATGATGTTGAAGTAGAACAATTCAAACCTTGTGTATTTGCTGCTGCTATATTTGAACCTAAATTAACTGATAAAGTTGGATTTACACCATCAAAACCTCTTTGGAATCCTAACACAAATTGTCTCTTAACCATATCAGATGATGCCGAACCGGTCATTTGATAAGTTAATTGAGAATCGAATGCGAACAATACGTTTGCACCAGTACCAGCTCCATCAGGAATTGGTTTAAGATAGTTTTTATTATCAACTGCTATATCAGCTGTTTCAAAATCAAAACCAGCATAATATACAGGAGATGATGATGTGTTATTTGCTGAACCAGTTTGGTAAACAACTGCAGGTACATAACCATCTTCAGTTGTGTTATTAGTTTTAATTGGATTTATATATGCTGCATGTCCGAATGGTGCTGCTGAGATTGGGAATGAACCTTGCTCAGATACTTCAACTCTAATATATTTTGATTTGTTAGAGTAATCACCATATTCAGTAATCTTTCCTGCAGTATCTACAGTGAAATATCTATCACCAATTCTCTTAGCGATATAGTTTGGAGATGCAGGGTCTAAGTTTACATTGTTATAAGTTTCAATTACACTCTTTCTCTTATCAGTATCACCAAATGAACGTACAGTTACAGTGAAAGTTGCGTAATCAGTTGAACCATCTTCACCAGCTGCCTTCACATTAGAAATACCAACTTTAAATTTAGTATTGTATCCATTACCATGTCCAATTGTATGGAAACGGAAAAGGTCATATCTACTATCGTTTTGGTCTTTTTGAGATTTAACCCAAGGTGTAGATGCTACTTGTGCATCATATGCAAAATCTTGCGTTGGTAGATTTAATTCACTTATTACAGAAATATTTGTACCATTATCACCAGAACCAGTAAAGTCTGCTGCTATATCACTAAAGTATGTATATGCATATGCCTTTTTAGCGCCAAAAGGAGATGTACCAAAAACATCAACAACATCAGCTGTAGATGTTTCTAAAATTGAACAAGAAATAGCTGCTTGTGCAGAAGAACCGGATTGAACTATACCATGTAATACAAAGTTTCCACTTCCATCTAAACTAGATGAAACGCTTGTAGATGCTACCGCAAATCCAACACCTTCATCACCCGCTTGAGTTGAGTGAAGTGTTGCTACTAATTTTGGACCACTACCTTTAGTAGAACCAGATACCAAAATACCCAAAGGTGCCAATTGTTGGTATCCACCAACACCTGCTACCCTTACGATAGTTGCTGTTCCAGCTTCTCTTAAATAGTTTTCTACTGCATAATCAGTATAATATGTGCCATCAGGAGTTCCGAATATTTCGTTAAACTCTGAACGACTTCTCACAATAGTTGGAACAAATGCAGGTCCTTCTTTGAAAGGTCCTATAAATGCTGCTCCGATTTCACCAATTCCTTGCGCTAAGAAGGATAGGTCATTTTCTCTTGTGAATACACCAGGTGATACAATTCTTTCTGCCATTTTATTTCTCCGATTTGTTATTTAATGTGTTGTTTTGGTTATAATACCAAATTACCTATATAAATATAAAGAAAATGTTCAAAACACAAATCTATTATTAAATCCATGCTTTGAACATTTACTATTAAAATATCTAATAAATTTATGGTGTTGGTGTTCCAGAACCCGATGGAGTCCAAGGGAAATTCATATAATCAACAGTAGATACTTGGAATTTTGTATCATTTATTTGTTTTTGGATTTGTCCTTCTATGTGGGGCCAATAAGAATTTACTGCCGATTCACTTACTGAATACTTTATCCAATTTAATACTATTTCCTCATTCAATTGACTATATGGTACAAATTCGTCAGGATTTATTTCATCTGCTCTAAAAGGTGTTGCTCCAGAAAAAGTACCTGTTACGCCATCTTCATCTGTAGCTGTTACTGCCCATGTAGTTCCAAAAATAATGTTATCGTAACTACCCGAGTTCATTTTTCTTAAACTCTTTAATTCCCATGTATATGTGTTTGCCATACTAATAATATTTTCTTTGTAAATAAATATAACTCATTTTACTTTTTAGATAGTTGCTCTTTTAACTCTTTTATTTCTGCTCTAGCACTATCCAAGTCAGCTTTCAATTCTTTAATAGATTCTATAAACAAACCTGCTAAGTTACCATATGCTACATTATATATACCAAGATTATCTTTACTTACAACTTCAGGCACAATATCCATAATTTCTTGTGCAATAACACCCATTTGTTTTCCTGTAGGTCCATCTTTATCAGTTCTTACGAATGTTACACCTCTTAATTTATTAACTTTATCTAAAGCATTTGGTATTGTTTCAATCTCACCTTTTAATCTAACATCAGAATATGCCGTTACGTTACCTGCCATTGTCAAGTTACCACTCATATCCATTACAAATCTATTAGCTCCTGCAGACCATCCACCTATTCTAAATACGTTATCATCATCCAATCCCATATTAATAGCGTAATGACCACCTTTATGGAATGACATGAATGCTGAGTTATTACCAGTAGAATATGCTTGAAGTATTGCACTATTTGAATTGTTTACAGCTTGCCCACCATTATTTGTTAAATGGTATTTGATACCTGTATAAGTTACAGAGTTACCACTATCTGATATTAACTTCCAACCACCATATGATGATAATCCACCACCACTACCTCTAATCCAAAGATTGTTATTATCGGTAAATCCTAATTGACGAGTACCGCCACCAGATGAATCAGGCCATTGTTGGAATGTCATTACACCGTGATATGTACCACCATCACCCAAACCATCGGTTGAGTTTTGAAGGAAATCAAATCTAACCCTTCTATTACCAGTTTGAGGTCCTTGTACTGAACTTCTGGTATCAAATACAGTAACTTGATCTGTTGTACCAGCCGAACCAGCACTATCAGCGTATCCTACATATGCTCTTGTCCAACCACCCCACGAACTACCTTCTCTAAATCTGAATGAAATGTATGGATTACCACCTGTTGGAGTTCTATTCCATGCAATTTGTGTTGCGTATTGGAATCCGTATTCATTACCCAAACCTAAGGTCATTCCATAGTATTGACCTCCACCAGTACCAGGTCCGTTTCCACTACCCTGAACATAATATACACCCAAGTTTGCGATACTATTAAAATCAGTATATGCACCATGGTTATTACCCATATTATTGAATATCTGATTTGCGTTGATATATCCCGTACCACCACCAGAGTTTGCAACATATGTACCTGCCACCGAACCGGCACTTCCTGCATTTCCGGTTACATTTATACTCCAAGTTCCACTATTTGTTACTATTTGTTGCCATCCAGTTCCACCACTACCATTTGTTGAACGATACCATAATCCTTGTGAGAAGAACGATGCCGCCAACTGCATTGCGTAGTAGTTGCCAGGGTTACTATGTGTTACCGATAATAAATGTTGCCAGCTACTTGCACCAGGATACCAACCAGATGATGGAGCTGATGTTTGCCAGAATCCACTATTTGTTCTAGTTGATATATCTGCTTTATCTGCTGAGTCTTGAGCTGCGTTTAAATATGATGCGTACACTGCGTAATTGGAATTACCAGTAATACTAATTGGCCATGTACCACTTGCACCATCACCATCTCTAGCAGGTGCTGAACGTAGTACTACCGTATCAAAGTTTGAATATCCACCTAAACTACTTTCCTGTCTAATTTCCCAACCACGACCATAACTTTCATCACCACCACTATAACCTAAGAATAGGTCTCTTGCTACTATTTGGCAATAGTTTGAAGAATAGTGAGTTAAAATTATCGCAGTTTTACCTGTTGAGTTCTGTCTAGCAACTTGCACCTGAGGTCTGATGTATGGGTTTGATGTTGTCATCTCCCATCCAATAAATCCACTATTACTTTCGGCGTTCCAATAACCACCTAATTGAATTGATGTTTTTGCGTTTGTAGAACCATAGTTTTCAAACCAATCAATGGTGAAACTTCCCATCATATAGGAATCTTGCGGAACATTGGTTACGATTACAGTGTATGTGTTTGCTCCATAATAGTCAGAGCCAGCAACTAAAGCACCATTCCAAGTTTTGATTGGTGCGTTATCAGAATTTATATAGTTTTGATATGGAGTGTAATTAGGATTATCTAATCTTACAGAATTCAATCTACTATTTGTTCCGGCAGGATTGACAAGGTATGCTGTATTTTCTCTATCGGTAAATTGATTAGCTTGAAGTTCTCCAAAGAAATATCCAGTACCACCGGTATCAATTGTGAATCTATCAGTACCCCAACCACCATTTCTATGCCCGTGGTTTTGTTTAATACGGAAATTATCATCATTATATCCAAATCCAACAGACCAAGTTGTACCACTATATCCTTGCGAGAATAAAATAGAAGGTCTATCACCACCAGTTCCATCAATACGGAATTCAGAAACAATACCCCAAGAGTGGTTACCATATGTACTTACAAAAATGAAACCAGCACCATTTGAAGCGTTAGTATTATTTCTAAATAACGCAGCGTGTGAGTTAAGATGTGTACCTCTAAATTCTAATGGATATGATGGGTCTCCACCACCAATAGCACCCCAGTCACCATTTGAACCCAATCCTATTGTTCCATTTTCACGGAATCTCATAAAGGTAGTTCCTAGATAACCAGCTATACCATTATGAGGATTGAAATCACTATTTCCTAAACTACTATTAGAAAATCCAATATCCATTGAGATACCATCACCAGTTGTACCAACTAACCATTGTCTATTTGATAAACCATTATGTGCAAATTGAATTGTAGGTCCATGATTCGTATTTGATGTTACAGTATGGTCTAATGTTAATACAGGATAGTTACCTCTTAAATAAACAGTAGGTCTTTGGTTACCATCTTGTAATGTGTATGGTGTTGATGTTGCACCAACAATAACTCTATTACCAAATGAACCACCAGTATTACCTTCAACATAAATATCTCTACCCATTCTGGAATTTCCAGTTGGGTCTACTCTATATGTTGTATTGTCTTGGTCATAAAATATTGGTGCTCTCATTGATTCACCAGCATAATATGTCATTGCTCCTTCCTCTGATAATGAGGAACAATCATACACCGTTGCTGATGCCAAATAGGTGTAGAATGTTGCCGAACTTCCACCTACTATATAGAAGAAGTGAGTTGATGACCAAGATGCATTTCCGGAATGCACCATAAATGCGTAATCTTGGTATTGTCCCGTTCCTGCATTACTTGTCAACCACCTAGCAGAACCACCACTACCTATTGAGTTTGATGCCCACTCTACACTTCTTCCAGAAGGTATCTTCATACGGAAGATACATAATAATCTTCTATTTGCCGGTCCAGTATAAGTTGCGAAATACCAACCACCATAGCCCGGTGATGTACCTGCTGATGTTGTTGGTGCGTGCATTATTTCAATTACATATCCACTACTATTTGGAGGTCCACTATGCCCATCTGCGAATGAACTATTTCTTCTAGTATGAGTTACCGCAGAACCACCATTATTGTTGTATATGTTTATACTATTAGAGCCGTAACGGAATTCCTCATCCCAATATATTTTATATCCCATTGGTTTTTGCATTCCCCAAAGGGCATTGATATTACCAACAGAGTTTGCCGCACCCGGTGTAGAAAGTGTTAATTGTGAATTTATTTGAAGTTCACCTAAGTTTGATGTAGAAGCAGGGTCAACATAGAAACTAGTATTACTTCTATCATACATTATAGGTGCATCCAAACGTCCAGATGAATATATTATTAATCTTTGATTATCTCCACTAAATCCAAATCCAAAATAGTCATTTGTACCATCATCATCCGAAACACTAAAAAACATTCTTGCAGTGTTAGATGATTCATAGTGCCAAATATAACCAGGATCATTTGATTGTGCTGCGAAGTTAATATAAGAGTAGTTACCACTCTTTTGTATATTAATATCACCACCATAAACCGTCAAATCACCACCAACTAAAAGGTCACCATTATTTTGGTCAAATCTATGTTTTACATATGCAGTTCTATTACCACTACTTCTTGATGGTACAGTAATTCCACCACCGATTGCTCCGGTTGAACCTTCGGATGTAATTAAGAAATAGTTTGAAGGGTTATCGTGATACAATCCCCAACCAGTATATGGTTCGTAATCCACAAAGATACCAGTCCAACCTTCACCAGTTACTTGCTGAATAGCAAATGCTGCGCCTGATGATGCTGTTCCGGATGAGTTTACTAAAATTGCCGGCTTATTATAAGTTGCTGCATTTACCGAACCTGCTATGTTAATTGAAGTACCAGTATCTGCAAAGTTTGCAAAATACCCTGTACCATCAGCATCTCTAAATATTGGTGCTCTTACTTCAGTATCAGAATATATTGTACCTGCTACATGCAAAGCATAATCAGGAGCCGTTACACCACCCATACCAATTCTTCCTATTCTACCACTTCTACCACTTATGAATAATGCGTTATTATAGAATGTAGGACCTGCGTATAATGGGTCAAAACTTAATCCCAAACCATCACCATAATCTACCGATGCTAATCTAGTACCATATGCCCAACCAGTACCATCAGAGTTTTGAGAAGAACCAATCATAAATGTTCCACTACCTCTTGCCCACGATGATGGTATAAAGGTATATGAAGTTCTCATTCCTAAGAAGTTACCAGTTCTGAATGCTCCATTTGTTATACTATCGCCAGCCGGATTAATAAAATACGTTGGGTCATTTCTATCAACAAATCTTTCCGCACTCATATCATTTATTGCAGTTACATTTGCACCAAATGTTGCGTTATTATTTGTAAGATTTATTTCTAATGGCCAATAACCATTTACAGTACTCCAGCTACCATGTGCAGAATCATTACCAGCTCTTAAAACATAGAAAATATTACTATTGACGTGAATGTATGCCGTATTGTGGTTAGTATCTCTAAATGTAATTGTTGGTTCGGTATTTCTAATTTGAAAATTGCCGGTCATACTTAAATTGTTGACCGTTGCAGAATCAAGATTAAATGTACCATTTACACTTGCCCCATTAGGGAATGTTGCTGTTGTACCACTTACGTGATATGGTGCTAAAGGAATACTTGCCGCCGTTGTTGTTGTGAATGAGAATGGACCATGCGTCATATTTAAATTGGCGTATGATACCTTTACAGTATAAGCAACCCCAGCACCACAAGTTGGGTTTACTATTAATCTTAATACCCAACCTGCAGCAACGTGGTCACCATTAATACCCAATAAACCATTTGCGTTAGTACCATTCCATAAACCAACATTTGATTGAGAACCTGCTGACATTACCAAGTTAGATGATATTCTATCACCTACCCAAACTATCCATTTTTTATATTCAATATATGAAGTAGTTGTATATCCTCTATGAGAACCCCAAACTTCAATTTCTATTTTACTACTATTACCGCCACCAGCGTTAAGTGTACCAATTGTGTAGATTCTAGCTGGCGCCGTACATAATGGCCAGTTATCATCCGTTGACATTGAACCTTTGTATTGAGTATAATCATCACTAAATGTTATTGAACCCAATGTTCTTAAAGAACGATTCCAAGCCGATGCGGCCGCATTAAGGTCTAAGAAATATGCAACGTTATCATAATCTTCAAATAGTGGCGCTCTCATTGAACCCACATTCATTTCCAATCTTGCACCAGTTCCAGAGTTATTACTTATCAACTCCATTGGATAGTTGGATTGGTCACCACTTGCGTACAATCTACCCCATCTAATTCTTGAACCAGGAGAATCATGTCTGAACACCATTTGTCCAACAATATTACCTAATGCACTTCCGTGAGTTGCTGTAATAGCATGTTCTTCTCCAGCTGACCAAGAACCTTGTATATCAATATCGCGCCATTGAGTAGTACCACCCGTACCAGCAGAAACATTTAGTTGTGCCCTAGTACCCGCTCCAGCTGAAAATGAAGTTCCTATTGTTGTTCTACCATCATTATTTCTTATAGAGAATACATTAGTACCTGCGGTATCAGAAGTTGCATATCTGAATATCCAGCCTCTATTTGTAGTATCCATCAACCAATATTGTGCATATTGGTTAGTTACCGCACCATGTGTACCATATAATTGGTCAGTACGAACAAATTGTGCTCTTGATGTTGTACCATTTCCAGTCCAGAATGATAGATAACCAGCAGTTGCCGTAGCTGTGTTAGCATCCCTATTTACAACAACACCTCTAGTTTCTAATATGTTTAAGTTAGAAGTTGATGCTGGGTCCAATATATAACCCGGTGAATCTCTATCAACAAACCTTTGTGCAACTACATCATAGAATGCAGTTACCGTACCACCAAATTGTGCATTATTGTTTGTTAAGTTAATTTCTAATGGCCACCAACCACTGCCTACAGTATTCCAGCTGCCATTACCGACATCAGTATTACCTCTAAGAATATAGAATATATTACTATTAACATGTATGAATCCTGTTGCGTGGTCGGTATCTCTAAAGGTAATTGTAGGTGATGTATTCCTAATTTGTATTTGTCCATTCGGATTTAATGTACCATTAACCGTTACCTCATTTCTGAATGTTCTATTTGCAGGTACACTTACTTTTATTATCTTCCAACCACTTATATAACAAGTACCACCACCAGTATAGTTGAATAAGGCTTGTGGTGTCCAATATTTTGCACCAACTTCAAATTGCCCAACTGAACCACCAAATCCACCAATATATCCAGTTACTTTAGTCCAAGAAGTTCCAGGGTTTGTATTACTCATTACCCAATAACCAAACGAACCAGGGTTACCCTGTCCACCAGCCGGCGAACCAAACGATTCATTATACTCCATAGAACCCATATAGTGTCCATTAGTACCAGATACATTTCGTATCCAACACTCCATATAATAAACATCATCTTGGTCAATAGCAATGTAAGGGAAACCACTATTATATCCACCACCAACGTTTACAGCACCAACAATTGATATTGCATATCCACCAGGTGCTGTTGAATCAGATACCCAACTTACATTACTACTATTAAAATATGCTTGTAATTGGTCATTAGTCCAAGTTGGGTCCATTTCAAATACAGCCTCACCAACATCAAAGTGACCAACAGGCCATCTTTGAGAAGAACTTGTTCTTGCGTTGTTAAGATTAAGTCTTGAAATTCTAGATGCACCCTCATAAACTAATCTATAAGATGTATCACTTCTATCATATATTGCATCATTATAAATGTCACCGATTCCAGATACATAAAACCATCTTGTACCATTACCCAATAAAGAATAACCATAAGATGCACCAGCACCAACTCTTACCTCCAAACCATATTCACTAGCCGAACCATTATATTTGTTTACAACAACACCCCAATCGTTATTATTGGTTGCCGTTACATAAAGAGTTGCATCATTGGTAGAGTTTATTGTACTACCATCAATATTCCAAGAACCTAAAACAGTATTATTTGTTGCTGCTGCGTAAGATAAGTTTACAGCTCCATATGTTGAAAGACCTGTGTTTGGTGTATTTCCTTCACCTTGTCCCCAACCACCAGGATGTCCTATACCAACTTTATTGTATAGGTGCATATATTCGTTTGTAAACTGACCTCTTATACCATAAACACGAATTGATTCTGCTCCGTTAAAGTAAACTAATGTAGAAGTTGTTGCACCTCTACCGGTTACGGTTGCTAAAGTTTCAGATGCAGCGGTACCTGTAATATTAATACTCCAAGTTCCACTTGCCCCACCACCAGTTAATGTTGGTGCATATGAGTTAAAGTTTCCTGAATGTAAGAATGTTCTCCATGTTCCAAATGAACCATTTATAACAGATCTAAAATAAATACTTTCGTTATCTGTTGCTGCTAATTGATGACCATATGATGCCGTACCACCCGTTGGATGTGAGTATATATTAATCAACCAGTTAGCATTATCTACTGAAGCTGGTTTATTTGTTGCGCTATCTGAATATCTATAAACTCTAAATCCATTGCTTATAGATGTGCCAGGCAATGTCCACGCAGCATTAAGACCAATACTTGTTACATCACCACTAGCTACGTTTGATGCGTTTGTAGCAGATGTTACACTAAAGTTTGATGGATTCCATACATAGAAGTTTGTACCATCGTTTGTACCCCAAACATAAGTTGGTTGCCCACTTTGTGCAGAATAAATGAAATCTACGTTTGTACCATCTGAACGTCTTGGGTATGCTCTTATATTCCACTGTCCACCATTGTTTGTTACCAATGAAGTACCCTGTGCAGTTGGTATTGCTCTTGGGAAGTTTACAGCTCCAGCATTTGTTGCTGTTAAGAATAATTGTGGACCTGTACCGTATGAGTCCGTTGTTGCGAATCCCATAGCTGTACCACTACTACTATTATTTGAAACATATATACCAGCTTGCGCTTGAGTTGAAGTATCACCTTGGAAGGTTATTGCTGCTTGGTTGTTGTTACCAGAAGTACCACCACCATTAGCAATATGAATTGTACCTAATGTTGTTCTTGCAACGTTGAAAGAGTTATTTGCTATACCAGTTGCCGTATTACCTACTAAAGTAAATTTACCAGCACTATCTAATGTTGCTATGTTTGTAGTACCACCATACCATCTAAAGAATCTTGCTGCTCCAGCTACAGGTACCGAATACCACATTGTATTTCCTTCAATACCCAATGCATAATCTACCGAAGATGCTCCTATTTCAGAATAAAGTACCATTTTTGTACCAGCACTTCTAGTTGTAAATGTAGGAGCTGCTACACCATTTGTATTATATACTATTCTATTAGATGTACCATTTGATAAGAAAAGGTCACCACCATTAAGTGTTAAATCATTAAATGTAACATCATCAGTTGTACGAACATTTTGGTTCATTAAATAAACCTCAGTTGCACCCTGTCCAGTATCTATTGTACCACCTAAAGTTATATTACCTGCTACAGATAATGCAGGTGTTGTAAATCCATTATTAATTTTTGCTAATGTATATGAAGCAACCGGTGAACCTAATCCTGCTGTTAAGTTTTCAGTATAAGCTGTCCATTGGTTTGGATTTAAGCCATAGTTTTCAACATATACAATCCAACTACTACTACCGCCCAAATTTATTGAAGTTAAGAATCCTTCTAAGTATGCGTAATCCGCATCCATTGTTACTCTAAATTGAGTGAAAAGTCCACCTAAATAGTTTTCAACAGTTCCAATTAGCGCAGTAGTTGTCCAATCTTTATATAATTTAATTACATCCTGTGCAGGTGCTATAAATCCACCATTTGATGTAACCGTTACTTTTGCCGCACCTCTAAGACCATTTCCAGCAGTTGCCAATCCACTTCTAGCTATTCTATACCAACCACTATAAGCAGTTGCACCCAATGCTGTAACTGCACCATCACTTACACCTTGTACTCGTCTACCACCATTTACCGTTGCACCATTTGTAATAGTTGCCTGATTAAACGTTACGTTATCAGTTGTACGAATATTTTGATTCATTAGGTGAACTTCAGTTACACCTTGTCCCGTATTAATTGTTGAGAATGTTACAGCATCAGTTGTTCTAACATTTTGGTTCATTAAGTGAACTTCAGTTAAACCTTGTCCAGTATTAACTTGAGCTGCTACTAAATTACCCAATACATTTAAGTTACCACTTCCATCCAAATTCATTTGTTCGGTGAAAGCAGTTTGGGACGTTGATTTATACCATTTATGAGTACCACCAGCATAATATGCTTGTGTATCTGAATGAATACCGATTCCACCTATCCAAGCACTGCCATCATTAAATGTTGTAATTTTGTTAGGTCCTCTTACTACATCACTAAAGGAGTTATTGAATACTAATCTTTCATAGTTTCCAAATACAACGGTACTACTAGCACCTTCATCTGCATTTATGAATACACCACCTGTTGTTGTAATACTACCAGAAGCGTAGAAGTTTGCATCACTTGCCCATCTACTATTTACTTCGTTCCAAAGGAATCTTCTTGTAGGTGAAGCGTTTCTTACAACTTCAAATCCACTATCAACATTTATAGGTGCACCTGAACCAGTTGCATAACCCGTAAGAGTTATAATATTATCGTTTGTAGATAAGGTTTGTGTATTAATTGAAGTTGTTGTACCACTTACTGTTAAATTACCAGTAATTACAGTATTACCTGTTACTCTAAGGTTTGTACCATCAAATGTTAAATTACTTTCAACAGTTCCGTTTGGAGCTGACCCATTTAGTGTAATTACACCATTATCAGTTGTACCAGTTAATGATAGTGCTCCAGATGAACCCGAGCTTCCGCTTGAGCCACTACTTCCGCTTGAGCCGGATGAGCCTGATGTACCACTACTACCACTACTACCAGATGAGCCAGATGAACCCGAACTGCCGCTTGAGCCGGAAACTCCACTACTACCAGATGAACCGCTTGAGCCAGATGAACCGCTTGAGCCACTACTACCACTACTTCCGCTTGAGCCGCTTGAACCTGATGTACCTCTTGTGCCAGAAGAACCTGATGAGCCGCTTGAACCAGATGAACCACTACTTCCGGAATCTCCACTTCTTGCAAAAGCAACAGTTAATTGAGCTCCATTTGTAGGAAGTGTACCACTTATATAAGCAACTGGAATTTTATAATAACCCGTTGCTACTACAACAGCACCATTTACTCTAAATACGTTTACCACAGTACCACTATCTCTACTGATTAAACTTATATATCCTCTATTTGTGGATGTAGTTGAGTCATCCCACGTATCATACCACGCAGTTAAAGTATTTCCACCTAAATCAGTATTATCTATAAAAATTGTTGATACTGAACCTATAACACCATTATTATATTTTACAATACCTGTACCAGGATCAGTATCGGTTATTGTTGTACTAAAATTATATCTTATACCACCACCTTGTCCGCTTGAACCTGATGAGCCTGATGAACCACTACTACCACTTGAGCCGCTGCTTCCGCTTGAACCCGATGAGCCAGATGACCCGCTCGAACCACTACTTCCGCTTGAACCACTTTGTCCGCTTGAACCCGATGAGCCACTACTTCCGCTTGAACCACTTGAGCCGCTTGAACCCGATGTACCACGTGTACCGCTTGAACCACTACTACCGCTCGAGCCAGAAGTTCCTGAATCACCACTTCTACTAAATTGAACAATTAGTTGTGCTCCGTTAGCAGGTAATGTACCACTTACATAAGCTACTGGAATTTTATAATATCCAGTTGCTACTACAACAGCTCCGGTAACTCTGAATATGTTTACTACCGAACCACCATCTCTACTTGCTAAAACTATTTGACCTCTATTTGTAGATGTTGTACTATCATCCCAACTATCAAACCAAGCTGTCAGTGAATTTGATGAAAGGTCAGTATTATCTATGTAAATAAATCCTACTGAAGATATTGTTGCAGTATTATATACCAACGTACCTGTACCAGGATCTGCATCAGTTGTTGATGTGCTAAAATTATATCGGATACCACCACCTTGTCCGCTTGAACCTGATGAACCACTACTACCACTTGAGCCGCTGCTTCCGCTTGAACCCGATGAGCCGCTACTACCACTTGAGCCTGTTCCACCACTACTACCAGACGAACCGCTTGAACCTGATGAACCAGATGAGCCACCACTACCACTACTTCCGCTTGAACCACTTGAGCCGCTTGAACCCGAAGAACCACCTGCTCCACTTACACCAGAACTTCCTGATGAGCCGCTTGAACCCGATGTACCACGTGTACCGCTTGAGCCACTACTTCCGCTGCTTCCGCTTGACCCAGATGTTCCAGATGAGCCACCAGCACCTGTTATACCGCTACTACCAGACGAACCAGAACTTCCTGATGAGCCGCTTGAACCTGATGAACCTGATGAGCCTCCAGTACCACTTACACCAGAAGAACCCGATGAACCGCTTGAGCCTGATGAGCCTGCTTGTCCAGAAGAACCTGAGCTTCCGCTTGAGCCTGATGTACCACGTGTACCACTTGAACCACCACTACCAGGAGTTCCACTACTTCCGCTTGAGCCGCTTGAGCCACTACTTCCGCTTGAGCCTGATGTACCACGTGTACCACTTGAACCCGATGTGCCGCTTGAGCCACTACTTCCACTTGTACCAGCAGAACCAGATGCTCCACCTAAACCTGAGCTACCAGAAGAACCTGATGAACCTCCACTTCCGCTTGAGCCGCTTGAACCGCTACTTCCGCTTGAGCCACTACTTCCACCACTTCCGCTTGAGCCACTACTACCACTTGAGCCGCTTGAACCAGAAGAACCAGAAGAACCAAATCCAGAAGAACCTGAACTTCCTGATGAGCCGCTTGAACCAGATGAACCCGATGAACCAGATGAGCCACCGCTACCACTACTTCCGCTTGAGCCGCTTGAACCCGATGTTCCACTATTACCTGTTCTTACAAAATTAATAATTAATTGAGCACCATTTGTAGGAAGTGTACCACTTACATAAGAAACAGGAATTTTATAATATCCAGTTGCTACAACTACTGTACCAATTACGTTGAAAATATTTAATACACTACCACCATCTCTACTTGCTAATGTTAATGTACCTCGTAAAGAAGTTGTTGTGGAATCATCCCACCCATCAAACCATGCTGTTAAACTATTAGATGATAAATCAGTATTATCAATATACAATGTACTAACCGAACCAATTACTCCATTATTATAAGCTATTACACCTGTACCAGGATCTACATCAGTTGTTGATGTTGTAAAATTATATTTTACACCAGATGCTTGTCCGCTCGAACCAGATGAACCGCTTGAGCCACTTGAACCTGATGAACCGCTTGAGCCACTTGAACCACTGCTTCCACTGCTTCCGCTCGAGCCCGATGTACCAGCCGAACCAGTTGAGCCGGATGAACCACTACTGCCGCTTGAACCTGATGTACCTCTTGTGCCAGAAGAACCTGATGAGCCGCTTGAGCCGCTTGAACCACCACTTCCGCTTGTACCAGAACTTCCACTACTGCCGCTTGAACCGCTTGAGCCACCACTTCCGCTTGAGCCGCTTGAGCCACTACTTCCGCTTGAGCCGCTTGAGCCACTACTTCCGCTTGAGCCGGATGAGCCGGATGAACCGCTTGAGCCACTACTTCCACTTGTACCAGATGTGCCAGAGCTTCCTGACGTACCTGAGCTTCCACTTGAGCCGCTTGAGCCGGATGTACCGCTTGTACCGGAAGTACCGGATGATGCTGCAGCGTATTTAAATCCTACTTGTCCACTTGTTGTATTATAAACTAAAACATATTGAGAGTTTGTATCTACTAAAGATGAACTTTGAATGTTTAAACTACCGGATAAAATAAAACTTCCACTAATAGCAACACTACCAGTGAATTCATGCTTATCATTTGTTGCATCACCAAACTTAGTTGAACCTGATGCAAATATTACGGATGATGTTATGAATGTTGTGTATAATTCAGTTGATGTAATTCTACCACCTACCGCTAAATTACCTAATATTGTTTCATTACCAACAATTCTACTATCTCCACCAACTACAAGGTTTTGTGAAATCCATTCAGAACCTGTTATACCCAATCCACCACTAATTTGTGTGTTTACATTTATTTGTAATCCCTGATTTGGTGAAATTTGAGCAATTGCTGAACCTGATTTAATTTTATTAAGGTCACCGAGTGCATCAGATGGTATATTAAACAACCCACTACCATCACCTTTGAAAAGTGATGCTGAAATTGAAGATGAAATATTAAGTGAGCCTGTTAATTGTGTATTACCAACTATATTAATTAAATTAGGCGATACATTTATGATATTAGAACCACTATTAATTTGTGAAATATTAGTTATTCCTTTACCATCACCAACAAAAGAACCACTAAAGGAACCTGTAATTTGAGAACCACTAATTATACTTGCTGTAATTGAATTTCTTACATTCAATGATGTATTAATTACAACCGATGAAGTTGATACTGATAATTGGTCAATACCATCTACAGTTAGTGCTATTACACTTTGACTTACTTGATTTAATCCATTTGGGTTCTTTCCTAAAAAACTCATCAATTTCTAGTTTAATTAACTAATTTCCAATACCGAAACAATTACATCAGCAGATGCTGCTAATGATGATGTTACCGATAAAAAATCTCCGGCTTCCATAACAACTTTTTGCTCACCACCAACTAATACCGCAGTACCACCAGGTGTAATTAAAGCATTTCTTACTAAGTGTACAGTTCTATTTGCAGATACATCTCTTAACATAACACTTACATTAATATTTGATGTATTAATATTAGCAACACTAACACCAATCACTGTTGCTGTTGTTACTGCCGGTGATGTATAAGCTACTACTCCCGTTGTACCTATTGAACTTTGTAAGCTATTTTTAAATAAGTTTGCCATTCAATTTTAATTTTATCCTAACGCTATTGCAAATGCTATAGCGGAATCTAATACGTTTGTTCCATCAACCAAAAAACCACCATTTGTTAAATTAATAGAACCTGTCATTTGCGCAGAACCGCTTAATCTAGTGTTTCCATTAACATTTAACGAACCAGTGATGTTTACTCCACCATAAATATTTTGAGAACCAGTAACCAACAAAGAACCGCTCAAAGTTGTTAAAGATGTTACTTTAAGAACTTGAAATTCTGCTCTTTGTACATTTATATCTCCAGTAAAAGAACCTGTAAAAGAACCTGTAAACGAACCACTTAGGTCCGCATAAGCGTTATTTTTGTCTTGAATTATTGAACCTGAAAATATGGGACTGTGGATAACCATCTATATTTACTCTATTTTTTCGTATAGGTATAAATATAAATTATTTCTCTTTTATGGTTTTACAGGCCAAGTTATGGAATATGGATTAGATTGGGTTGTAATATCTCTTAATTGTTGTCTATATGTACTCCACAAATCTTTTGTTTCTTGAGGAATATCAGCTAATTGAGTCCAATCACATTCTTGAAGTAAAGTATTTCTTTGGTCTCTAACCACATCCCACTTATCAGATATTCTTAAATCTATTTCAGATTGTGTTGCATCTGTTTGAATCCAATTTTGATAATAAATTCCATCAACTAATATTGGAGTTTCTTCAGAAATATTTTTTGTATAATCGCTTGGCTTTGGTGTTGCTCTTACTTCGTGAATATCCCATTCGTTCATTAAGTTTTCTGATATTTCAGATGGAAAGCTAACTCGAATATTATCTTCTCTTAATTTTTGTAAAGAGTAAGGATAATTAATTACATTATTTATAATTCTTAAATACATAATTATTTCCAATTTGAAGGTATTGATGCGTAATTATCCAATCCGGTACAATTAAAAAATGCCCTAAAACCATATGGTTCTGGACTCCTAGTCCATAAAGTTGGTGCATTACCATCTAAAGCATTTGTTGTTGTATTCATATAATACAAATTAGCAAATGTTGTAACAGATGTATTAAATGTAAACGATAAACAACTTGTTAATGAACGACATGCTCTGAATGTTGATGAAAAGTTTACAACATTTATGTTTGTATCAAATAATGTTGATGGATATGTTGCTAAATTAATACAACCATTGAATGCTGATGCAAATGTTGTTGCATTTACATTATTATTAAATAAACCACTTGGTATAGTAGTTAATGCTGTTATTGCTGAAAATACGTCTGTAAAATTTGTGGCGTTTGTTGAATAATTAAATATATCAGATGGTATAGATGTTAATGCTGTACCTCTCATAAATGTTGCAAAATTTTCTACAAATGCTAATCCAGAATATCCAGCAGGCATAGATGTAATCGAAGAACATCCATTAAAATTAATTTCTCTTAAACCAACATCACCCCAATTTATAATTGTTTTAATCATTGTACGAATTGCCGAATTATTAGCTACTCTAAATGAAGGCATAAATCCTAATATAGAAATTGTATATGTTCCTGCAGTTGCATATGTATGTGTTTTTTCTACTTGTGTAGATGATGTTATTGTATCATCATTACCATCACCCCAATCTACAAATAAATTAGGTGTAAAAGAACCGTAATCAAAAATTGGTAAAGTAAAATTTTGATTTGATGTTGTTGTTTGAATTGTAAATTCAAATGGTTCTTGCTCACCTGCTGATGTTGTTAATCTTCTCCAAATACTCATATTAGCTCATATTTGCTGCTGATAGGAATCCCCAATAGTTACTTCCTGCATCATAAGTATAAAATACTAAAATATCTGTACCAGAAGTTGTTAATGTTGGAGCAACTCCATTAGCCCAATTTATTGATGCTGGCCATGTTATTGTATATGCTCCGCCATTTACGGATACCAATGTAAATCCAAATGCATTGGATGCTGGTGGATTACTTAATGTAATAGTTGCATTTCCATTAAATTGTCTTCTAAAGTTATTTGCTGTTGCTAAATCTATTGTAACACTACCACCCGTTCCTAAATCCGAATATGTTTCACGATAAGTTGTTGATGTAATATTTGTTGTAGCGTTTATTCCACCAGTTACTGAAAGTGTAGTTCCATCAAATGTTAAATTAGCTTCAACTTGTCCAGCCCCAGTTGAATTTATGTAAGTTAATACACCATTATCAGTTGTTCCAGTTAATCCTAAGAATCCGCTTGAGCCACTACTTCCGCTTGTACCACTTGAGCCATCAGAACCAACAGTACCATTAATTCCACTACTTCCGCTTGTGCCACTTGAACCAGATGAACCTGAGCTTCCAAAGAATGTACCATTAAGACCAGAAGTTCCGCTTGAGCCGCTTGTACCTGATGTTCCAGCTCCAGAAGTACCGCTTGAGCCGCTTGAGCCACTGCTTCCAAAGAATGTACCATTAAGACCAGAAGTTCCGCTTGAGCCACTTACGCCGCTTGTGCCCGATGTACCAGCTCCAGAAGTACCACTACTACCCGATGAACCAGATGAACCGAAGAATGTACCATTAAGACCGCTTGTACCAGAAGTTCCCGATATGCCACTTGTGCCGCTTGTACCAGAACCACTTGTACCACTTGAGCCGCTTGAACCACTACTTCCAAAGAATGTTCCATTAAGACCGCTTGAGCCGGATGTACCTGCTGTGCCAGTTTGACCGCTTGTACCGCTTGTACCACTTTCTCCACTTGTACCACTTGAGCCTGATGAACCAAAGAATGTACCATTAAGACCCGAACTACCAGAAGAACCGCTAGAGCCGCTTGTACCAGCCGAACCCGATTCTCCAGACGTACCCGATGTTCCCGAACTTCCAAAGAATGTTCCGTTAAGACCAGAACTACCAGATGTACCAGCTGAGCCCGTAGTACCTGCTGAACCAGTTAAACCGCTTGTACCACTTTCTCCGCTTGTGCCGCTTGTACCACTACTTCCAAAGAATGTACCATTAAGACCAGATGTACCTGATGTGCCCGCTGTGCCAGAACTACCATCATCTCCTGATGTTCCATTTAATCCGCTTGAACCGCTTGTGCCGCTTGTACCACTTGAACCCGAACTTCCAAAGAATGTTCCGTTTAATCCCGAAGTACCAGAAGAACCGCTAGAACCATCTGTGCCCGTTGAACCGGATGAGCCGCTTAATCCAGAAGTTCCTGAAGAACCAAAATAAGTACCATTTAAGCCGCTTGAGCCGCTTGTACCTGATGTTCCTCCACTACCACTTGAGCCTCCACTTCCTGTCGTACCATCCGTGCCATTTTGTCCAGATGTACCGCTTGTACCGCTACTTCCAGATGAGCCCGATGAGCCAAAGAATGTACCATTTAAGCCGCTTGTACCAGAAGTTCCTGTTGTACCGGATGAGCCGCTCGAGCCGCTTGAACCACTTGAGCCGCTTGTACCGCTACTTCCAAAGAATGTACCATTTAAGCCGCTTGTACCAGATGTACCTGCCGTACCACTTGAGCCATCAGAACCAGTTGAGCCGCTTGTTCCATCATTACCCGATGTACCAGAACTTCCAAAAAATGTACCATTAAGACCAGATGTACCGTTTGAGCCATTTACTCCCGATGTTCCATCTGAACCAGAACTTCCTGATGAACCCGATGTACCGCTTGAGCCACTTATTCCAGACGTACCACTTGAACCCGATGAACCACTACTTCCAAAGAATGTTCCGTTCACACCGGATGTACCAGATGAGCCGGATGAGCCATCCGTTCCGCTTGAACCCGAACTGCCAGATGTTCCTGAAGAACCAAAGAATGTACCGTTTGCACCAGACGTACCAGAAGAACCCGCTGAGCCTGTTGTACCACCACTTCCGCTTGAGCCGCTTGAACCACTACTTCCGCTTGAGCCAGAAAAACCTGAACTGCCACTTGTACCATCAGAACCTGAGCTACCACTTGTACCTGCCGAACCCGTTGTGCCGCTTGAACCCGATGAACCACTACTACCATCTTGTCCGCTTGAGCCGGATGTACCATTACTACCACTAGTACCATCACTACCAGTTGAGCCACTTGAGCCGCTTGTACCATGCGAGCCATTTGTTCCGCTTGAACCCGATGAACCGCTACTACCATTTTGTCCGCTTGAACCCGATGAACCACCGCTACCAGATGTACCACCACTACCGCTTGAGCCGCTTGAACCCGAAGTACCTGCACTACCACTACTACCAGATGAACCCGAAGAGCCGCTTGAGCCGGATGTACCACCGCTTCCGCTTGTGCCACCAGAACCGCTTGAGCCACTGCTTCCGCTTGTACCATCTGAACCAGTTGTGCCGCTTGAGCCACTGCTTCCGCTTGTACCACTTGAGCCATCAGAACCCGATGAGCCACTTGTACCCGATGTACCGCTTGAACCTGCTGAGCCTGTTGTGCCAGAAGAACCCGAACTACCGCTTGAGCCGCTTGTGCCAGAAGAACCCGATGTACCACCACTTCCGCTTGTGCCAGAACTGCCGCTTGAGCCGCTTGTACCAGCAGAACCTGTTGTACCACTCGAGCCACTTGAACCAGACGAACCCGAACTACCATCCGAGCCGCTTGTACCAGAAGTTCCTGAACTTCCGCTTGTGCCTGCTGAGCCTGTTGTGCCGCTTGAACCGGATGTACCATCTAATCCATCACTACCAGAACTACCTGAACTACCATCTGAGCCCGATGAACCAGATGAACCGCTTGAGCCACTTATACCGCTTGAGCCGCTTGAACCACCAGTACCAGCTGTACCAGATGTGCCATCTTCTCCCGAAGTGCCAGACGTACCACCACTACCACTACTTCCGCTTGAGCCGCTTGAGCCGGATGAGCCGGATGAGCCACTACTTCCACTACTTCCGCTTGAGCCATCAGAACCCGATGAGCCTGATGTACCGCTACTTCCACTACTTCCGCTTGAGCCATTAGAACCTGTTGTACCGCTTGAACCACTACTTCCAGAAGAACCCGAAGAGCCGCTTGAACCGGATGAGCCGGATGAGCCACTACTTCCGCTTGAGCCGGATGAGCCGGATGAACCGCTTGAGCCTCCACTTCCACTACTTCCGCTTGAGCCACTGCTTCCGCTTGAACCACTACTTCCAGAAGAACCCGATGAACCGCTTGAACCAGATGAACCGCTTGAGCCACTACTTCCAGAAGAACCTGAAGAGCCGCTTGAACCACTACTTCCACTACTACCGCTTGAGCCACTGCTTCCGCTTGAACCGGATGAACCAGATGTGCCAGCTGAACCTGCAGACCCACTACTACCGCTTGAGCCGCTTGTACCTGCAGTACCACCAGAACCAGCAGTACCAGTAGAACCTGATGAGCCACTACTTCCGCTTGAGCCTGATGAACCACCACTACCGCTTGAGCCACTGCTTCCGCTTGAACCGGATGAACCGCTTGTGCCGCTTGTACCGCTTGTACCAGCAGAGCCGCTCGTACCGCTTGTACCCGATGTGCCACTTGAACCGCTTGAACCACTACTTCCAGATGAGCCCGAAGAACCAGAACTGCCGCTTGAACCAGATGAGCCCGATGAGCCGCTTGAGCCACCACTTCCACTTGAACCTGATGAACCGCTTGAGCCGCTTGAACCACTACTTCCACTACTTCCAGATGAACCCGAAGAACCACTTGAGCCGCTTGAACCACTACTACCACTACTTCCAGATGAACCCGAAGAGCCAGAGCTTCCAGATGAACCTGAAGAGCCGCTTGAACCACTACTTCCACTACTTCCGCTTGAGCCGCTTGAGCCGGATGTACCTTCCGAACCCGTTGTACCACTTGAGCCGCTTGAGCCACTACTTCCGCTTGAACCTGATGAACCTGAGCTACCACTTGAGCCGCTTGAACCACTACTTCCACTACTGCCGCTTGTGCCAGCAGAACCAGAAGAGCCGCTCGTACCGCTTGTGCCAGAAGAGCCCGAACTACCGCTTGAGCCGCTTGTACCGGATGTGCCAGATGTGCCACCACTTCCGCTTGTACCAGAACTGCCGCTTGAGCCGCTTGTACCACTACTTCCGCTTGAGCCGCTTGAGCCATCAGTTCCAGAAGAACCCGATGTACCACTTGAACCGCTTGAGCCGGATGAGCCGCTTGTGCCAGACGAACCGGATGAGCCACTTGAGCCGGATGTACCTCCTGTGCCAGCAGTTCCCGAACTACCGCTTGTACCATCTACGCCCGATGTACCCGCTGCCTGTTGTACGTTTCTAGCTTCTAATTTTTTTGTTGTTGGATTCCATGTTACAACTAAATCGGATGCCGATGATGTATATGGAGTTCCCCAATATATACTCCCACTAACTCCTAAGCTTCCACTTATTGTTAAGTTAGCGTTTATTGTAGAATCTTTGTTTACTTGTAAGAAAGATGCCGTATTCACACCTTCCGCATTTAGAGCGTACAATGCATATGATGCGGTAAATGCTAATGAAGCAGTACCAACAGTCATTGATGCTGTTTGTGAATTAAGAACAAAGTTTGATGTATCTACATTTGATGCATTTTGTGCAAATAATGCGTAAGATGATGTTTCTGCAAAATATGAATAAGATGATGTTACTGCAAATGATGCAGTACCAACAGTCATTGATGCAGTTTGTGAGGCCTGAACAAACAATGATGTATCAACATTTGCCGCATTTGCTGCAAATAAAGCGTAAGATGAAGAAAGTGCGTAAGATGCACTTAACACCGTCATTGATGATGTCTGGTCATTCTTTACATAATCTGCTAAATTAAGATTTGTAATAGAAGATGATAAGAATGCTAATGAAGCCGAATCAAATCCTGCAACATTACCAGCACTATCAGCAAATATTGCATGAGATGCGGAAAGTACAGTTCCAAATACTCTATCACCATTTATAGTACCACTAATTAGAGAACCACCACTACCAATTACAACATGTCCAGAAGTTACTCCAGCAAATTTAATATTTATTGTATTTTTATCAATTGATTTAATTGTACCAGGTAATATTTGGTCTTCAGAACCAGTTGCGTAAACCTGAACCATTGGATACAAAATATCCAAATTATGTACAATTGTTAAATCACTTACATTACTAAATGCTACAGTTTCAGTTAATGATGATTCAGGTTGAGGTATAAAATATCCTTGAGTTGTATTATATCTTAAAATATCGTATTCTGCGGATGCGGTAGGCCCTACTCCTTGGAAATTATATGTTCCTAAGAATGAACCTGTAAATAAATGTGCTTTTATTGTGTTGGATGCTGTAATCGTATTTCCAACATATAAGTTGCCCCAAATAGATGCCGATGTATTTACTACAAACCCTTTATCCGGCGAAATTGATGCGGTAAACGAACCACTCTTTAATAAGAATGCATCAAATGCTAAATTAGCAATTGTAATATTATTTAATCCACTACCATCACCAATGAATATAGAACCTGATTGAGCTATTACATTTCCACCACTAACAAATATACTTCCACTTACAGTTAACGAACCAGAGTGAATTCTAGTATTTGTATTAATATCCAATAAAGTTGGAGAAATAACTGCTCTCGCAGAACCTGATTCAATTCTATCTAATTTAAGGTCTTGTAGAGCGTTTGCTGGGATATTAAATAATCCACCACCATCACCACGATAAAGTGCTGCTGTAATTGGTGTGTTTACTTCTAATGTATCCGGAGATTGTATTGCTCTACCAGAACCAGATTGAATTCTATCTAATTGTAAATCTTCTAAAGCTGATAGTGGAATATCAAATAATTGTGCACCACTACCACTAAATACTGAACCAGATGCTACCCTAACATCACCAAAGAAGAACGAACCACTTTCTATTGAAGTTACTATAAATCCTTGATTTGGTGCTACCGATGCAGTTACCGAACCACTTTGAATTCTTGGTGCTGCTGCAGCTTGTACGTTTGTAATTTGAGAACCATCACCAATAAAGGCAAAAGCAGTAACACTACCACTTACGTCTATTGAACCCGTAAACTGAGAACCGATTTGAGAACCTGTTGCTGTTGTTTGTACTCTAAATCCAAAGTTTGGTGATACAGATGCTGTTACACTACCACTTGAAATTCTTGGTGCCGCTTGTGCCGTTACGTTTGTAATAAATGTACCATCACCAATAAGGAATTGTGCAGTAACACTACCACTTACGTCTATTGAACCAGTAAATTGAGAACCAATTTGAGAACCCGTTGCTAATGTTTCTACTCTAAATCCAAAGTTTGGTGAAACGGATGCCGTTACCGAACCACTTTGAATTCTTGGTGCAGCTTGTGCCGTTACGTTTGTTAAGAATGTACCATCACCATAAATAAAGTTAGTAACATATAATGAACCGCTAACACCAACACTACCAGTAAATTGAGAACCAATTAATCCACCTGTAAATGGTGTATTTACAATAAATCCATCAGGACTTACTGAAGCTGTTACAGAACCGCTTGATAATCTTAATGATTCTATTGAAGAACTTGCAAATTGAATGTTTGTTATAAAAGTACCATCACCAATAAAAGATGAACCACTTTCAACAACAACATTACCACCAGTTACGAATAAGCTACCACTAAATTGTGCCGGTCCTATGTTTCTAAATGTAGATGATGATGAAACTATCAATGAACCAGTTACTCTTAACTCACCATTTATATCTACATTATTTTGGAATTGTGCACCACTTACTAAAAGGTCACCATCAATTCTAACATCACCAAAGAAATCAGAACCACTATCTATTGATTCTACTCTAAATCCATATGCAGGACTTACAGATGCGGTTACACTACCACTTGCTATTCTAAATGCATCTCCTGTTAAATTAGAGAATGGTATTTCAAATAATCCTTTACCACTACCACTAAAGTATGAACCAGTTTCTAATTGAACAACACCACCATATCCACCACTAATGAATAATGAACCACTAATCTCTTGCTTATCACTTTCACTATCACCAAATTTATTAGAACCAGATGAATAAATTATTGATGAAGAAATATATTGTGCAAATAACTCAGTTGTTACTATTTTTCCACCTACATAAAGGTCATTTTGTATATTTGCCGAACCAGTTATACCAACATATCCAATTACATCTAAGTTTGTTAGTATAGAAGATTGTGATACAAATAATCCACCACTAATTTGTGCATCTGCATTGACTAAAAATCCAAAATTTGGCGATACTGATGCAGTAACACTACCACTTGCTATTCTAGATGCATCTCCAGTTAAATTTGAAAAAGGAATATCTCTCAAATCTCTACCACTACCACTAAATGCCGATGCCGAAACTACAGTATTAACTTCCAATCCTTTATCAGGAGAAATTGATGCTGTTGCTGAACCACTAGCTATTCTGAATACATCTTGTGCAAGTGCGGAAATTGGAATATCATAAAGTCCTTTACCGCTACCAGTAAACATTGAAGCAGAAACATAAGATGAAACACTTAGACTTCCTGTTATTTTTGTATTACCTATAAAATCAAGTCTACCTTCATCAATTACTAAAGCATCGGTTAAATTCATTATTCCACTCATTCCGGAATGGAATTGGCAAATATAATATAATGTAGATGGAGAGCCAGATGGTGGAGTGAACGTAATAACACCCACATCATCACCATTATTTATTACCCCATCGTTATATGAATTGGTTGGTCCAGAAACCTGTATAGTTTTTATCCAGAAAGGATGTCCACTTGCATTTACATTAAATGTATAAGTTGCCCCTCTTAGTAATGTTAATGTTGGATTTGAACCTGTTGCTGCTCCACTAAATGTATATGCACTAGCACCATTATTACTAACATTAAATGTTCTAAATTCTTCACCCAATGCACTTCCACTATAAATTAATGTGTTAGATGCAGATACTAATAAACTTCCTGTAATTTTTGAGAATGTATTTACTTCAAATCCTTTGGTTGGGGATATTGAGGCAGTTGCACTTCCACTTGCTATTCTAAAGGCATCACCACTTAGTGCAGATTGTGGAATATCAAATAGTCCAATACCACTACCAGAATAAAATACTGATGATGAAAGAACAATATTAACATTTACTTCTAAACCTTTATCAGGAGATATTGATGCTGTTGCTGAACCACTAAATATTTTGGAAAGGTCTAAGTCTTTAATTGCTGTTTTTGGAATATCAAATAATCGTTCACCACTACCACTAAATGAAGAACCAGAAGATAATTCAATTCCTTTTGCTCCACTTACAAATAATGAACCTGTAATTTGTGAGCCAAACTCAGATGATTCTACTCTAAAACCTTCGGTTGGTGATACGGATGCCGTTACACTACCACTTGCTATACGGAATGAATCTCCCGTAAATGCGGAACGAGGTATATCATATAAACCAGCACCACTACCAGTAAACATTGAAGCGGATACTGGAAATAAGAATGTTGAAAAAGTATTTACTCTAAATCCTTGAGCCGGCGATATGGATGCAGTTGCTGAACCAGAGAATATTAATGATGTATCTAAATCAGATATTGCTGACTTTGGAATTTCTCTTAGGTATCTACCTTCTCCATAATAAGAAGAACCTGTTGCTAATTGTAATGAACCACTATAAGGATTTACAAATAAACTACCACTAATATTAACCGAACCTGTAAATTGCGAACCACTTGCTAATGATTCTACTTTAAATCCAAAATCAGGACTTACAGATGCTGTTACTGAACCGGATTTTATTTCCGTTGTAACCAATGCATCTTCGGTAAGTGCTGAACGAGGTATATCTTTTAAGCCAGCACCACTACCACTAAAGAATGAACCTGTTGCTACTTGAACGATACCACTAACAATTACAGAACCTGTGAATTGAGAGCCACTACCCAAAGATTCCACTCTAAATCCAAATTCAGGTGTAACAGACGCTGTTACAGAACCCGTTGCTATTGATGTTAATTCGAATGATAATGCTGAACGAGGTATATCTTTTAAGCCAGCACCACTACCACTAAAGAATGAACCAGTTGCAGCTTGTATATTTCCGCTTACAATTAATGAACCTGTAAATTGCGAACCACTTGCTAATGATTCTACTTTAAATCCAAAATCAGGAGATACCGATGCAGTTGCACTACCACTAGCAATTCTAAATACTTCTTGAGAAAATGCTGATATAGGAATATTAAATAAATCTCTACCACTACCACTAAATGCTGATGCGGATACTACGGTATTTACTTCTAAACCAAAATCAGGAGAAATAGATGCGGTTGCTGAACCACTTGCTATTCTATTAATTTCGAAAGCTAATGCAGATTGTGGTATATCAAATAATTGTGCACCACTACCACTAAATGAAGAACCAGATGCTACTCTAATATCACCTTTAACTTCCAAACTTCCAGTTACTTCTTGCTTATCGGTAGCGCTGTCACCAAATTTGTTTGAACCAGAAGAGTAAATTATTGAAGATGAAATATATTCTGCAATTAATTCAGTTGTTACTATTTTTCCATCAACATATAAATCATTAGTTATACGTTGACTACCTTTAACCCCAACAGAACCAGTAACTTCCAATCCTTGCAATTTAGAAGAAGCAGATACATATAATCCACCCTCAATTGTTGCATTTGAATTAACATAAAATCCAACATTAGGACTTACGGATGCTGTTACTGAACCAGAAACTAATTTAGATGCTTGCTCAATTTGTAAATTGAATAATCCACTACCATCACCTCTAAATAATGAAGCGGTCATTATACCAAGTGCTTTAACATCTTCTATTGTTGTAATAGAATTTGTTACAAACAAATATCCATTTATTGTAGTAAATGTAGTTACTTCAAATCCTTTTTGCGGTGATATTGAAGCAGTTGCCGAGCCACTTGCTATTCTAAATGCTTCAGTTGCTAATGCTGATAATGGAATATCAAATAATCCAGCACCACTACCACTAAATTTAGAAGCAGATACTAAAGTGTTTACAACTAAACCAGTTCCTAATATAAACGATGCTGAAAAACTTGCACTTTCTAATAAGTAAGATTTCCCGGCTAATTCACTTAACTGAATATTATTGATATATCTACCATCGCCAATAAAGTAAGAACCACTTATTATACTCACACTACCACTTACGTCTATTGAACCAGTAAATTCAGAACCACTAAGTGCTGAAATTACTTTAAATCCAACTTCAGGTGATACGGATGCTGTCACACTTCCACTAGCAATTCTTGGAACATCTCCAGTAAATGCTGAGAATGGAATATTAAATAATCCACCACCATCACCTCTAAACAATGATGCACTTAACGAACCACTTATTTCAACTGAACCAGTAAATTCAGAACCACTCAATGCGGAATCAACTACAAATCCTTTATCCAATGAAACAGAAGCTGTAATACTTCCTGTTGCTATTCTAAATGCCTCATTTGCTAATGCATTTAATGGTATATTAAATAACCCAGCACCACTACCAGAATAAAATACAGATGCCGATAATACTACATTTGTATTTATTTCCAATCCTCTTTCCGAAGATATAGAAGCTGTTGCGCTTCCACTTGCTATTAAATTAGAAACTAATGCATCCGGTGCTAATGCTGAACGAGGAATATCTAATAATCCTCTACCACTACCACTAAAAAATGAACCAGTTGCTACCTGTATGTTTCCGCTTACAATTAACGAACCCGTAAATTGAGAACCGCTCTCTAATGATTCTACTTTAAAACCAAAATCAGGAGAAACCGAAGCAGTTACACTACCACTTGATATTTTAGTGATTTCAAAAGCTAATGCAGATTGTGGAATATCAAATAATCCAATACCACTACCAGAGAAAAATCCAGCACCTTTTGGTATGAATATACTACCACTTACATCAATTGAACCTGTAAATTCCGAACCACTTGCTAAAGATTCAACTTTAAATCCAAATTCAGGTGATACAGATGCTGTTACACTTCCTGTTGAAATTTTAGTAATTTCAAAAGATAAAGCAGATTGTGGAATATCAAATAAATCTCTACCACTACCACTAAAGAATGATGCTGATACTTTGTTTAATATAGATGAGCCTGTTACAATTAGAAAATCTCTTATCGTAACACCAGTATTTACCAACAAACCAGTATTAGGTGCTATTGAAGCAGTTGCAGAACCACTTGCTATTCTATTAATTTCAAATGAAAGAGCCGCTTGTGGGATATTAAACAATCCTTCACCACTACCAGAGAAAAATCCACTACCAGAAGGGATTGAAATACTACCACTTACATTTATTGAACCTGTAAATTGAGAACCACTTTCTAATGATTCCACTCTAAATCCAAAGTTTGGTGATACAGATGCTGTTACACTACCACTAGCTATTCTAGGTGCTACTGTTGATGGTACATTTGTTAATTGTGAACCATCTCCAACAAAAAATCTTGCAAATATCGATTCTGATACAAATAAGCTACCTGTTATTCTACTATCTACATTTACAACAAATCCGTTATCAGGTGCTATTGATGCTGTTGCTGAACCACTAAATATTTTTGTAGAATCTATGGATAAATTTGCTAATGAAATGTTTGTCAATCCACTACCGTCACCATAAAAGAATGAACCACTTTCTACATAAAGGCTACCAGTTATTCTTACCGAACCAGTTATTTGAGAACCACTATCCTGTGATATTACTCTAAATCCAAAATCAGGAGAAACTGAAGCTGTAACTGAACCTGATTTAATTTCAGTTGATAATAAAGCATCTTCAGTAAGTGCTGAACGAGGTATGTTTCTTAAGTATGTACCTTCTCCATAGTATGCGGAGCCAGATGCTAATTGTAATGAACCACTTTCAGCATTTACAAATAAGCTACCACTTATAGAAACACTTCCCGTAAATTGAGAACCACTATCCAAAGATTGCACTCTAAATCCTTCATCAGGACTTACCGAAGCAGTTACACTACCACTTGCTATTCTAAATACTTCTTGAGTAAATGCAGCTAATGGTATATTAAAAAGACCTTCACCACTACCACTAAAAACGGATGCAGAAACAGATCCTGAAAAATTTGATGTTGCTGAAATTACTTCAAATCCTCTATTTGGGGAAACCGAAGCAGTTACACTACCACTTGCTATTCTAAATGCTTCTTGAGCTAATGCGTTTAATGGAATATCAAATAAACCAGCACCACTACCAGTAAACATAGATGCCGATACAGTTGATTTGAATTCAGCTGAACCAGTTACTATTAAAAAATCTTTTATTGTTACACCCGTATTAACTAATAAACCCGTATTAGGTGCTATTGAAGCTGTTGCCGAACCACTAGCTATTCTAGGTGCTACTGTTGATGGTACATTTGTTAATTGAGAACCATCTCCACTAAAAGAACCAGTAAATGAACCGGATGCAGATGATACTGTTAAACTATCTATTGTGGCAGTTCTACTAATAATAGAACCAGATTCTACTATAACAGAACCAGTTGTTAAACGTAAACTACCTGTAATTTGTACTCCACCTAAAAAAGATGCACTTTGTGCATTAATTATAAGAAGGTCTCCAACTACAGAAGCGGTTACCGAACCACTTGCTAATATTGCAGATTCTATTGCAGATTGTACATTTATTAAATCTCTACCATCACCAAAAAATGAACCTGTAAATGAACCTATCGCAGAAGATGCTGTAAGTTGATTAGTACTCAATCTATCTCTTACTTCAACAGAACCAGTAAATTCTTGCTTATCCGTTTCTTCATCACCAAATTTATTAGAACCCGATGAATATATTACCGAAGATGATATATATGAAACTATTAATTGTTCAGCATATATTGAATTTTCAACAATTAAATCTTCAGTAATTCTAGCCGAACCAGTAACTGTTAAATTACCATTAATAGTTGTAAATGTATTTACTGCTAATCCTTTATCAGGAGAAATAGATGCGGTTGCTGAACCACTTGCTATCTTTGGTGCTACAACTGCTGGTATATTTGTTAATAGAGAACCATCTCCACTAAAAGAACCAGTGAAAGATCCTGTGAACAGGCCACTTAATAACGCACTTCCACTAAAAGATCCTGTAAAATTACCCTGAGCGGTGTCAATTTTAATATCTTTAATAAATCGTCTATTACCATCACTATCTGATGCTAATATACCTACAGAACCACTATCAAACGAAGCTGGGAAATCAGGAACCCCAAGATTGGGCTCGACTTGTGATAAATCCACAAATTCGTACCTATCTGCGGTAACATTTTTTGGACCTTTTAACCTGACCCTTCCTGATAATAGATTACTAATTGCCATCCGTAGTTTTTCAGCTTTTTTATAAATATGATGAATCCTCTATAAATATTACGCAAAGATAATATCCCTTATTCGTTAGCACTTTCAAGCAGTGAGAGGATTACAGTCAAATCAGTTGAGCCTGAAACTACAAATCCATACGTTTCTTCCAATACTAATTTACCGGCCACAACAGGCGATAAAGAATCTGCAGGCGGTACTATAACATTAGTTACCAATTGTATTGGATTTTGTGCAACAAGAGTTGGTTCTTCAATTGTTGCTTTTGTAACATTAATTAATTCATTTATTACATATAAAGATGATGAATAATTTTGACCAGATAAAGCATAATCTGAATTAAATGATTGAGTAAAAGTTGTTTGATATAATCTTTGTACTGAAGTTGAGCCTGTTACTGATTGGTTTTTTATAATTTGTCCAGCTAAAGTTTTTACATAATCTAAAGTAAATAAAGATGAAGAATATTCTTCGGGATATATTGATTTAATTATATTTACACCATTTTTTGTATAAAAAGATTTTGTATTTTTTGTAGTTCTTATTATTGTTTTATTTTTCATATCATATGCAGATGCATCTGTTGCATCTAAAGCATATCCTTCAAATCTAGAAGATGTAAATGAAAATGGTGTTTCAGTTTCATTATTTAAGAAACTAATGTATGCTGCGGTTTCTTTTCTTATGAATTGTCTATTCAAAGTTAATAAAGATGATGCACTTGCAAAACTACCAGAATAATTTGATAAAGAAACAGATGCACTTATAAAATTAGAGCCATTCCAAATATTTTCAAAATTTGGTACAGGTAATTCTGCATTTGATGTTACAAATATAGTTACAGGTTGATTTACTAAACTATTATTAGTTATTTGAGCAGACAACACAATAGTTGAAACTCCTTGCGGTGTTGTATAAATTTGGTCTTCTTCACCAGTCAGATTTGTTACTACTGACTGAAATCGGTTTAACGGTACAAATACATTTGCCATTTTCTTTTATTTCATTTTATATTTGAAGTGCCAATGAGAACGGAGTTACAAGTGAGAATAGAGATTTACTAAATGTTCTACCCACAAGAGTACCAGTTGCCTGATTAATACTCAAACCTGTACCAATTCTAAAGTCACCATCTTGGTTACCAGAGGTAAAGAATATTCTACCACCACCCAATTCGGTAATTTCAAATGCCGGATTAGCTGCACCACTACCACCTTGGTTTGGTGGAAGTGCTTTAAACGTAACACCACTACCATTGTAAGAGTAGTCAATACCAGTTGCCACAATCAACGAACCAAATGGTTCTAATGATGCACCAGCTGCTATAAATTCAGCTCTTGTTCTAAGATAACGGTTAGTTTCTAACGTTTCCAGTCTTTGTTTAAATATAACCTCACCAGCATTTCCAAATTGGCCGTTAAAATAAGATGATGCTGCCGCAACACTTCTTTCATTTCCACCATATAATAAGTCAGTTGCTACTGCATCTACAATCAGTCCGGTATCACGAGAACAACTAGCCTCATTATATATTAAATATGGAAATGCTCCATTTGTATAACTAATTGCTCTTTGTTTTAATTCATCTTTAGCCCCTCTTAGTCTTTCAACAGATTGTCTTCTTCGTTGTGTTGCGAATGTTAATTGTGTTTGAAGAACAATTTTTTCACTTACACCTTTTGCGTAATTAATTCCATCTACAGTTTGATTCTTTTGACCAATTGTTCCATTATCAGTATAAGATGGTTTAATAGCTACTGATGGTATTTTGTAATAATAAGACCCTGCTTCAATACTTCTTTCGTTTCCACCATATACTAAATCCGTTTTTATCGCATCAATGATAAATCCTATATCACGAGAACAACTTACTTCGTTATATTTTAATGTACTCCAAGAAGAACTTAAGAATGTAATTGTTTCTTTTTGTATAAAGTTTTTATTTAAACTTAATAATTCTCTTCCATTTAAATAAGATGAAGTTGGTGAAGTAAATGTTGGATTAGTTATAATCTTTGTTGATAATCTTCCAGCATATTTTACACCAGTTATAGTTGGGTCTAATTGATTTGATTCGGATGGAACACCAGCTACCGTTGCTTTTGATGGGAAGTAATAATAATATAATCCCGCAGTCACACTTCTTTCTTTTCCACCATATAATAAATCAGTTGCTGCTGCATCTATTAGGTATCCAACATCACGAGAACAACTTGCTTCATTATAATAAACAGTACTCCAAGAAGAAGATACATAAGCAATAGTTTCTGCCTGTATTAATGGTTTATTTTTTCTTAATAAATCAAATGATGCAGATACTTCTAATGATGCAGTTTGGAATACAATATTTTGAATAATCTTTTGTGAAATTCTACTTGCGAAATCTATTGCTTCATTTGTTTGTCTAAGTTGTGTAGTTGTTGCTTGAGATGGATATTTGTAATAAAACTCACCACTCTCAATACTTCTTTCATTACCACCATATAATAGGTCAGTTGCTACACCATCAACAATGTGTCCAACATCACGTCTACATTTTTCTTTATTGTAATCAAATGTACTCCAACTAGCAGTTAAATACTGCATTGTTTCTTCTTGAATAAATTCTCTATTTCTTCTAAGTAATTCTACCGATGCTGAAACTGATTGAGAAGCGGTTGTAAATTGTATATTTTGAATTACATTTACAGCTAATCCTTTTGCAAAATCAATCGCAGATACAGTTTGCTCTAATTGAGAACCAGTTGCTGCTGATGCTGTTAGGAAATAAACAATACCAGCATTAGCACTACTTTCATTACCACTATAAAGTATATCAGTTGCTACTGCATCTATTATAAACCCAACATCTCTGCTACAACTTGCTTCGTTATATTGGAAACCAACCCAAGATGATGAAACGTATGCTATTGTTTCAGCTTGTATGAATGGTTTGTTATTAATCAATAAATCATAAGTTGCTAAAACATTAGGGTCAGTTGATGCTGAACCATTTGGTATTACTTGCGGTGTTGATATTAAATTACTATTTATTATTTCACCTGTTAATCTTCTAGCATAATCAATTGCTTGCGTTGTTTCACTCTTTTGTTCAGATGTAATTGCCAATGATGGATATAAATAATAGAACTCACCAGCTTTATTACTTCTTTCGTTTCCACCATATAATAGGTCAGTTGCTACCGCATCTACGATATATCCTACATCTCTCTTACACTTAGATTCAATATAATCCAAATCAGGCCACTTAGCGTTTACAAATGCTACAGTTTCTTCCTGTATAAATGTTTTATTATTTTTAACTAAGTTGTAAGCGTATTGGTTATTAGAATCTGGTGATACGAATGATGAACCACTCACAATCATTCTTGATAATCCTTTAGCGTATCTTACACCAGTTAATGTTGGTTCTAGTTGAGAATCGGTAGCTTGTGACGGATAATCATAATAATATCTACCAGCTACCAAACTTCTTTCATTACCACCATATAATAGGTCAGTTGCTACCGCATCAACAATGTATCCAATATCTCTCTTACAAGTTGTTTCATTGTAATCAAAACCTTGCCATGAAGAACTTAGGTATGCAATAGATTCACTTTGTATGAAATGTTTATTTGCTCTTAATGCTGACCAAGACGATGATGCCGGTTGTAGTAGTGAAGATGATATATGTTGTAATACAATATTTTGTACAACTTTTTCAGATATACCGCTTGCATATTTAATAGCTGTGATTGTTTGGTCTAATTGAGAACCTGTTGCTGCTGAAGCCGATTCGAAATAGTATTTACCATTTACCAATGATGCTGAGTTACTTCCGTAAATCAAATCAAAAGCTGCTCCACTAATAATTAATCCCAAATCTCTTTCACACTTACTTTGGTCATAAACAAACGTACTCCAAGATGAACTCATATAAGAAATTGTTTCATCTATAATCATTTGCTTATTATCTAATAATAAGTTATAAGCTGATGTTACTTTTGAATTTGTATTTGCTGATGAGGTTGGTATGTATTCAATTGAACTCGTACCATTGTTTTGTAATAAATCAACAACTAACGCAAAAGATGATGAAATTAATTTAGCTTGCAATCTTTGTGCCCCACTTCCACTTATAATTTGCGGTGTGGTAGTTACTTTAATTGAAGCCGAAGTATTTGATATTAATGTTGGAATTTTTGTAATACCATCTTCAATTATATCCAATACAATATTATATAAATTAACAATTCTATTTACTTCATTAGTACTTCCACTACCCAATTGGTTATAAACTGCTGATGTTGTTTTTATAGAACTACTTGCGTTTGCTACTAAAGTTTGTAAAGATGCTGTTCCATTATTAACAATATTAATTATATTTGCATAAGATGAACTTACATTTGAAACTTGTGTGTTATATGTTCCACTTCCCAAACTTTGAGTTATAGAAGATATATGCCACAATGTTGGTGGGATTAATTCAAATCCATAATTAAAGTTGCTTACCAATGAATCAGGTAATGATGCACTTCCGTTATAAATTATATCTCTTATTAAATTAAATGAAGATGTTGTTTTACCAACTTCTAAATTACTAGCAGATATTGATGAAGATACAATTATCTCTGATGTTACTTTGATAGCCGCATTTGTATTTGTTACTTTTGTTGGTATTACATCTAACCCACCTTCAATTATTTGAGTAACCAAAGAGAATGATGAACTAACATTTGATATTTGTGATTGTGAAGCACTATACGAAGATGTATATTGTGCAACATTTCCAACTTTAATATTATTTGTTGTATTTGTTTCAAAAGTTACGGTATCCAAAACATCGTTAGTAACAACACGCTTAGCTACTTCTTTTACATAGTTTATAGCATCAATAGTTTCTTTCTTTTGTGCAGATGTTGTTGCTAATGATGGGAATTTATAATAATACAATCCAGAAGCTGCGCTTCTTTCGTTTCCACCATAGAGAATATCAGTACCAACCGAATCTAAAATAAATCCAACATCACGAGAACAACTTGCTTCATTATAAAGTAAATAAGGATAGAATGCTCTTATGTATTCAATAGTTTCGGTTCTTATTAAACTTCTATTTTGTTTTAATAAGTTATTTACATTTTTAGCTTCATTTGATGCGGTAACAAATACATCACCCAAAACAATTTTTTGTGATAACCCACTTCCATAATGTATTCCAGTTATAGTTGGGTCTAATTGATTTGTTGCAGATGGTACTCCACCAATTGTTGCTGATGATGGGTATATATAGTAAAACTTACCCGCAGTTATACTTCTTTCATTACCGCCATAAACTAAGTCAGTTCTTACAGCATCTATAATATATTTAACATCTCTCTTACACTTTGCTTCATTGTAATATACCGTACTCCAAGAAGATGATACATAAGCAACAACCTCATTTGCTATAAAGTTTTTATTCTTTTCTAATAAGAACGAAGCGTTTCTTTTATTAATACTTGCTGTTTCAAAAATAATATTTTTTACAACTTTTTGAGATACTTTACTTGCGTAATTTATACCATCTAAAGTTTGTATTAATTGTGAACCGGTTGCGGCAGAAGGATATAAGAAATAATACTTTCCAGCAGTTATTGCTCTTTCGTTACCACCATAAATTAAATCGGTTCTTGCTGCATCAATTATATGCCCTATATCTCTCTTACAAGTTTGGTCATTATATTCAAACTCTCCCCAAGAAGATGATAGATATGCAATAGATTCACTTTGCACAAAGTGTCTATTTTCAAATAATAAATTAGATGCGTTTAATACATCAAATGTTGGTAAACTTAATTGAGTATTTTTAATTACTTTTTGTGCTAATTTACTTGCAAACTTAATACCATCAATTGTTTGATTTAATTGAGAACCAGTTGCTGCAGATGGGTATTCTAAATAGAATCTACCATTTACTAACGATGCTGATAATGAGCCGAACAATAAATCTTCCGCAGCACCACTAACAATTAATCCAACATCTCTTTTACATTTTTCTTGGTCATAACTAAACCCATACCAAGATGCTGATAAATAAGCTATTGTTTCATCTTTGATGAAGTTGATATTTTGTTTTAATAAATTATATGCATAATAAACATTAATATCATTTGAAGCTACTACATAAGATGATGTTGGTAATGATAATGAATTAGTATATTGATTTACGCCAGAAATAATATCACATACTAAAGATATAGATTGGGAAACCAATAAAGCTTCTACATTTGAACCTGAGAATGATGATGAAATATATTGTGGTGTTGAAGTTACTTTTACGTTTCCTGCTGAATTTAGGACCATAGTTGGTACTACACCCAATCCACCTTCAATTATTTTTGTTACAATTGAGAATGAAGAACTTACTAAACTAGATTGAGTATCAGTTGCACCACTTCCACTATATTGAGTGGCATTTGTAACTTTAATACTTGCTGATGTGTTAAGAACAATAGATGGTAAAGAGCCCGTTCCATTTGATATTATTCTTGATACTAATGCAAATGATGAACTTATAGCAGTTGCTTCAACTGAAGTTGCTACTGAACCTGTGTATTGTCCGTTATTCGTAACTTTTATTGATGAACTATAAGAAGAACTTATAGCTGGATAGTATGAACTCCCACTATTAATTATTGTTGTTACTATACCAAACTTGCTTTCTAAACTTGAAGTTAAATTAGCACTTGATGTAGTTGATGTTATTTGAGTTCCACCACTTATATTAATTGGATTTGTTAAGCTCCAATTTTGATTATTGTGTTGAGCTAATACTGAATTTACATTATTAGGTCCTCTTTTTATAACACCTTCAATAATAGAAAAAGAACTACTAATTGAATTTTGTTCAGTTATTGAACCAGAGAATGATGATGAATAATGTATTTGATTTGTTATTTTTATTCCCTTTTCAACATTTGTTATTATACGTGGAGTATCTAATAAAATATTTTGAGCTATATAATCACCAATTATTTTTGCATATTTTATACCACCAATTGTTTCTCTTTTTTGTATTGATGTTGCAACAGATGGATAATCATAATAATATCTACCAGCTGTAATACTTCTTTCATTACCACCATATAAAAGGTCAGTTGCTACCGCATCTACAATATATCCAACATCCCTACGGCACTTACTTTCATTATATGTTAATTGTGGATATGCAACATTAATAAATTGAATTGTTTCGTTTTGAATTAATTCTTTATTTTGCTTTAATAAATTGTATGCAGCTTTACTTGATGTACTTGGTAATACTAAAGTATTTTTCTTTATTATATTATCAACTAAACCATAAGCATATTTTATAGCAGTTGTTGTTTGGTCTAATTGATAACCAGTTGCTTGTGATGGATATAAATAATAAAATGTTCCCGCCTCAATACTTCTTTCGTTTCCACCATATAAAAGGTCAGTTGTCACCGCATCTAAAATATATCCCACATCTCTACTACAACTTGCTTCATTATAATCAAAGTTTGACCAAGATGAGGAAAGGAATGTTATTACTTCATCTTTAATAAATTGCTTACTACCCGTAATCGCTTCAACAGAATCTAATACAGCTATGGAAGGTTCTACAAATGTTTTATTTTTTAATAAATTTTCCGATAATCTTGCTGCGTATTTTACACCATCTAATGTTTGTGATTTTTGAGTATTTGTTGCTTGAGATGGTATTTCATAATAAAATCTTCCAGCAGTTATACTTCTATCGTTACCACCATATAATAAATCTAAAGCTACGGCATCAATAATATATCCAACGTCTCTTTTACAAGTTTCTTGATTATAATAAAACTCACTCCAAGATGAACTAATATAATTTATTACTTCATTTTGTATAAAAGATTTACTTCCCGTTAAAATTTCATATGCATTTATTATATCGGTATTTTCGCTTGGTGTTAAACTTCCCGATATTGTTTCTGGATATGTTAGAGTATTTTCAATTAAATATCTTGGTGTTGTTGATGAATTTACAACACTAAATGCTCCACCTAAAGTATCATTGGTGGATGCCACATAATACAAATCATTTGGAGCATCATATGGAACTGTAAATGTAATAGTTCCAACACTATCTCCATTATTTATTACTCCTTTATTATAATCGTATCTACTATCAATACCATCAACCTTTGCTGTTCTTATCCAAAACGGATAATCAATACCACCAACTGCCGCCGATGCACTTATGTAAAATTTATAAGTTAAACCTCTAAATAATTTTATTGTAGGATTTTCACCAATAGTGCTATCTTCCGAATCAATAAATTTATAAGAAGAACTATTAGTATTTGTAACAGTAAATTCTTGTTGATGATTATTTGGTATAGTTTCTATATTACTACCAGTACCTCTTGCTATTATATTATATATTGTACTAAAACTAGCACTTACTTCGTTTATCGTAGATAGTGAAGAAGAAATACCAGTACTAAATGGTGCTGCTGTTCTGTAAATGTATGAATTAGTATTTGTTACTAAAGTTGGTATTTGTGTTAAACCTGTTTTTAATATAGAAATTACCGTACTAAAAGATGATGATACACTTCCAGTTATTGCGTTACTTGCTACTAAAGTTGGATACTCAGGATTATTATCACTTATTTTAATCTTATACTCATTTGAAGAAGTATAGATGTAAGAACCAGTACCATCACTAAAAATACTTAATAAAGCCGCATAAGATGCACTTATATGATTTAAATTTTCTAAAGATGCAGATTGTGATGATGTAATTTGGGTTGCTCCTAAAATATTGTACGGAGATGTAAACCCATATCCTTTTATTGATGATTTTGCCAAAAGTGTAGGATAATTATCTACACCATTTTGAACAATTTCGCTCACCAAATTATAATCAGCAACAACTTCAGCTGCTACATCAGCAGATGCTGCATTACTTCCACTTAAATAATATTGCGTAGCTACAGAAGTAGGTACAACTCTAATTCCTTCTACCGTATTAAGTGTTGTTACATCTGGTAATCCATCTAATCCTTTATTTAATACATCTACAACAACACTCCATCCCTGTCTTACTTTATCTCTACCTTCGATAAAACCACCACTACCACTAATTAAACGAGAACCAGATGCGTACATACCATATAAACCAAACGAAATGTTTGAGTTGTTTAGGGTAGCATGTCCACCATTGTTTACTCTAATTGCATAATATGAGAAGTTATTAAAGAAAGATACCAACTGAATGAATCCTCTACCATTTACCAAACACCCTACACCGTTTGGAGAAATCTGCGTATAAGCATCCAATACCATTGAAGCCAACGGAGAATCAGAATTTATCACATCACCATTAACATACAAACCACCACCACCCGGCGGAATATCTTCGTAAAGTTCGGTAAATGAATTTTCTTGGTTAGAAATCTGCGAGCAGTTTTGAATGTATGGTGAAGTTGTAATAAATGCACCAGGTTGGAAAGCAAATCCAAACCCCTTTTCAGGGTTTATTTGATCTGGATATAATCTCAATCCACCAACAGTTACCTCAGCCACATAACATCCAGAGTTTACCCAAAAAAGGTCTTCTGTGGGATTCTTAGCATTAATTTTCGTAATACGCAAACCAGCACCCCATATTGTAGTATTCTTAGGAAGTATCACAGGATTGTCCTCTAAATACGTTCCCGCTTGAACTTTAATTACATATCCATTATAGATAGAACCAGTATCAAAACCATATCTACCATCGTAGCCAGGTTGCGATAATGCAGCCGCTCTTTTAATTGTACGAAGTGGATATTGAATACTTCTACCATCATTATTATCATCACCATCGGTAGAAGAAACATAAAGTGTAGGTAGGTTGGCACCAAAATCTTTTGCAAGGATACCAGCATATCTTTCGGTATCAATTGCTAATTGCGATTTGGAAGCAGTTACATTTAAAGTATTATCACCAACTATTGAAAAATTACCATCAATAGTCATTGAACCTGTTACAAATACTGAACCTGTAATTTCTCCTTTATCATTCAACGAATCGCCTAAAAAGAAATCATTATCTATTTGTATAGAACCACTAGAAAAAATACTTCCACCAACAATTAAATCTTGTCTAACCGTCAGCGAACCACTTATATCCTGTTGTTCTTCAATCTGTTTACGAGGTATCAGTCTTGCCATTATACTACTTCTGCTATTTTACCTTTTATTTCAAAATTGCTAACTAATACATCGGCCGGAACTCTTGTAATAGCTTGATTAAATGTAACAATTATATTATTATTCCCAAAACTGACATCATATCGGTTTTGTGGCTGTTTAACTCCAAATAAATATACATCAATATAATCCTTCACTTTATCTACTTGTAAATTATCTACTATAAATCTCTTATTAAATAAAGAAAGTGTAAATAATTCTCCAGTTTCATCTAAACTAATTGCATTTGGATTAAATTGATAAATAAATGTATCAGTAACTACACCAGTTACAAATGATTTAAAATCCATTCTATCTCTTTTTTTAAGAGTAGTTCCTAATTCTATATTTGGTGTTGTTCTATTCATAAATCAGTATTATCTATATTTTCAACATCTCCATTTATTTTAACCTCATCGGTTTCATCAATTATATATGGGTTTCCAAAACGGTCAAATTCAGGAAATTTTTCTCTCTTAAATTTTATATAAAAATCATTATTTATATTTTGAAAATAATAATCTTCTTCTCTTATAAATAATCCATTTACAAATACATCAAATCTTGCAATTGGTTTTCTAAATTCTTCTAATTTTGAAAATAAAGTTTTTATTCTTACATTTTCTATTTTGAAAATCCAAAAATTAGGATGTTGCAAATCAAATGGTTCTGCAACGAACTCATTTGGTGCATTAACCTCTTTCATAATATTTTTTAATTGTCTTATATTCATATTATAATTGTTGGAATTTTCCTGTTATTGCAATTTCATCATTATCATCTAATACAAATGCTAATCCAGTAAAAGTAAATAATAATTGATTAGCTACTCCATCAAAAGTATATGTGTATTTATCAGGAGAAATAAAATCTCCATTTATATAAATTCTAAACCAATTTAAAACATCAAAAGATTCTGCTAAAACAGGTGGTAGAATTGGTATTCTAACATTTGTTAATCTAGCAGTATTTGCTGTTACAAATTCTGCTAATTGAGAACCTCTGATTGCAACAAAATCAATTATATCTGCATATTCATTATAAAGAGATGGTTGTGTAAATAAGTTTCCTGTTAAATCAGTTTCAACACCAAACACAACTCTTTTTGGACTATATGATTTTTTAATTGTAGGTTTTTCATTATATCTTTCAGGCAATAAGTAAGCGTTTACAACCATAGTAAACGTTGTACGAATTACTCTTTCAGAACCCTGTCCAACTTCTTGCTGATTTTCAAATGAATCAATTTGTGCTTTAAATTTGAATCCATCTTCTTTACCCCAATATCTTCCTGTTGCAAATTGGAATGCTTCAACTATTTTATTCATATGTTCGGTAAAAGAAGTCCAAATCATTACTTCATATGTAATTGTTACATAATCAGGTACAGTTATACTATACAATTCATAAGCAGGTGTTACTCCATTTTGTAAACTAAATCTTTCGTATCTATTTTTTGGAGAATATTTTTTATAAGTACCAATTGTATTTACTTCTCTAAAGTTTGCAAGAGACTCATTTCTTTCAATTGAATTTCTTTTGAACATTACCAAAGGAATTTGTATTTTACCTCTTTGGTCTCTTAAGTATCCTTCTTTTCTAGCACCTGCCCATCGTTCAGCATTACCATACACAAGAGGAACTCTTACAACCTTTTCATTTTCTTCCAAATCAGGTATTACCACATCCCCCATATATTCGGCAATAGCAGTATCAACATCAATAAGTTTTACACCTTTTATGAACTCCTTTTGTATTGGTAGTTGTTTGGCTCTATTTGTTTGTTTTTTATCCATTATACCACTCTCATTTCAGTTTGAATACTACTTCTTCTAGTCATAAATGTAGAACATGTGATAGAGAACTTTTCACCATCTCCTGTTTCAACCCTACCACCAATTAAAAAATCTTCAGTTACATTATCAATTTCAAAATACGCCTCATTATGAAAAATAATATCACCAACTTCCGGATAGAATCCCTTATCTTTTAATGTAAATCTATTAAAACGAAATTCTACATTTTGATTAGCATCAACACCAAATCCTTCGTAGTTTGCTGTTGTATCATCTCTTTGAATAATTGCTGTGCACTCTACACCTTGATAATATGTTTTATTTAGGGATTCTCCATAAAGATTTGTCTTGCTATCTTCAATAACAAGTTTATAGAGAACTACCGCAGTTTCAATTACCGCATCTACTAACTCTCTAGAAATTCCCTCAAAAAATTTTATATCTCTCGCTAATGCAAACCTTGCCATAATATTATCCTATATAGATTGGAAGTGGAACTTTTCGTAACATTTCTTGATGAGCATTCGTTTCGGTATTTCGATTTTCAAACTGCTTTGTTCTACTTAATTCTTCTAGTGTTTCTCTAAGCTGAGTCATTAAGGATTCTTTTTCAGTTTGTGCTTCAGCTCTCAATGCAGCTCCATCCAAACTAACTTCGGAACCAGGTATAGGAATATTAGAGTATTTTTCTCTAACAGCTCCTAGCAATTCTTTTACCAATGCTAAACAATATTTTCTAATCCATTGTTTACCCACATCATTAATACCACCATATTCCATAAAATCATAAGGTATATCAGAATAATCAGAAATTACGTTTGGAGTAATGTTAGTTGAATTAGCTACAAATTCATCTCTTACAAAATAATCAAAATATAATTTTCCATAAAGATTTACATGTTGCGAGGTTGGTCTTGGAAATACTCTAATTTTACCATTAACAATATTAAATGTAAATGCCGATTTTCTGAATTGGTCATTAAATTCAATAGCTTGTATTCTTAACATATCTTCAAATATCGGCATCAATATAAATTGTGCTGCCGGTGAATATGAACCAAATCCAAATTCATCAATCAAATTTAAAGTACCTTGTCCACTTACCGAATAAGGGTCAAAGAATCTATTAATTGCTGGTACTGGTTCGTGAAATACTTTTACAATTTCTATACGTTTTCCACTTTCAGAAACCGCTGCCCACAATGTATCTAAATCATATTCTTGTTGACCAGGAACTAATTCAACAAATCCTTTCTTAATATCAGTATTACCACCAACTCCGGCTAATGTACCATACGCATCGGAAATACCTATTAGTGTTGGTAAATTTGAACCTTGTACTAATTTACTTGATAAATTTGTAGATTTAGATTTTCCTCTAAGAGTATCTAAATTATTACGAATGTTAAATTGATTTACTTGTGCTCCGTATTCAGATACCGATTCTTCAAGACACGCATAAAAATTTTCATCAATTAATTCTATGTTTTGAATAGGATAACCCAATCTTCTAGCGCACCAAAGTGCCACTTTTGGGGCTTCCTCTTGAAACTCATAATCGTTATCATATATTCCAAAGGGGGTTTGCCCTGGGAAAAACGAAGATGAACCAGGATATATTAATGTTTCTAATGCCATTATAAGTACTTATTTTAAACGTTACCTATAAATATTAGAAATAGTAAGATTAGTAATTTAATGAGGATTAATTATCCAATTGTGTCCACTGTCCACCATTCCATCCGTAGAAATGAAAATCGGTAGTATTAAAATAAAGTGCTCCAGACGTTGGTGAAGTTGGTGCAGTTGAGTGATTTGGTAATACTACAATTGAGTTACTACCACTAATATTTAACGAACCTGTTATAGTTTGATTTCCATTAAATTGATTTGAACCAGTTGTTGTAAACGAAGAACTATCTATTGAAAACCCAGAAGTACCAGATGTTCCATCTCTACCACTAACTCCCGCTTGTGATATTGTTAATTGTGGTTGAGAAATTTGGACATTAATATTAGTTATAGCATTTTCTACCGCTACATTAGTCTTTGGGACTTCAACTTGGACAGTTGTTATATCTTTTTTTATTTCTACGGACATTTCTTACTTAGTTACGTTTTTAGATAACTTAACTTTACCTTCTAATAATCTCGTAACTTCATTTCCTTTTACCATTTCCAAATCGTAAAGTGCTTCACCAAAATCTAAAAGCGATGAAGATACTGCAGATATATACACTGCTATTGAACCAGAAGATAATGGTGTTGTTCCATTAGAGCCACTTAAATTAATACCAGTACCATCCGCTTTTAGGGATGATGATAATGAAATTAGCGGTGCTGAATTATAATCAGTTCTTAACTGCATTCTTGCATTGTAGCCCGATAGATTAACTGCCGAGCCACTTTCATCTGCCCAATTTATTTGAAAATTAGTAGTTGCACCTTGTTCTATAATAAAAGAATATTTACCTGCTGCCATATATTTAGTGTGTTTACCACTATAAATATAATGAATGGTGAAAGGGATAAAAATAAAAAAAGGAGATAATTCTCCCTTTAATCATTTTTTAGTTTCTAGCATTTCTATTTAGAGAACCGCTTGGATATGCTAATTCGTATGCTTTATTTGAAGATGAACCAGCATTCATAGCGCTCATATAAATTGCTTTAGATGCTGATGCTTGAAATGCTTGTTGTATAGTTGGTGCTGTTACCAATGATGATGTAACTTTACCAAAAATCATTGCTTTTATTTCAATTTCTGATATTGTACCATCATTATTATAAAATAATGCCATATCTTAATTCATTTAATAATTAAACTAATCTTACTTTAATAGTTCCGCTTGTATGATATAAACCACCAACAGGTACACCAGCACTTGCAGCTGCTCCATCATTTGCACAACTTCCTGTTATTGATGCAAATGGTGATAATGCATTTAATTTTGCGTTTGTAGTATTTTTATCTTCATCAGTAGCAAATGTTGCATCTACAACTGTATTTAAATTTGTATCTCCTGCAATCATTACAGGTTTTGAACCAGGATTTCTTCCAAATGGATTTGATGCTCCGTATTTGTCAATGTAAGCTTGTTGTTGAGCTGTGTAAGTTGGTGTCCCCTTTACTTGTCCCATTTTAATTTTATTTTTATAATTTAAAATGTAACAATTCTCTTATAAATATTATCAAATAAAAAAGGGAGTGATTTCTCACCCCCTTTTTATTATTGAATCATTACGTTAGATTCGATAAAGATTAGATATTAGCTAAATCTTTAATCAAGATCTTACCATAGAATTCTGGTCTTACCATCTTCTTAGCGTAACGAGTCATAACTCCTCTACGTGGAGTGAAGTTTTGTGGGTCGTACACTAATGGAGTCATAATCAATGGTACATATGGAGCGTAAACAGCACCAGTCTCAAGGAAGTTATTTCCTCTGAAGCCCATTAAGATTTCGTTAGAAGTCATATATGGGTTTTTGTACACAGTGAATCTGTTACTCATAGAACCTACTGCAGTTACACCAGCTGCAAATTGCATTGCATCTTTATCAGCGTTAACTGTGAATCCAGGAATTGATTCTAAGATAGTACATACATCAGGAGATGCTACTACAAAGTTAGCACCACCACGAAGTGTTAATTGATGAATTTTGTTAGAAACTTTGTTCAACTTAACACCTAAAGTCTGATACCAAGAATTCTTAGTATAGTAAGTGTTTGCACCAGAAGGTACTGAAGAACCCCATGCAGCTTGTCCAGTTGCACCGTTGTTCAAATATTCTTCACCAATTGTTGCTGACCAGTACTCAGTTGTTAAAGCGTTTGATTTTAACATATCTAAGATTTCTAAATCAATCTCTAAAGAGATATAATCAGATAACATAGAAGTTAATTCAGCTTCAGCATCTATTGAGTGGTAAGCGTTAAGGTCTTGTGCTAACTCTGGAGTCCACACAGCCTTTAATTTACGAGTTTTAGCAACGATTGCTTCACTCTTTAATTCTAAGTCAATTTCAGGAATATCCAATGCAGTAGTTGTGTTACCAGCGCTATTTGCAGTTGCATCTTCGAAATCACCTCTATCGTAAGCAACTGGTTGCTCAGAATATCTTACAGTTACTGTTTCACCAGCAGTTGTAAAGAAATCTGTAGCTGCAGATGCAGATACGAATAAAGTTACGTTATCACCAGATACAAAGTTGAACTGATGAACGTTAGAGTAAACAGCTGCGTTTCCAGCAACAACAAAAGAACGTACTGCTTCTAAATCTGCAGTTGAAGAAATACTAGCTTTGTTAGTGGTTAATTTAATAATTTGTCCAGCTGCTGCAGATGCAGAAAGTGCTGCATCAAACCCAAGATCAGCCCATGTTGCAGATGCTGATGTAAATCCAGCATTAACAGATGTAGCAGTTAATCTACCAGTGATTGCAGAAGATACTGCATCGTTTACAGAATATCCATAACGAGCTTCACCATAAAGACCGTTTTGAGCTGCGTTAGTTCTACCAAAGTTAGCTGCAGAACCAGTAGCGTTAGTACCACCAAAAAGTGATTTACCACCGAATTGTGCTTCAGAACCTTGTGCAGAACCATATTTGAAGTCTAAGAAGAATACAAGACCAGAAGGAAGGTTCATTGGTTGAACACTAACGAATTCTTTCGCAGCGATTTCACCAAAGATTCTTCTTACTAATGGTAATGCAACACCAGACCATTCTTCAGAACCTGCTGAAGTACCAGTTTGAGTAGCCTCGTCAAGCAATTGCTTAGCTTGGTTCTCTAACAACACTGCCATAGAGTGTTGCTCTCTTTCTTTTAAACCTTCAAGAAGACCAGTTTTTTCCCATTTGTTTCTCAATTGACGAGTTTCAGCAAGCATTACTGCTTGTGGGTTTTTGCCTTCCATAAGTTTTCCTAAATCAAAATTTGCCATTTTATTTTATTTTTTTATGGATTGTTATTTTACGATACCAGCTAATTGCTTAAAGCGGTTAGCTAATTCGTTTGAGCTTTCAGCGATGATTTCTTTTGCTGGAGCTGTTGTAGCTTGTGGCTTAGAAGCAAACCCTTCGGTCATTGTCTTCTTAGCTGCTACTTTTCTTTCAGTACCAGTAAACTTCATGCTTTCTGCTAAAGTTGCGTAAACCAATTTAACTTCTCTTACAGAAGAAGTTCTGTCCAAATTCTCAACAACTTTAACTTTTTGTTCGTTAGTTAAATTGTAAGAACGGAACAATTTGTTTGCGTAAAGTAATTTTGCATTTAACAAATTTACTTCGTTGATAGTGCCTTTCAAAGATTTGATAGTAGAATAAGCTTCTTTTAATTCTTCAGCCATTTTCTCTTTTTCTTCGTCATGAGCTGGTTCTTCAGCTTCTTTAACTTCTTCTTCGTCATCACCATATCCCATTTCACGTAAGATTTCATCTAAGTCGATTTCCTCATCATCGTGAGCTGGTTCTTCAGTTGGAACTTCTTCAGCTTCAACTGCAGGTTCAGCTACTGGTTCAGCTGCTACTGGTTCTTCAACCGGTGCTTCTTCACCTTCTGCTGCTACTGGCTCATCTTCATGTGCCATTTCTTCTTCGCCTTCTTCAGCGATTTGTGCTTCTAGTTCTTTGATGATAGCTTCAAGATCCAATTCATCTTCATCAGAATCATCAGACATGTCATCCATATCCATTTCATCTTCTTCTTTTATTGGTTCTTCTTCTTTTTCATCTTCACCTTCAGCTTCTTTCATGTCAGCTTTTTCTTCGTCATCAGACTCTTCTTCGTTAAGGCCTTTTACCTTATCGTAGTCTTCAACTTCAGAGCCAACTTCACCTGATTGCTTAGCGATTCCACTAAGGTCGGTGTCAGCATCGTTAGCTTTTGCTGCTGGTTGTTTGTTATCACCACCACCAATTTCGCTAGATACATCATTATTCTCTTCAACTTTATCTTCCACTTCTTCTTCATCAGCCATTTCTGCCTGAAGTTTCTTAGAAAGGATAGATTGTAATCTTGGAGTAAATGCTTCTTCTAGAGCGATTTTAGCATTAGCAATAGCAGTTTCACGCACAGCTTTAGCATCAGCGATAGCTTCTTTCAAAAGTTTTGAACTTGCCATTATTTTCCTTATTATTAGGATTTCTTAAGCTATTAGAATTGAAGCTTAAATAGAATTGTTTGATTGGCGTTTTGGTCACTACTCATAAAACGAGAGTATTCATTTACCAATAAAAAACGCATATAGAAATGCGTTATTGTAAGAATAAATATATAAAATTTAATGAAAACGTAATTTTCTAAAGAAATTTTTAGAAATTATTTACAACCACAGCCTTCTTCTAATTCAGCATCAGCGTAAATGTTACTAACTACATAGTCCATTTCTGATTCTAATTTTTCTTTTGCTGCGTTAAGTTTTTTAAGATTAACAACGTATTGTTTTGCTTTTGGTGTACCTTTTACTGATTTGTATTTTTCTAATTCAGATGCAATTGCTGCAATTACTTTTGTAAAATCTTTTTGTATAGCTCCTACACTTCTTGCTTCGCTCATTACCGATTCGGGTACACAATTTGGAACTTCTTTACCATTTTTGTTTTTCATTCCAACTTGCTTATATCCTTTCCAACAAGGTGATGCTTCATTTACTTCTCTTATTTTATCACCCACCATTCTACCTTTCCAAAAATTAAGAATACCCATATTAACCGCAATACCTTTTTTAATTGCTTCTCTTTGTTTTGAATCTTTTGTTACATTCAATCTAGCCATTAAATCTTTAATGGTTTTTTCCATATTTTTAACTAAATCCATATCACTTGCTTCAGTTACTACACTTTCATTTGAATCACCATATTCGTGGTAATTAGAAGCAGCTTGAGAAATATAGTTTTCAGAATTAGTGATGTGGTCTTGAATCCAAGCAGGAATTTGCTTTTCTTCTTCACCCATTTTTTGTTTTAATTCAGTTGCATGTTTGATAATAGAACCTAACTGATTTTGTGCCATAGAAACTTCGTGGTCTTCTGATTCTTCCCCTTCATTTACAGGTTTAAATGCAGATGCAAATGGATTAGAATAAACCTTTCCATATTCAAATTTCTTACCACCCATAGTGAAAGAACCATTTCCAGCTAAATCAGTTAAACGAATCATTCTTATTTCTTTTTCATTGCAAGTCTTTCTCTCATTACATCAGTTGGGATGTCAGAGATTTCATAGTAACGATTTAGGATGTGACCCATATCTTCATATAAAGCATGTAATCTTTCATCCATTGCTTTTGCTTCTACTGAGAATTTATCAAATTGCTTACCCAATTTATCCAACTCACTCATATTTCTTTTTACAGTTTGAGCATCGAACCAATCGTTAGCTTCTCTTAATGATAATTCTTTTGCAGCCTCTACAATAGCACCCAATGTTTCAGAAACTTCAGTCATATCTGAGTTACGTTTCATTTGGTCTTGGAAAGTATTGTAAGTAGAGATAATTTCTAAGAAGTGCTTTTTTACTTCTAAAGAAAGTTTTCTATCAGGTGATTCCAAATTCTCTTTAATAGAAAATTTACCATCCTTAATCTTTACTTCAGTTAAAGCAGTTTTACGAATATCGTTGTATCCTTTAGCTACTTTAGTTACGTGCTTTGGTTCTTCAACTTTCAATTTGAATTTGTTGTTGTGAACGTAGCTGTATATATCAAAATTCTTGCTCATTTTATGCTATTTCAGTTATTATTTCTCTCATTAAATCCTGTGCCTTGCAGTATTCACCACACACATCAGTACCAATTTGTTTTAGTGGATTTACGGACTCATTCATTGGGACCATAAATGCACCATGTGTAGATGGATTGGATACAAAATCCCAACCAATCAATTCAAAATCTTCTTGTACTTCTACTTTGTTTCCACTCATAGGTCTAGTTGAACCCATTCCTCTTGATGAAATACCCAATAGAATACCAGCTTTTAGTAACTCTTTAAGAATGTTACCGGATGGTGTTGATAGAATCTCAACCGTTCCACATAAGTCATCACCTTCCCACCAAATTTCTTTGATATTGTGAGAAACATTTTTTAAATTGATAACAGTTGAATCTGGATGGTCTAATTCACCTAAAGCTCTACGCTCTTTAATAAATGTTAAATATTTCTTAGCTTCTCTTTCTAAGATTGGTTTCGGATATATTCTGCCATTTTGATTTTCCGCACCAGCTCTTTGTAAGACACCTTTTACTAAGGTTCTACCCCCCTCATCTTCTTTTACTTTACCTTCAAATAAATGTGTTTCTATTAAAAGTGCTTTCATATTACTTTTTTTCTCCTTTTGAATTCCAAGCTGTATCAATTTTGTTGAAGAATGCTTTTTTCTCATCATCACTCATTGAGGTGATAGATTTGCCAGCTTTTTCTAATGCTTTTTTAAAGAAAGCTTGATATTCAGATTCTTCCTTTAAAACTTCTTTAACTATTTCTTTTAATCTACTTTTTGAGATTTTCATATTTTCTTTTTTATTAGGTAATCCTTTATGTGATGTTGAAGCAAAATCTTTAGCAGATTTTTTACTCATTGAGTCTGCTGCTTTTTCAACTTCTTTAGATGGTGCTTCCATGTCTCCTTTTTGTACTGCATGTACCATACCCATAAATCGTTGTTGTGCTTTAGATTGTGCTGGCATATTATAAAGTTCTTAATTTTTCAGTTATTCCCATTAACCTTTCTCTGATTTTATAAAGAGATGCGTTTGTTCTTTTCCAGTAATCTTCTTTCTTAAGTCCATTTTCAGTCTTAATTTTAGAATACCAATTAACAAACTTCTCTATTTCAGAAAGTTGTTTGTGTATATTAGAAACACCTCTACCAACTTTTGATTTTGGTGAAGATTCTTCTCTTTTTAATTCTAACCATCTATTTTCCGCAACAATCATACCGCTAATATCTGCAACTTTAGCTTTATCAACTTCTTTTGCAGCTGTTGGTTTCATTGGAAGTGCTTCATCTTTACTAGCCGGCACATCACCTAATGCCCAATCTTTTTCACCTTCACCAACAATAGTAGCTCCGGATAATTTAGCTAATTTTGCGTTTTTACCAGCAACTTCAGATGGTTTTGAAAATGGTGCACCAGCACTACTTGTCAAACCTTCTTCCAAATCATCAACAACAGTACCACCTGCAATTGCAGCTAATCTTTTATTTTTCTTTGCAGTTTGACCAGGCTTTGAAAATGCCGCTGGGGTATTATATCCAGCCACATTACCTGTTACTGACATTTCATCCAAAGTTTTTTGAATGTTTCTTTCTCTAACGTATTTACGAATAGCCTCTTTTAATCTTGCTTCCATTATTTTACTTTAGATTTAAGTTCCTTAATTAGCTCATAAGAAAGCATAATTGATGAAACTTGAGAATCAGATACAGTCTTTCCAATTTTCATTTTTTCTAAAACGGAAATAGTTTCTGATAGTTTGATTTGCGTAACTTTATCTTTTAATTTTGATTTAATACCATTTAATTCAGAAATAATATTTGGCAATTCTTGTCCAACGTAATCTTTAAATTTCGTAGTATTAGTGATATTGTTTATATATTCTTTCAACAAATTCTTTTGAGAATCATCTAAATTTGTATATTTTTTGTTGAAAGTTTCTACTAAAATCTTATAAGTAAGTAATCTAAGGTCTTTGTCTTGTTGTTTATAGGATTCAATCAACTTTTTATCTTCAGCTGGTTGGATTTGTTGAGCGGGCTTTGATGTAATGTTTTCGATTAGGGTAATCTTAGAATTAAAAATATCTTTAATATCATATACATCTGCTCTCTTAGATTCAAATACTTTATATATAGATGCTAGAACTTTATAGTTAGAAATAGGGGATGATAAAAATTGTTCAATTTCAAATTTTGCTGAAATTTCTTTAATAAGGTTAAATTTCTCTTTAGAAAGTATCGATTGATTTAATTTAGCGTGTGCATCACATACTGTTTCTACCAATCTATCTGCTTTTGTTTCGGAATTATATTTTTCCTTTAACAATATGTCATATAGACGTAATTCTTTGTTTAATTCCGTATTTGGAGCAAAGAACTCTGCTACAATTCTTTTTGCGTTTTCAGATTTATCGCCATTAAGAATTTCAAGCGTTATTTGTCTTACTAAAAGCTCAAATAACACTCCAGTATTCTTAAACTTTGAGTGTTTAATTTTTTTCATTTACTTACCCTATATTTATTCTACCCTATAAACTAACACATATAAATATAAACAAATTTTTCTTTATTAAATTTTAGTTTCATCTAACAGGTTTTTTTCATCTAACATACCCGATTTTTGGGATTTTTCGTTTAAAACCTTCTTTTTTGATGAAATTCCGTTTATATATTCACGTGCAAGCTTTTTAGCGTTTGTGTTTAATGTTCTATCATCTCTCTTTCGTTCCTTATGATTTTCCTTATCTCCCAATGGGTCTCTACCATATGGGTGCTTATCTTTACCATAAGTGTTTCCTTCTTTAGGTCTACCAACTCCCCTATTTAATTCAATTTCAGTTTTTAATTTACTGATTTCTTCTTCCACATTTTGTTGTTGTGGTGGGTTTGCTGGGTCTTGTCCTTGTTGTTCTATTGATGTATGTCTGAATCTATCTTTTAGGTCTAAGATTACTTTTGCTCTTTCAATATCTATTTCATCTTGCGATAACCCAAATATATTATGATAAGACCAATCAGATGATAACATATTAAGTGCTTTTGCATCAGATGCTAATCTTACTTTTTCAGACCATAAATTAACCTTTTCTTGCTCATAGATTGTAGAAGCGTTTGTGAGTGTTAATTCAAAATTTGTCATTTCTGAATCATCAATACCATTTGCTGCTAAGTGAACTACTGCAATTTTTGCCAATTCACTAACAACTGTACGTTGGATTCTTTCAATAGTTCTTGCAAAACGAACATCTTCTGCAGCCAATGTAGCTTTACCATTAACATTTTCATCATAAGATAAGTAAGCCTTTGGTACTCTTAGAGCTGCAAATAATTTATTCTTTAAGTAATCAATATCTTCAATTGCTGCATATTCTAAACCTTGCAGATTATCAATAGTTGTACCACTATCACTACCACGAACAGGTAGGAAAAAATCTTCAGTAAGGTTTTGGATATTGTATTTTAAGTTATAATCGCCAGTATTTTTATCAACAAATGGAGTTTTCTTCATTTTGTTAATAATCTTTTGCATATAGTTATCTACCTCTTGCGGTGGAATGTTACCAATATCAATTTTGAATACTCTCTTTTCAGGTGCTCTCATAATACGATGAATTAACATCGCATCTTCCATAAGAGATAATTGTTTCCAAATTCTTCTTGCACCTTCAACCATTGATTTGCCATAAGGTAAAAAGTTAGTGTCTGATAGCATTCTGAAGTGAGCCATTTCGTATTGCTCATATTCCTTTTTACCAAATCTGTCCAATTCCACCTTATACTTAACATAATCAGGATTATTTGGGTCAGTACCTTCTAATCTCTCTACGTTATAAGTTGAGTGTGGTGCTACGTTGATAATACCTTTACCAGGCATAATTTCTAATGCTAAGAAAGCATCACCATATTTTACTAAGTTTCTAATCCAAGGCCATAAGTTAAATTCCACATTCATTATATCATAGAATAGATTGTGAAGCATTTCTCTTACGTTCTCATTCGTTGATTTAATTTGAAGAACATCACCATATTCATTCTTGGTTGTGGATTCATCTGCATATATGTCTAATGCTGAACCTATAATCGGGTCCATATCCATAGCATCATAATCTCTAAAAAGTTCTCTACGAACTTGGTGATATGCCATTGATTGAGCACCTTGATGTGTTTCGAAGTAAGACCTTTGAAGTTTTGTGTACCTATCTCTTAGGTTTACAAAGTTTGTATTCAGCTGTCTATCTTCAACGTCAACTACTCTACGTTTACCTTCTTTATCAACGGTTACGATTGCATTAGTTGAGAATAGTTTTTTAAGTCTCCCAAAGAAACTCCTATCGTCTTGGAATTGTTCTGCCATAATTTATTTTACCATTTTCTACAAGACCAATATCTTGCTTTTGTTCTTGGACCAGGATTATCACAATTGTGTCTTGCTCTGAAGGATTTTCTTCTATCAGGATTAGACTTCTTAATTCTCATTGTTTTATCTCCAAAGTTTACCTTAACTACTTTACCTGTTTTAGGATTCTTAACATAAACTTTAAACTTTTTAACATCACCTTGCATTGGTTTACCTAACTTTACTTCTCTACCCTGATATTCTGCCTCGTAAACACAATTACAATTAGCTTCATCTAACGATTGTGAGTAAGATTTAAGATAATTTATAAAATCATCCATATCTTCTTGCTCAACATCCAATTCATCATAATCATCAATTGGGTTATCGGCTGGTTGGTCTCCCTTAGAATATGCTTTATTTACATATTCATCTTCTTTTAGGATATTTGTTAATTTAATCATTTTAGTCTCCTTTTATTTTGACATATACCATAAATATCGGAAAATATCAAAACACTATAATTTACAACCACTGTGTTAAGTCCTCAAAATTATCACCAATTCTCATTTTCCAAGGGTTATCATCCCTATCGGATGGTCCATAAACACCTTCGTATTGTTGATTTGATGAAATACCACCCAAAGTTCTTTTTGTAAGGTCTATTCCTTCTTGTCTTAATCTAAGTGCCGTATCTCTTACCCACAACCCAATACAAAATGCCATCACCAAATCATCATTATAACTTTTCATAGCCTCTGCTCTACCATTAATGAATATGAAAGTAAACAATTCATCTATCAAACGATTTGAACGAACTGTTACTGCTTTTTCCCTAAAGTATTCATCTAATTTAGATACAATCAAAGGTCTAGTTTTAGAAGTTGTTGAGAATCCAGCAACCATTTGTTTTTCGTCAGCTCTATATTTGTTTCTCATTTGGTGTTCAACATCTACATACTTTAAATCCTTACTCATATAGAATAAGTTTTTATATTGTCTATCTATACATTGTTGAATACAAGCCCATCCAATATTTGCATTTTCTATTACTAATAATGCATCATTATATTCTGTTGAGAGATTGACTAAGAAGTTTCCAAAGTCTTTTGTATCAATTTTTCCTTTATATTCAGCAACTTGTGTACAAGTTGTAATATCCATAACATGTGCGGCTGAATAGTCACTTCCATCTCCTCTCGCCACATCGGCTATCACCATATATGAACCATTTGCCATTGGATATTCCCATCTCCAAAGGTTTCCATCAAATCCAGTCTTTTCAATTGGGTCTTGGCAAAATGTTTCTTTGTAAAACATCAATAGTTCAGGATCAATAACAGTATCACCAGAAGATACGAAATCACAATCACATTCTTGAGCTGCTTTCTTTTGTCCTAATAGTTTTTCTTGTTCATCTCTCCATTGTTGTCCTCTTTCAGGATGAACTGTCCAATGCAATCTAATTGTATTGAATGGATTTTGTCCTTCCTCTGCACCTAACCAAGTTTTGTGAAACCAGTTACCCACACCATTAGGAGTAGAAAGTGCAATACAACTACCACCCGTTGATAAGGTAGATTGAGCTGCCACCCAAATCTCATCAATATCATCAATAAAAGCAGCCTCATCAAATATAAGAAGTGATAGGGCTTCGGAACGTCCTGCATCCGGAGAACTAGCAATAGCCTTAATTTGAGAACCATTGTGTAAACGAAGGGAAAGTTTATTATCTTCCAAAGAACCACCCTTCAACCAAGAAGGAAGTAATTCATGCATCACCCTTACTTTAGTTACTAAGTTTTTTGCTACATCTTGCTTTGTTGCAATAACCAATACATTGAAATCCGAATTGAATAACATTTTCCAAAGTGCATAACCAGCTGATAGCGTTGAGATACCAGTTTGACGTGATTTCAATACTATATTAAAACGATTATTTGCAAATTGAGTTAATGTTTTTTCCTGAAATGGGAAAAGGTGAAAAGGTATTTTACCTCTCACCGGATGCTGAATCATACAATATTTTTTCATAAAGTGTATAGGGTCACTAGCACACTTTTTGTATTCTTCTGCAATAATCTCTTTTAAAGATTTCTTTTGTGTTATACCTAAATTTTGAGCCATTAATCAATTGGTGGTTTAACTAAATCGTAATTTTTATCTTTAAGTTTTTCCCAAGCCTCATTTCTTAGTTTTTTTGCCTGTTGTATTTCTTCTTCAAATCGTGTAATATCAGCAAGTATTTCTGCCTTTAATTCATTTACATCTCTTTCCATACTCCACTTTTCAAGCGTACCATCTTCTTGCACAACTTCATAATCTTGCTTAGCATCATTGTACGCTTGTTGAAATTGTGATACTACATCTTTACCATACGAAATCATATTATTGTATATTTTATAATCTTCATATGCTTCCCACAACCCATCTAATTTAATTGTTAATTCTTTTTTTGCTAAACAAGTTGCACAATATCCAGTTTTTGAGATGAGTTTTTTATCAGCTCTACTTAATTTAATTGTATTACAAGCATCACCCTTGCAACTATTTAATGCAGCTAGGTAAGCTCGTGTCTCAGCCATTATATCACCCAATTCGGATACTTCTACTTTACCAGCAGCATGTTGCTCCCAAGACTTTCCGTTTTCATCAGTCCATCTTTCACCAACCTCACGTTTTACATTTTGTTTATCTGCCCCGGCGAATGATATTTGTGTATTTTTTTCATAATCACCGCCTGTTAAAACCATATTTACCAACTTTCGGCGGGTTGGATGCATGTACTTTTTTTGAAATTCCTTTGCCATATTAGTTTTGATATATTCGTATATATAAGTATATCAAAATTAAATAAAACGATTATCTTCCGTACTTAAAGATACCCAATATTTGATTTAATGGTGCAAATGCTCCAGTCAATTTATAGGTATTTCCCCCATAAACGAAAACAATACCCTCATTTGGAACAATTTTATCAAATCCACCTAAAGAATTTAAGCGGCTTAATTCAATTTTTAATTTATCAATTTGTTGTGGATTTCCAGAAGCTTTTATTTGCTTAATTGCAGTTCCCAATTCTTTTCTTAATTGTTTGGTTGCATCCGAAGGATTGGCGGTAAGTACAGATTCCATAAATGATAATACATCAGCACCAACACCTAAAAAGATTTGTTCAAACTTCATTATGTTTTCTTTCATAATCTTTTGCTGGTCTTGCTTATCAGTTTTATCCGCCCATGCTTTTATCTTCTGGTCTTGTATTTGATTTATACGCATTGATTTATCACCAAAAGCCCATCTTTTAACCAACCCTATTTTTGAATTTATGTCTAATTTTTTTGCATTCTTTTCAACATAATTTTGCCACCAAGCCTGATGGTAATCTGCTACTCCAGCTGAATCAGAAAGTTTAAATTCGTTTTGCAATTTATTAACCATTGATATATACTTTCCTTGTAATTTAGAAAGTTCTTGAGATTTTGGTAATGATTGTATTGGGGGTCCCTGAATTGTGTATGTATTTTGTACATGCTTATTAACTTGCTTAATCATACCAGCTAAGATAGATGCCGCCTGTTGGTTCTCTCCGATTACTTCACCTTCTTTATTATATTCAAAAGTTCCGTGAAATACTAAAATGTTTTGTCCATATGGTATTACGTTTGAATTCTTTGGATATATTACTTCCAAATTCATAAAACATGCACCATCTTTAAATATCTTCTTACGTTGTGGTTCAGTTAATCCTGCTATTGCTTTTGAAAGGTCATTCATAGCAAATGTATAAGCATCTGTAAGAGCACCTCTACCAGCAAATTGTTTTGCAACCTGCCCTATAGTCATTGCACCTTCACCTTTATTTTTTGTATGAGATTTATTTCTTGCGGCAACCAATCTACCATTTACCCAACTAATTGCCAATGCCTGTCCATCAGTTTTTTCTCTTGCTAATTCCAAATCACCATTAAGAGCTTTAGTTACAATATTTTTAAGGTCACCAAATGTAAGATTCATCTGAATGTCAAATGGGTGATTCATATGTCCATATGCTCCACCTTCTAAAAGTAAACCTTCACTTAGTGGGGTTTCAATCTTTGATAATTTACTATAATAATTTGGGTCTTCGTATAAATGGTCTAATGCTATTTCTTTTGCAACATTTACATCGGTTGTATGCTCTCTTTCTACTGCATATCCTTTTATAAATTCGTTCTTTAAAGTCTGCTGACTAACTTTATGGTGTTTAGCTATATCCGATAGTGTCATACCTTCGGCTTTTCCACCTGGTATTTTATCTTCTTTTACTTTAGTGTATTCCTCACTACCATCTTTATCCAATTTAGATTTTAATTTCTTAACATCTTTTGGATTTGGTGCTCCATTAATATATCCACCAGTCAAAGATAATCCAACACCAGCACCACCACCTAGTCCTTCTTTAATATCTTTCTTAGGAATTCTAAATGTTACGGCTTTCTTACCATTGATTGTTGGCATTCCCCATTCATCTTTTCCGATAGATTTAACAAAAACTTTTTTGTTTTTAAATTTACCCATTAAGATTTGGTCACCAATCTTAACATTTAATTTAATTTCTTCGTTAATATATTCTTTAAGAGATTTAAGTTTGAGAGTAATCATTTTGAATATTTGCTCATCAAACTTTGGATATGCTTTCATAAAACCTTTCTTTCTATCCGCTTCACTACCAGCACTTAACCAATAACGAACATCAGTTCCACTTATAGGATTTGATTGAGCAGGTGCTATATAAACGTACCCCCTATCCAAATATCCAGTATCTACTTTACCTTTATATGGTTTGAAGTATTTACCACTTAGACGTGAAGAATCTTTTTCACCAACTGCTGTTATAAATGCAGTAGTATCTGAATCAAATTTATTGAGTATTTCTTGTGGAGCGTATGGGTTTTTAATACTGACTATTTTGTTTGATGGAATACCAAACATCTTTGTCATTATTACTTTCTTTTCCTTAAACCCGAATGGAGATTTCTTTGAATCGGTTACATCGGAAGTTCCTACATAAACATTATCCCTTCCAAACTTCTTAACCAAATGGTCATACGTTGCGTAGTGACCCTTATGAAAAGGTTGAAAGCGGCCCGAATAGACAACTATTGTTTTGTCTATCTGAGCCGCTTCACCTAATATGCTTTCTATTAAAAATTGTGCTAATCTGTTCATATAGTTATTATACTATATAAATATTGAAGATTAACATTTATTAATTTCCATCAATTTTTACTTCACCTTCAGATGGTGCTTGTGGAGCTAATTGTTGTTTTTGCATTTCTGCAATTTGTTTTCTTGAAAGAGTTCCAGGTTGATATTGGATAGTTCCTTCCATAAGGTTCAAACGTCCTCCAGGATACCTATCATCCAAATCATCCATCATTTTTTTGAATTCATCATTTTTTTGTTTGAATTCTTCTTCAATTCTTATAACAGTTTCATCAAGTTTTCTCGATTCTTCCATTAAATCTTTTCTTCTTAAATAAAGATTTCCAAAATCAGTTACATAATTACCCAACATAGTGTTAAGGTTTTTAACTGAATTTAAAGTTTCTTCATCAAGTTTTACTGTTTCGATTTCAATTGTTGTTTTTGTAGGAATGTTATCTAATGACATAATTTATGTTTTTTTGTTTGTATATATAAGTATATTACTTTTTATTTTTTAAAATCTTAGATGTACTAAAGCCTGGTATTTTGTTGAAATATTCAATTTTTGGTACAAATTCTGCGCCTATTATTTGTTCATAACTATAATCGTTTCCAATTACCATAATATCAGGTCCCCATTCTTTTATTCTTTCGATTAATTCATCATCAGAATCAAAAGAGACCACAGAGTCAACACCATTGATAGCGGATAGAAACTCCATACGGTCAGCCAACGTATTGAACGGCCTTCCCACTCCTTTTTTTGAACGAACTCTTTCATCCGTATCAATCCCCATTCGTAAGGTGCCCAATGATGCACCATGTAACATAAGTCTGATGTGGCCAATGTGCAAAACATCAAAAGTTCCATTTATCCAAATTTTTTTCATTATAAGAATTTCTCTAATTCTTTAATTACCATATCAGATGTAATTAATTTAGTACATTCAAATTGTCTTTCAGTACCTTTGTGGTCTGGGCACCAATTCCAATCACCAGCATCTAAACGTATTCTATTGAAACATCCTTCACATTTCCCTTCCGGAGAACCTATTCTAACACAATCTTTCATTTCTGCCCATTTATAAGAAAAACCACTAATTAAGACTGTAGGTACATCTAATGCCCAACTTAACCAACTTAACCCACTACCAATTCCAATAAATGCTTTTGATTTTAATAATTCATCCATAACTAATTCAATTGGACCATCGGGGTGTTTGATAACTCCATTTGGAATTTTATTTCCCATATAATCATCACCTTCTTTGGATATAATTCTAACAACATACCCTCTTTCGTTTAACCAATCAACAACTTCTTGCCAACCTGTTGGATTATTCCAAAACTTAGATTGTGCAGTACCAAACATACCAATACAAACTTGTTTTAAATTATAATCTTTTGTTATGTATCTTTCTTTTATTTTAGGTTTAATTTCTTCATATTCTAATCCTAATATATCAGAACACATTTTTTGTAAAGTTGAACTTTTTGGGTCATTTGGATTTTTAAAAATGTTATGTGAATTATCTTCATTATAAAATAACCCAACACAATACATAGCGTATAAATTTTCAACATTTGTACCCGGCTGTACGAATTCAATATGTGGATACCCATTTTCAAACATATCATTCATAAAAGTTGAAACAACAACTTTACATTTATGTTTTTTTCTGAATTCCTCTACATAAGCAAACCAAGCTAAAGAATCCCCAAGAGCTTTTGAATCTAATGCTATATAAACTCTTTTTTCTTCTGCATTAAAATAATGTGTATGGAAATGATTATCGTTTTCATATATTTCTATACGCCAATCAATAAAATATTCTATACTACATCTAGACCACATATTGTTTTCTATTTCAGAAGAAAATACAATTTTATCAGAATTATTATCAATAAAATTAATTTTATATTTTGCTTTTTTTGGTCCTTTTATTTCAACAAAAGGTCCTTTAACAAAATGAATTAATACTTTGTTTTTTATTTCAACAATATTATTGTGATTCTTTTTTAAATTATCGTAAATCATTAATCCCAAGTTTTTATAGTTTCATCCAATAAAGAATATCCTTCTGCTTGTTTGGAGTACATTTTATTAGTAGTATATCTAGGTTTTGGATGGTGATAAAATATATGATTAAACCAAAGGTCGCCCACATCCCATTCACAATCTTTTATTCTATCCATCCACCAGCTTTTGTTTCTATTTGGAATTAAATAAGCGTGTGCAAGGTCTTGATTGTGTCCTGTTTTTGTAAACAAATCATCAATTCTATATTTTTCTCGTGATGGGTTATCTGCCAATCCTATAAAATATACATCATCTCTTTCTGAAATAAAACAGGCTTTATGAACTATGTTTACAAATTCTTCTAACCCTGTGTAAATAAATGCATCGGCTTCAAATATTAAAGTATAATCGTAATTCGTATCATCTATTGTTTCTATAGCGTTTCTATGTGCTAAATAACAACCATAATGTCTACCAGTTATCCAACCCAAACCAGCACCAGGATATAATTCACCAGGTTTATTATCTTTACTTAAATGCTCAGGTCTTCTACAATGTTCTGCCGGCGGTAACCCTTCATAAACCTTATTAACAATTGGTTGATAATCAATTCCATATTGACGTAATTGTTTTAAAGATTGAATAGATACTCTTTCACGCATATCATCCGGTCTTGTCAACATATGTTTTATTTGAATACGTGGTTTTTTACGAACAAAAGATAAAAAATCTTTTTGAATCTGTCCATAAAAAAAGTGATTAGCTGCATCTGTTACTCCACTAAAAACTCCAAAATCATCTCCACTAATAATTCCACCAGGTTTTACTTTATGATACCATCTATCTAACTCACCTAATACAAAATCTCTACTATGCCCACCATCAATCATTATATAATCAATAGAATTATTTTGAAATAGTTTAGAAGCATTTTCTGATGTATCTTTTATAGTATTAAACGCTTCATAATTATTTGAAATAACTGTGTTATCAACGAATTCATAAAATATATCTCCATTGAAAGACCCTACAATATCTATGTGTAATTCTTCATCTCCAGTTCCTTTAAATGTATCTATTGTTGTAAATGAAATATTCTTTTTAGAATCTCTAATTTTTTTTGCTAAATAATTTGTAGATTTTCCAAACCAAGAACCAACCTCAACAAATGTAGAATTAAAAGGTGCAGTTTCTACCATTCTATCATATAAATTTTCATATGAAAACCAACCAGGTATTTCGTAAAATTCAGGTTTTAATTTTTGAAGTAATAATTGTTTTGTTTTTTTAGTATCATCATCAATATATGTTACTAAATTATTGTTATCATATGTATCCAAAAAAGTATGCAATCTTCTAAATAAGCATGGGAGCTTGTAAGAAAGAGCTTCCTTTACCGATAATGGATTTAACTCTAATATTGATGAAAAATAAAACAAATCAGATGCTGCATAAAATGTATCAACATCATTTCGCTCTCCCCATATAACACAATTATCAGGTTTATGTTTCATTAGTGGCAACCAGTAATTTTCAAAGTTCATAGCTTGGTTTCCAACAAAATGAAATTTAATTTTATATTTTTCCAATTGCCTTGCTACTGAAAATATTTCTTTTTGATTTTTGCCCGGTGAAAATAATCCAACATTTAAAATATGCTTCCAAGTTGGGTCAAATCCTAATTTTTTTTGCGCTTCTTCTTTATCAAAATTATATTCTTCAATGGGATATTCCCAAAGTTGAGTTTCAACTCCTAAATTAGCATCATCAAATTTTTGTTTACTCCACTCAGATACCAAAACATATCTATCTGGATGATGTGTAATATCTAATGGATTTGTAAATGAACCATGTGTTGTTGCTACGATAAAATATTTTCTTTTGTTATCAAATATTTTATCTAATATTTCATTTGATAAATCAAATTGTGGGATTTCTTGAAAATGAATTATATCAGGTTTGTAGTCTTTAATTATATCAAGTATTTTAGATTTATCCTCACCTAAAGTATGTACAATAGCTAAAGATTTAATTCTATTTTTTTGAACTACAAACGCATCACCACCACTATTGTTTATTTCAACAACTTCAATATTAAAATCATTTAAAAAATGCTTTACTTGCTTATATGTATATTGTGGTTGTCCGCCTGTTGAAAGGTGTGGACATACATAAAGTAACTTTTTTCTATTTTTCATAACTTATTTACAAATATACGATTTTTTTTTGGAATTTCCAAATTATTTTTGAAACGTTACACTACCTTCATTCAGGTCTATTTCTCCATTTGGATATTTTTGATTCAAATCATTTAATAAAGTATCCAATTCAACGGAAACTTGCTTATATTCAGTTTCCGCTCCCAATATGATTTTTTTAAGCTCTGATAATTCTAAATACAACTCCCCTATATTATATATAAGTTCGGTTTTTTTGGTTGAAAGGTTTTTTAAGTTAATTAGTTGATATTCTTCTAATTTTTCAGTTTGTAACTCCATATGTTTTTATTTTAAATATATTTTAAATTTATAAAGAACCACTTATAAATGCTTCTAAACTAGAAACTTTTTGTGAAAGTTCTTGTATTGCTTTTACCATAGGTGATATAAATTCATTGTATGTAACAGACCATCCAGCATTTTGTTGTTCTTCATCATACCATTGTTGATTGTAAAGAGTACCATCAGAACCTGTTATAGAACCACTTGCTATAATTTCTTCAATAGGTCTTTTATATTCTCTTTCTAATGATTTGATAAAAGAAGAACCCGTATTCAATCCTTTAAAATCATCAGATGTTTTTCCAAGCGATTCTAAAGCAGTTAATACCTCTTGTGCAATAAATCCATATCTCGGTCTTTTTTTAGTACTTGATATGAAATTATATTTTACCGGTCTTAATTGTTTAATAAAATCCAAACCTAAATCGGAAGTGTAAATATTTTCTTTTAATTTTAAATCAGATAAATTATTAAAATTATCGGCATATATTTCATCCCAAAAAACTCCAGTACCCGAGTTACTACCCATATCTTGAGTTCCATTATGTGGTCCACCAGCAGTTCCCCAGCGTGTATCGGCGGGGTGTACATCATCTATAAAATGCGCTTGATATATACTTCCGTATTTTGGTCTATACGCTAAATCCAATCTTCCATAGCCCGGACTTGCATCATTTCCAGAAATGAATATATTTCCTGCTAAATAAAGGCTTCCACGTGAATCTATTGCATAGTTCGAAAATGCACCACCAGCGGCACCAAATGCCCAAAATTTAGATTGAGCTCCTTTTGCTTCAAAAATTATATCACTCGAACCAACTGATGTAGAAAGACGTGGAATTTGAACAAACGTTGATGTATCATTTGCTATCTGAATACCTCCAGTTGTAACTTCTACTATGTTTGTTGGTATTATAATAGTAAAACTATTAGAATTATAACCAATTCCATTATCAGTTACAGCAGTATTAATACCAGAAGTATGTCCATAAAATACTTCAGGTAACTCTGTACCAAAACTATCTACAGATACTGAACTTCCAGCTCTTGCGGATATTTGAATTGAATATCTAAATTTGTAATTTCCAGCAGAAGGGAAAGTAATAAATCTATCAGTAATTGCTGTAAATCCGCCGGTTGTGTATCCGGTATGAACGCCCGGTGTTGTATAATTACTATAAATCCAACTTGAACCATTCCACTCCCAATTATCAACACTGGTTGCGCTATAAGATGATACATTTTGTATCCAAACTCTAGCTATTTGACCCGTAGATTGGTTGACACCTTCTAAATACACATCAGCGCCAACAAACTTAGGACTTGCATATCCATTTTGACTTTCCCCAGGATACGTTCCAGGATTATTTGGATTATTTGCGTTTGCATAAATGGTTTGTGATGATAAATTATCAATTTGTAAAACACTAAATGTATAAAGATTAGTTAGTGCATAAGTACCTGCAGCAGGTATTGAATAATTTGTTGCAGTTTCAAAATTAGAAACATCTGCATATGAATACGGCCCATATTGCGTAGCAAATGTTCCAAATGCCGATACATCAGCTGGTGTTGTCCAATCCGGATATGGTGAACCATTTCCATTTGGTATATCACTTACACTTACGTTTGAACCACCAACATTTGTCAAATAGTTTACAGGAGATATGTTTAATTTTTTTTCACCCGCTAAATAAAATCCAAGTTCAGGTACAGTAGGGTTTAAAATAAGTTTTGAACCGGAATCTCGTAAGTTTCCACCCAATGCTTGTGATTCAATAATCCAATTTCCAATTCTACCATCGGTAGCTGAAATAGAACCTGTAATAGAGAAATTATTTTCTTCAAATTTAATTTGGCTACCAATTGGATTACCAAATCTTACTCTACCACTACTATCCATATAAAATCCAGAACCACTATTAAACGTTGCTGCTGTAGCAGAACGTATAATTCCACTACCCGTTCCACTTGTCTCAACACCCATAACTAAAGCTCTCGTAATAGTTGCGTCTTGAGCAAGTAAAATATCAGTTGCTACTGAACTAAATTGTGCACCAAAAGATTCCCAATATGTTGTATTAGTTGGAAGATTACCCGTTGTATTTTGTTTTGTTAAATAATATGCGTTATTATATTTTACAATATCTCTACGAACACCTGCTGAAAAAATGTATGCAGTTGCTGCATTATATTCACCCCTATAAACCACACCAGGTCCAGTATCACCAGCTGCTCCCGCTGCTCCTTGTTTGGATTTTGAAAAAGATTGAACTCTACTTAAAGAAAACAAATCTCCATTTATTTTCTTACCGGATAATGTATAATTAATACTTGCCAAATCAGCTGTCATATTGGAATGATTACCAACTACTGCATAGTTACCACCATCGGTTACAGATCCGGCTGTAATATTGGTAACAGATGAGGATACTGCCCATTTACCCGGTGAAGTACCAACCCCATCATAATCCAATTGAGTTGCACCTTCATAAATGTATATATCAGTACCACTTCCAGCATAAGATGAAACAGTTCCATCATTTGCTGCTGGTAAAGTATGAGATTCATTTGTTACTATTACGGTTAATGCATCACTTCCTTCTTTAACCCTTGCTATTGAAACAGTATCAGTTATTGAATCCGCTGTTGCACTAATTTCAACCAAAGTATTTGTACCAAAAGAACCCGTTCTTAAATAAACAATATTTCCGCTTGTTGTTGTACTTCCACCCGTTGCAGAATCAAATAATGTTACGGATGGTGTTGTAGTCCAATTCGTTGTTGCGGAAATATTTTGTTTGTTTGAAGTTAATTCAATATAATTTGGAGAAAGCGAACCACTCTTTGTTTCAACAAATACTTGAGCAGATGCTTCTAATCTAAGTAACTTAGCTGCTATTGGTGCAATAGTCCAAGGACCGGAACCAGGATAACCTGTTCCTACATTTGTATTATTTGTAGATGTGTGGTTAGAGTTTGCTGTCCATGTATTTCCACCATATGTAACAATATCGTTTGTGTAGTAAACAGTTGCATCAGCCCAAGCTCCCATTAAACGTCCTTCGTTTACGCCAGGGGATGATTGTTTTATTGAACCAACAATAGTCAAAGTACCACCATCCCAAAATAATCCCTTACCACTACCACCATATTCTTTAATTGAAAATCTTCCTGTTGTACCATTGACACCATCTTCGTACATTCCTAAAAATATACCAGGTCTATTAAATCCAATAATACCAGTTCCAGATGTACCAGATGCGCCGGAAGTTGATGGGTTATATGTTGTACCAGATGTGCCCGCAGTACCTACAGTACCATGCTGACCAATTGAAATATATGGGTCAGGTCTACCACCTGCTATTACTATATTAGCAAATTTAGAAGTATTGTTATAAGTACCTACGTTAATTGAATTCTTAACATAAGATTCTTCAAATATAGCAATTTTAGCTGCTACAAAGAAATCTTGCTCACCCAAATACTGCCAATAATCGTTACTATTACCAACAGCAGGTGGGTATTGATGTCCAATTAATACATATCCACCCGGTGGTGTTGCTCCAACATAATAATCAGATGTTGTTGGGTTTACATAAGTTGTAGGCCCACTTCCACTTAGTGCTGCAAAATAGTGAGTTGTATTATTACTACCAGATGGGTCAGGCCAAATAATTGCATCTCTACGATAATTTACTGTTTCATACGAACCAATATAATCTTCATATTCACTATATTGACCTCTCATTACAATACCAGGTCCAGTTTCACCTTCAAATTGAACAGAGAATGATTGGGTTTTAAATGCTACTCCCTTTCCATTTTCAAAATCAATTCTATAAACAACAGACCCAATTGGATTTGAATCAGCGGTTGTCCAAGATACCAAATCACCAATTACAGCTCTACCAGCAACAATTGGTAAAACACTTTGAGATACCAACCCACCAGCTAATCCTAAATAAGCTGATTTTGAATGTATAGTTACTTGATATTCTCCCAACGAACCAATTTCATTTGAAAATATATCTAAAGTTTGTGGACCAAATGGGTTAGCATGAGTTAATTGTGTTATTCCTTTTGTTGCATTTATAGTTGTTCCAGTTCCACCCAATTCAACTTCACCAGAAACTCTATAAATAATAGAAACGTTATCATTAGTTAAAGTTGCGTTATATGATGGAACACCTTGTTGTAAACCTGTAAGTGTTAATGATGCTTGTGCTGTAATTGGTTGTGTTGAACTTATGTTACCATCTCTAACTTGTACTACCCATAGTGCGGTTTCGCCTGGTGCAACAGAGTCACCAGAAGCTATTGTTGCTATGTTTGATGCTTGTATTGGTGTATATGCTACATTATCTTTTAAAAATTGATAATAAGCTGAACCGGTAAAGTTGGTAACTGTTGCCGTTAATTCTATATCTCCCGCTGGTGATACTACAACACCATCACTATCAAAACTTACAAAATTTGAAGTTGCTGATAATGTTACTCCTCTTGAATCCGCGCCATCTAATAGTTTAGTAAAGTTTTGAACTTTATTTATTACCGATGAAGTATATTGATGACCAGGTCCTAGTGAATATGGATATGCAATTATATTATATGTTACACTACCTGTTCTTGGTCCTTGATTAAAATTGTGAAATCTTATTAATGCCCTATCACCATTAAATGATGCTGTTAATGATGCCGTAAATACATTAGTTTGTTCAAAATTATCAACATAGAATGTACCAGGTTGATAAGACCAAGAATTATAAAGTAAATATTTATTTCCTTCTTTAATTCGTAATGTAGTATTAGATGATGCATAATTTGATACAACTCCGTTTTCATCAGCATTTAAAACAACGGATTCGGGTGTTAATGATACTTCTAATTGTGGTGTACCATCTAATATTTTTGTAAATTGTTGAACTACACTTCCCGTATAAATTGATGATGTATAAAATGGTTGTATTTCAAGATTATATGTAACACTACCACTTAAATTGTTCATACCACTAGCTGCGCCTATAAACAAAGAACCTGTGTAATTTGCATTAAAGCCCGGTGGTATTGGGTTTATAATTTTACCAGGTATAATATTAGAACCAGTTATACTGCCTGAAACAATAAAGAAAGTTCCTTCACCTTTACTTGCTGTAAAATTAAGATACCTAGAGCCTTGTTTTAATCTTATTTGTGTTACTGATGATGAATAACTATTTACAAAACCTTCTGCTGTTGCATTAAGAGATACCAATGCAGGAGTTACTTCAAAAATAATTGTTTCATCTCCCGGCTTACCTTCTGGTATAATAGTGAATGTTTTATCTAAACTTATAGATGCAGAAGTCCAAGGTTCAGTATATGTAAATGTAATTGTTAAATTTTTACTTTGCTTATTAGATTGCCCTATATATGAATTTAGTGGTAATGAATCAATTACATTTTTATTTTCATCTCTTGCTATTACGGAAATAGTTTTATCTGCACTTTGTGTTGTATAATAAAACCAATATTCAGGAACATAATCTTTATTAATTGACATCGAAGGGAATACCCTAAACGATGCTGTTATTGCGTTGGTTGTTCCTCTTTCAAAAAATGAAGCCGTAGCAAATGCAAATGATGGTCTAAAATTTATTTCATTTCTTGGATTTATAGCAAATGTATCAGCATTAAATACTATACTTGGTGTATCCAAACCATCTTGCAAATCTTCTAAAATAATAGATGCTAAAACCGAACCAGATACTGCATATGCCGGTGAAGCTGCTGCAGATGATGATGGCATTAAATAAATAATTCTCCTAAAATCTATTGAATCTCTATCAAATACTGCATTATAGTTAATTTCTTTAGAACCCAACGAACCAGTTATTATTCCTCTGATATATTTGCTTGATGATGCCAATGATAAAGGAATAAATTTTTCAGGTTCAGTTGCTGGATTAAGAGATGCTGATAAAACGTGTAGTTGTATATTTCCCCAACCATCTTGAGCACCACTATAAAGATTAATTTCATTAATACCATCAATTCTTACCGCTTGAATTTCTAAAGATGCAGTACTACTATTTCTAATTTGAGTTCCTCTATAAGGTCTAATGAAATGATTAACTCCACCCTTACCATCTAAAACTCTTGTAATAATAATTGAATCAGTTACACCTTCACATTCACCAGTAAATTCTATATATTGAACTAATTTATCTGCTCTGGAACCTGTAAAGTTTTCTACGGTTAATCTTACTGTATCCAAATTCCTATCCAATAATAAACCTGGATATTGTGAACCAACTCCAACATAATCGGTATTGAACAATTCGTTATTTGCAAAATCAAAAGAACGTGATGTAAAATTTACCGAACCCGTTAGATAGTTTTTAATTACATCAATATAAACTGTTGTTGGTGGTAACGGGTTGCCATTACCAGAACCAGAATCAAATTGAAAATAAAGCGATGATGGTACTAATTGTAAATCTTTATTAATTACATTTAAATTACCGCCATCAAATGTTTTTGTTTCTTCTACCAAAACAGGGATATAATTGTTATTTATATCGTAAAATTGAAACCTAAAATCAAATGTTTCTCTAGGTAAAGTCCTTGGTATTGGTTGTATGAATGTTATTTCATCAGGACTAAAAGATGTTTCTTGAGATGCTCTTAAACTAACATCGGATATATACCAATCACTACCCTCAGTTTCAAAATATAATCTAGTATTATTAATATCTTCTGCTTTAAAGTTAGCTACTACATTTGATTTTTGTAACACACTACTATCAGAAGTTATCGTTACGATTGGCTGCTCAATTTGAATTGTACTAGTTACGTTATTGTATGTACTTAGTCTAGAACCGCTCAAATATGCTTTTATATAATGGTTAGCACTTCCTACCGCATCTTTTCTAGTATTAAAAGTAAGAGTATATTCAGTATTTTCTCTTACATCTAAAGATTTTGTTGTTGCAAACCTTTCTCCAGAAATTAAACTGTTTAACTTAACAGAGTTATATAAGAAATTTTGATTAAATGATGTTACTAAATTATTTGAAGAAGTTATCCAATAATTTTTATAATTAAATTGGTCAAAACTACCGTAATATTCTTCATTTTTTGAATTTGATTCTAAATCTTTAAGTAATTCATTTGATTCTAATTGTATTTCTTGTACAAATTGATAATCCGATAAATCTGATTGTGACCTTCTATATATTTTTACTCTTGCACAATCTCCTACAAATGTTGTTAAATCGGTTATATTAATTTTAGCGAATGAACCAGTTAATGCTGTTTTTAAATTATCATTACCTTCAATGTAATTAAATGTTACAGAATAAGGTTCTGCTATTAATGTTTTTACAATACCATTTTCATTATATGGAGTTGATACTGTTAAATCTCTATCACTAACAACATCATCCGCTAATAAACTTACACCCTTATTTGTGAGTGTGATATAATTGTTTGTAACAGAACCTGTCCAAAATGAATCATTTAGGGTTGTTAAAAGATATGATGTTGGTAATGTATAACCAGACACACTTTCACCTTCCGCTGGGATTTGTGGAATACCATTTATAAAACCCGTTTGGGTGACCTGCCTAACGATGTTTGAAAATATTGGTTTAACTATTTCATTTATTGTTACTTCCGGTCTTCTATAAAATCTTACCTTATCTTCATTAGAAATTAATTTATTAACTTTAAAAGTTTTTTCCCATTTTACATTATATACACTTTTCCACTCATCAGGAACATCCCTTACTACACCACCCTCATCTAAATAAGTTTTTAACTCCCCTAAAACAGTTATTTTTGCTTCACCAATAGGAGTATCTTCGTAAACATAAACGGCTACAAGTTTTGATACACCTTCATAATATTCGGGCACACCATTGCCAGGCTCATAATAAATCGGGTCACCATTTACATCTAATATTTGAATCTTTATTTCAGTTGATTCTTTAAGGTGTTGAGACCCTTCTATTAGGAATCCATTTTTACCACCAGTAAACGTATCCTTAAACTCAGTTATTCTAAAATAAGTTGAATTTGGATTCGTATCAACTAAAAAAGTTTGAAAAGATGTTAATGGTTGAGTTAAAACTTCTGCGTATTTTTTTATTCTCGCCATTTAGAGTTTGTTAATTACAAAAATAAATATTCGATTATTTTTTATTCCTATAATTATATATATAGAATTCTAAAGAAAACTAAAGAAGTTTATGAAAAAATACGCAATGATTCAAATTGATGCCGAAATTCATCAAGTACTGAAGGATTTTTGTAAAGAGAAAGGTTACAAAATTAATGGATTGGTGGAATCTCTTATAAAAGAAAAGGTGGAATCTGTTAAAAAGACCCCACCTAAAAATATATTACCTGTTAATTCTAAAAGTTAATCTTAGAGAACCCATTATCTTTCTTAATTTCAATTAGTCCATCAACAATATCTCTCATTTGTTCTAAGTGAGAAATCATCCAAATAAAATCGAATTGGGTTTTCAGATATTGCATCATCATAAAGAGTGAAGATAGGTTATCCGCATCCAAAGTTCCAAACCCTTCATCAATAACTAAGAAGTTAGGTCTAGGAAGGCCGCATATGTTAATTAGAGCCACTCTAATCGCTAATCCCGATATGAACTTCTCCATACCACTACACATCTCCAGAGCCCACTCCTGGTCTTCGTAAACGATTTTAGCGTTAATGTTCTTACCATCAGTATCCATTGAAAGTGAGAAATCAACAACCTGTGCTAATATGTTATTCACTTCGGATTCAATTACAGGCATTGCTTTGGAAATAAGTTCATATGGTACACCATCTTTCTTAACAGCATCTAAATAGTAAGTGTAAAGAGTATTCTTATTTTCCAATTGTTTTACTTCATCCATCTTAGCTTTAGTGGAGTCTATAAATGATTGTATAGAACCAATTGCGCCAGTTTTTTGAAGAATCTGTCTATTAATATCTGAAAGTTCCTTATCTATGTTTTTCTTACGAATTTCCAATCCTTTAATTTCTTCATTCAATTCATTGTTCTTACGAATTGTTGCTTCGTTTGCATGGTATCGTTCTATATCAGTTTTAACTCCATCTAATTGATTTTCTAAAAGTTGATGAGCGGTTTTCAATCCACTCAATTCGGCTTCTCCTTTTTGTTTAAGGATTTCGCCCTTTTGATATTTGTTTCGTAGTTCAACTAATTTTTCCCAAACATATTCTACTTCAGAAAATGGTTCAGTTGCTTTGATTAAAGCATGATGTGCTATATTCAAAGTTTCCAATTGTCTTTCTTGTGTTTTAACAATTTCTTTTGTTGCGATAGCATCTTTAACGAATACATTATTCATGCAAAACTTACAATTTGGGTCATACTCATGTTGTTCCAAATGTTTAAGTTTTTCCAAATTAGATTCGTATTGTCCTTCCAACTTATCTATTTGTTGTTGAACATCTGCTAATTTACCTTTTGCCAAATCCCATTCTTTCTTAGCTTCATTAATAGGTAAACCATTTACTGTATCGTATTGTGATATTGATTGCGATGCTTCGGTAAGAACTTCAAAATAACTTTCAATATTATTCTTTTTAGTTTCTATAAGTGATTCATTATTCTCAATATCACTATCAATCTTCTTTTTAGATTTTTCCAATTGTATAAGGTCTAACTTAGAATCAATTGGTGTTAGGGATTCCTTTAAATCAGAAATTGCGTTTTGGTTTTCTTCTTTAAGTTTTTCTAATTGTTTATATTCAGATTGTAAACTGTCTAATTCTTTTTGAGTTTCGGTTAAGTCGGTTTCCTTTTGGGCTAATTCAGTCGTAAAATCTGTCCTTTTGAAATTTCTGATTAGTGCCGCCACTTCCTTAATGTCTTCACTAGCAGTTGCGTACAGCTTATCAAATATATCCAAGCCCATAAACTGCGCAAGAAGGTCTTTCCTTTCCGATTGTGATTTATCAATGAATAGTGCATTGTTACCTTGTAGTGATAGAGCAGTCATTACGAAATCCTCATATCTTCCAACGTATTGTTCTATAACGGAGTTAGTATCCCTTCTCTCTGTCCCATTAAGGGATTCCTTTTCCCCACCATTGGTTCTCCAGAATTGAACATCTACTTTAACATTTCTTCCTTTATTAATTGTTCGGGCTTCTCTCCTTATGTGATAATCTATACCTTCAACCTGAAAATGTAGTTGGCAATGGAAGTCTGATTTCCTATTGTTCATAATATTAGCTGCCTTAAATGCTCTGCTACATTTGTCAAACAAGCAAAATGAGATTGCATCAAATAGAGATGATTTTCCGCTTGCATTGGGTGCGAATAATCCCATCAGTCCATTTACTTTATCAAAATTGATTACATTATCCTCACCATAACTGAACATATTAGAGAATTCAAATCTTACCGGCTTCCATTGTACGTTTCTAGTAAGTTCATCCATCTCTATTCTATTATTGATGTCCTTATTTAGCGATTGTATTCCTGCTATATCATCCGCAGTTGCGAATGGCATCATTCTTTGTATATAATCCGTAATTAAGGAGTTTTGATAAGTCACATCCGTAATATCTTCCAACTCCAATTGATTATCCCTATCACCAGTCTTTTTCTTTGCCAACGAATCAGTCCTAATTGTTGTAAAATCTTCTACACCATACTTCACCTTAATTTCGGTGATTGCTTTTTTAGTATCTACCGCATCAGTATCAGAAAATCTTACCCTAAGCCTAGGATGAGTAGGTAAATCAGTAACGTCAGGAACAACTCCTGCGATAATATCCATGGTGTAATAACCATAATCGTTTTGTATATCAACTTCTTCATATGTTAATGTATCTAAATCCCAAACTAAGAAACCATGCTTGTCCAAAGTTTCTCCAAAGTTTTGCTGCACCAACGAACCTGCGTAAACACACCTACAACCTCTTGGCGATTTGAGTTCTTGTCTTTTGTGGATGTCACCTAAAAGGGCTAAATCGTAACCATCAAACATATCAGTTGTGAAATGTCGAGATGATACTACATAACCTATATCAGTTTCAGAATGGTCCACAGGTCCGTGGAATAGTGCAATTTTTGTTTCAGCCGTTAAACTGTATGATTGTGGCCAATTATCTTTATTATCAAAAATACTAAACACTGCGAATTCACATTGTCTATATTTCCAAATTTGTGTATCTTTTAAATACCAAAAGTTTTCTAAATTCAAAGCCTCTACGATTGGAGTTAATACATCCAAACGGTCAGAGTTATTCATATTACAATCGTGATTACCAGCAATAAGAATTGTTGGACAATGTTTTGTACATTCGGTAAATAGCCAACTAATCTCTTTCACCAATTCAGGTGACATTTCCAATTTAGCATGTGCAATATCACCTGCTAAATAAATTAGTGAGTTTTCCGTTCCTCTTTGACGGATTTCCTCAAACATTTTTTCAAATACTTGTCTGAACTCTTTATGCCTCTTTACATTACGAATATGAATATCCGCAATATGATAAATCCTTTTTAATTTACTCATATATTATTTAACTTTGCCATCACCAAATCATCCCATGTAGTTTCTTTGGCAGATTTTAATATTTCGTTTACTTTTTGAAATCCCATTTCACCAGCATCCTTATCGGTTGGGATAATATTTCTTACTTTGATTCCATTTTTTTGAAACCATTCAGTATGTTTTGTAGAATCATCTACGGCATCAGAATCTAACATAATCGTTACATCCTTAACACCCTTTTCCATAATTTTATTTTTGAGTTTGCTGAGTAAGAATTTACCCAATAGGGGAATTACATTTCTTTTGACTGAGAAAGAATCAAATACTCCCTCAACTAATGTGATTGGCTCATCCCAATTAATCATATTATCAAATACAATCACATCTCTACTAATTGGTGGGTTCTTATACTTCATTTTCTCATCTTCATAGAAAGAACGAGCTACAAAGTAATTAAGGTCACCATTATCATCGTAAGAAGGTATAATAACCCTTCCACCATATAAACCATCTTCACAATATCCGATGTTATACTTTACGATGTCAGCTTGAGTGATACCTCTTTTATTTAAATAGTGTAAAGCTTGATTATAAACTGGATTTATTCCTTTTGGTTTGAAGTATAATTGTTTGAATTCTTTTGGTAGTTGTAACTTAGCTACATATTCTTCTTTGGAATCATATTCTGGTTCATCACCATATACATCCTTTACAACCGATATATCCCTAAGGTCTACATTCAGTTTACGAAGGAGTGATGATATACTTCTACCTTTAGAATCACATACCCAACAATGCCATCTTTGTGTATCTAAATTTATTTGAAGTTTCTTTTTGTGGTGATTACAAAAAGGACAATGATGCGCCTGTTCATTTCCCTTTAAGGATGAACCTACTCCTAATGCGGAGTCTAATATATTGATTATTTTTAATTTGTTCTTACCCGATAGCATAATTTAGGTTATATCCACAAAAACTTATACAAATATACAACATTTTTGGGATATATCCAAATTTAATTAACCGCCATAAGAATTTTTAATATCAATAAGAAAATCGGCTAAAAATTGGAGTTTATTGGCTACTTCTTCTCTTGGTTGATTTTGAAGAACCATATTTTTAAGGTCTAATAAGGATGCAGCTGCTACTGAATGCGCATCATCTTTTGAGTTTAAATATGCATCTGAAATGCCATATTTTTTACAAATTTCAGTAATTGTCATAACGTGTGTTTATTAATATATATCCTTACGAAAGAATTTTCCCATAAGGTTTTCATTTATTGATTGTGGGTCTGACAGTACATCTAATTTGAACTGCCACCAAACTTCCCAATATGTAAGTGATTTTTTACTAAAACAGAATTGAATGATTTCTCTTTCAAAATTCCCACCTCTACCTTCTTTTACTTCAGATTTAATCCATTCATTTGATGAGTAGTATTTTTCCCAATCAGAAGCCTTACGAACTACTCTCTTACGAACCTTTCCTTTTAGCGGTTTTAAACGGCGGGTTGATGTAAGTGATTTTTTACCAATATAGAATTTACCAGTTGGTTTGTGTATAATTTTATAGACAAAACCAACCGCACCCTCTGGGGTGTTTTCTTCTGTAACCAAATTTCCATTAAATTTCCAAGACATTTTTACTTTTTAACTGTATCGGAGTATTTGGTAATTTTCAAATCTCCACCTCTAGCTTTTTTAAGTCTAGGTTCATTTTTAGCTAAGTCTAAGCCACCATCTGCTTCTATTGGAGTTTTATCTTTACCTTTAGAGTCAATTTTACCAGTCTTTGGTGGAGTTTTTTCGTAAATATCTATAATACTAGCCATTTTTTATTTGTTTTATCTTTATATAAATATAACCTTATGTATCAAAACGGATAATGAAGTTTATTGGATAATCCGGTAAAGATTTGATTGGTTGTGGTAACTTTGCCACTGCAACCATATTTAATTCGTTATCATATAAACCTATTGTTGTGATATAAGGAGCTAAATAGGAGCCTGTTGGGTCTATTGAGCTACTAAACTCATAATCATCAAAACTACCATATTTTGATGGAATCAATTTTGATTGAATTGGGTATTTTGAATTTCTTACCCATTTGATACCAGGATCATAAAACGATGATGTAACTAAATCATTTATCTTTGTATTACCCGGTCTATTAATAATAGTTGAAATTTTTGTACCACCATCTTCATAAACAGCTGTTGGATTTTGTGAAAAATTAAATTCATTTTCTAATACTGAAATAAAGATTTCATTTTCAAATATAGTTTTTGTTGAACGGAAATCTAAAGTAAAGTTTCCCAAAACAGAACCACTATTAATATCCTTTGTTATCACGACAAGTCCTCTATCATAAAATATATTTCCTTTAACATTACTTGCAGAATCTATTAAATTTGAATACCCATCATCTGTGTAAGTTCTACCTATTGTATCATCTCTTAATGTTACAGTTTGTGGTTTAATTCCTTCACCATAATAAATTTGAGGAATTGAAAATACTGCAAATTCATCTTCTAAAACTCTTTCATAAGTTGATGCATAAGATTTTCTCCTACCAACTTCAGTAAGAACCGAAGCGGTTGCTGAATTTGTGTAGAATTGTGCTCTTACAGAATTATATAGACTTAGTTTTGAAATTCCTTGACTCTTAGGGTCATTTTCATCATCAAATGCGCCCAAAGAAGAACTCATAGCAAATATAGGAGAAATATCATTTTCATCTAATCTCCATTCTTTATAGACCTTTATAGGTCTAACAACCACATCGGATTTTGGAATTTCCTTAATCATTTAATTTTCCAATTTTATATAAATATTTCTTAAATGAAAAACCCCCTTTCGGGGGTTCTCCTATTTGAGTTTAAATTTTATTAGAATGATAATTTAACTTTAATTAGTACTTCTTTATCAAATGATTTTGGAATTGGTTGAGAAGTTTTTGCAACTGCAATCAATTCGTTTGCATCGTTTAATAAACCTACAGTTGTAATGTAAGTTTGAGGGTCCGATTCAAATGTACCTTCTACAAAGAAACCATCTGCATCAACATAAGTTGGGTTGTTAGAATAGTTAAACTCTCTATTTGTTGCTCTTACGAAGAAATGTTGTGTTGATACATTTTCAGTTCTTCTTGCTTCAAAATCTTTACCATTCTTTATTGCGTAATAGATTCTTTTATGATTGTATTGCTCAGCTGCAGTTGAAATACTACCACTAGCATTTCCAACATTATCAAATGTTTCAGTCCATACGTTACCAACAACAGAACCAATCGCTTTAGCGTTAAGAACAATAATACCTCTATCAGGATAGAAAGTACCATATCCTTCATTGGTTGCTGGTTTACCTACTGCTAAATCAGTAGCTGTATCTGCTTCGTTTTTAATGGTTGCGTCTGATTGTGTTCCTAAATTAAGTGAACCAGAAACTACTTTAAATTCTCTACCACTTAATCCTAAATCATCACCAAATTTCTTTCCACTATTATCAATGAAAGTAAATAAACCATTAGAACCAGATAGTTTTAATGACCAGTTACCAGCATCCATTTTTTCTCTATAACGTCCTCTAGCTACATTAATTGCATAGATTCCATTACAATCTGTTGAAATACCAGATGAATTTTCAAATGAAAATTTGGTATCCGTTGGGTCTAACAACATAGAACGATATTGTGCATATGTTGCTTTTGAAGATAATAATGCATTATCATCAGTTGCTAAATCTACCGAACCACTTCCATCAACATGTCCGTATGCAACTGCATACTGTATTTCTGCTGATGAATCCGTTGTTGGACTTGTACTATAAACATTATAATAATATTGTCCGCTTGTAGCTGCTACTTGCGTAGATGAAGTGAAGAATGAAATTAAAGAACCCGAATCATTAGTCCACAATCCAGTTGTTACAACTTCTACTTTTGCGTTTACCTTGTCAAAATCGCCAAATCTTTTATAGATACCAGTTGTTACGCCAGAACCAACAGCAATTTGTTGACCTGCTGGTAAAACAGAATTTAAAATTGAAACGAGTTGATTCGAATCAATTGTGCCCGTATTAGCTAAATCTCTAATTTGGGCGGTTATATTAGGGTCATTAATTAGTGCCATTTTCTATGTCTTTTTATGCTTTATAAGTTACGGTTACAGGTATAGTTTGAGAACCTCCAGTTTCATTACCATACACAGTAAGAGTTGTTGCAATATCAATTGTTAAATTTGGATTTGGAGTAAATCTAAATTCTAAACCACTAACAACTTGTGCAGTTGTTGTAATTTCTTCACCCAAAAATACCGGAACAGTTCCAGTTGATGTTGCTCCTCTTGTTACAGTAAGAGTACCTGCTCTTTGGTCTGCTAACACCACAGTATAACCTGCGTTTGTATTTCCAGCAGGAGATGTTGTTGGTGAAAGTGCCACCCCACCTTCAGTTTGGTTTACAGCGATTGAAGGTACACCCAATCTTACAGTTGGGATTTGAGTTGTTCCTTTAGGAAGTGTTACTAATTTATATCTCAATACTTGAGTTTCATCAGGTGATGCTTCCGTAACAGGAATGTTTCTAATTGCTGAATCATAATAAGCCGAACCCTTTGGGTGTGCCGGCTCATAAAGTGTGTAATCAATTTCATCATCACCCAATGCGAATTTTGTGATGTTAAGAGATTGACCGGATGCTAATTTTTCTCTACCTTTTTTGGTAAGAACCGCATCTACAGTAATTTCGGTATTATCTAAATATGCCATTTGATATTGTTTTTATGCTTTTTATCTAAAATAAATATAACCATTTAGTATTTTCAATTCTAATCAACTTCCAATATTGGTTCACCACTACCTCTACCAGTCTTAGCAACTCTAAGAATGTTAGGATTAGTTGTAAATGTTTCTACCGGAGATAACCCATCAGGTGTAGTTGTTGCAGTTTGTTGAGAACCTTTCCAATAAGTACGTTGCATTCCCTCTGATAAATTATTTGTATAACGATAGTGTGTTGGGAAATATCCATTTAAAGCTGTTACTTGTACTACATTATTTCCTACCGCAATACTTCCACTAAAAGGAAGTTGAGAAATTCTATATTTATATTTTGTAACTGAAACGTTTTGGTAAACTACTTGGTCACCCAATTGAGCTCCATTTACAGGCCATCCGGCAACTTGAGTTGAAACATTTTCTACATAACTTTCTTTAACTAAGAATACACTTTGTCTACTTCCAGTCAATTGAAAGTTCCCAAATACCCCATCAAAAGGTCTTACCAATGCATTACCATCTTTTGCATATAAACCAAATCCAGAATTTGCCAAAGAATCCTTTTCCATACCAATTTGAACAGATTTAAAAGAATCGGCTTGACCTGTAAGTGTTGCTCCATTTGGTGCTTCTATTTCAACATCATAAAAAGGAGCAGTTGCTTCTATTATTTCTGTTGTATCATATTCAATAAGTGTATCGTAATTTGGATTGGTTACATCTAATACACATAAATTTTCATTTTCAATTAATGCATCATAGTTTGGTAATTCTCCAACTAAATTTGTAGTATCATTTGTAACAATGTTCATTTCTTCAACATTATAAGTTGATTCTATTTCATTGTTTTCATCTATGTTTATAATTGTATCGTAATCACCTCTAACAGAAGTTGGCTTATCCCATCTTACTTTACTTCTTTCTAAAAAGTGAGGTTCAATAAGTAAACCTTTTGAAATTTTAGCTCTAGCCGGTGCCAAATCTGCTAAAACATCAAACAAAGATTTATCAACATACTTTACCAATTGAATATATTCATAAATGTTTCTATCCAATCTTTCAAAATAGTAATTTCTAAGAGTTTCCAATTCTTTATAAGAATCTTTATATTCATCCGCAGGATTACCTATGTAATTATCAATATTAAAATCTCCAAATGTTTTAAGAATATCCATATTCAACTCTTTCATAGGAGAGAAGAATAATCCCAATCTATTGGAATCTATTGGAGCTTGGTCAAATGATTTTTTAGTTGCTCTTACTTTATATGAAAGGTCAGTAACTAAAGAAGCAGATTCAAATCTAATTTTATTTGAATAACTTAATCCTGTTGAAGGAACAGTAGCTGTTACTGTTCTATCATATGGAATATATTGATAAGGATATGAAGATGCTGAATAGAATTTACTTGCCGTTGCGTAATTTTCTGCGTATAATGTACTAATTGATACATTTTTAATACTATTATCAGCGGTTCTATCTTTTGGATATTCAAAATCTAAACGGAACATTAAATCTGATGTAGATGCTGTGTATGAATTACCATTTGTTGCATCTGGAAATAATGTGTGGTTTTCAAACTTTGAAGTTTGTAATGGTACTTTCCATAATCTAACTTCATCCAATGCTCCAGTATAATCATTTCCTATTGTAAGTACAGACCCACTCTCCCAAGGACCAGGCTCAGAAAGAAGTGACATACTTACATATGTTGTAATTCTTGTACCATTTGAAGTTGCAAATAATACTTCATATAAACTCCCACCACCATATTGATGTCTATTTACTAAAATATTACTGTAGTGCTCTGTTGATAATGGGAAATCCAAACTTCCCGTTCCAGTTTCTGGCGGTAAAACATATATTGTATATGTTGGGTCATTATAATAAGATGCTGTAAAGTATGGTTGAGCCGTTACACTACTACCTACACTAAATCCAAGTTTTACAAATGAGCCCGTTGTTTGTTCTAAAGTAATTGAACATTCTCCAAACGTAGCTAATGTAGTATTTTTTACAACATCAGGTTTTATTCTAAATTCTACAGCGTCAGGATAATGAATTGTTGAAGGTATAACTTTCCAAGGTATTTGAACTAAAGAACCAGACTTCATTTGTATTGCCGCAGTCCTATCATCAAATGTAAATTTAGTAGAACCACCCTTAGTTGGGTCTTGAGGTCCACCAAACTCCATTATTGTCAACATAGATTGAGGTACGCCATAACAAGCCATAATAGCTTTCATAGCTCTACCAGTTCCCTTATGCTTTAATAGATAAGGTAAGTTATTTAATATTCTTCTCCAAACTTCATTATTAGCATCTTCTAAAGGTCTATCATATTTTTTAGTACCATCTTTATATTGTCCAAATACATACTCCCAAAGGAATTGTGAATCAAAAGCTCGTTTACCTTCCCAACCTAAAGATTGTAAAAGATGATAAACCATATTATTAGCTACACCATCAAATTGTTTATTTTCAACTAACTTTGTTTTATTTATACCATTTATATAAGACCAAATAACATCAAAGTGCTGACCAATCATATCTAAGAAAAGAATAAAATCTTCATTGTTATAATCTTCTCTAATATGTTCTGGTAAATTATTTACTAAATAGTTTACATTGTACTTATCATATTCTGCGGATAAATCAATTGCTGTGTCATACCAATTTTCTACTGTTGGATTTGTTGATGATAGTAATATTCCATTTACTTTTGGATATGATAACGATGATGAAACGTCTGTATATAAAAAGTTTTCAAGTCCATCAAATCCTCTTTTAACTTCAGATACTTTTTGTTGAACTTTATTTGCTTCGTTTACTACGTTAATAGATGATGTCCATGCACTACCAGAAGATAATTCATTATACTTTGATTCATAAGTTTCTATCAATTGAACTTTGTAGAAGAAGTTTTTAAATCTTTCTTCTGCAGAACCAAAATGTGAAAAGTTTTCAAAGGAATAAACTGAACCACTTGTGTATTGAATATTTAAATTTGTGGTATCAATATTATTTGATGCTGCATATCGTAATACTAAATCGTTTGATGTGGCAGAACCACTAGCTACCAACTCATCAAATACTTTAAATCCAATTCCATTATCAGGAAGTAAATTAAAATTAGGCCCTTTTAATGGTGGGCAATATGCACTTTCTTTTCCAACAATTGTTACTGTTTCAATTATTGGATTTGATTGAATTTTTGAAATCCAAACTTGCTGATTTGGTTGGATTGCTGTTGGTATTGGTTCATATAATTTTACAATTAAAGAATCTAAACTACCTGTCCAAGTTGTAATAACTTTATTATCACCATCTCCTAAATGTAAAAGATGCGTTAAATACTTTGATGTTTCTTGTTCAAATACAGTATCATCAAATTGAGAAGTAAATCCTTCTAAAATTCTATTTAAAACTAAATTTCTTGGTAATATTGTTTTACCAGTTTCTAATTTTATTGTTATAAATTCAGCTTTTCCCTCAACTACTTCATTACCACTTGAATTATATGGTATTAATTTAAGGGTAAGTGATATTATATTTTCATTTGTATTTTTAGATTGAGTTGAACTTATATTTTCATTTGCTAAGTTTAATAATTGTTGAAAATTAAGATTTACTTTACCTACTTTATTAACTTGTGTATATAATCCGTTCTCACCATTAAAAATTCTTACATAATCAGTATTAATACTTTCCCAACTTATTTGAAAATCTACATTTGTGCCAACATTATCCGCACCTTTTATTATAGATGGATATACAATATTTCTAATATCCGGTACACCAACATAAACCGCATCAATTACTTTTACAGTTACATCTTTTGAATCACCATCACCAGCAATATTTGATGGCACAATTACTACTCTATAATTTCCAACTCGTTCAAAAGCAGCTGATGGTATTACAATAACAGCTGTTTTTTCGCTTTCTAGTATTTCAAACTTATATGAGTTAGTACCAACATATGCAGTTACATATGATACATTTCTAATAATTTCAATATAAACTGGAACTCCAGAATTTGAGTTTATATTATATTCTCTTGCTTCATTATTTGTTACATTAATTAAAGGCGATGCTACAAATCCTTTATTTATTTCTATTGATTTTATATCAATAGAATAGTCACCATCCAATTTAATAGAAGTTTTTAAACTCTCATCTTGCCCTGCTTCTAAAGGTGCAATTCTGGTAGTTGTGGATGCTATGTTTATATTTGTAACTCTAAATGATAATGTATCTGCTGTTTGAATTGATATTGTATCGCCGGCGTAAAATTCTAAAACGTTACTACCATTTTTAAGAGATATAGTATCAATATTATTTTTTATAATTTCTACCGAATTATCAGGACCATCTAAAGTTATAGGTAACTGACTTATTGGTAATGGTTCTCGAACAATTACAGAAGGTACTAATTCAAATGTTATATTTTGAGTTTGGTCAGATAATTCATATGGAAAACTTTGAATAATATCATCAACATAATATTCAATTTTTATCCTATAAAATTTTTCATTAGAATAAACGTTTTGAAATGGAGCTGCTATTTTTTGTAAATCATAATAATTTGAATATCCATATAGCGAAGAACCTAAACCTAAATCAATATTAATAGTACTCTTTTCAAAATAAGAATTAAAATATGGATTTTGAATTACAGAAAATACATATTTTTGAGTTGTTTTAAATCCATCTTTGGATATTGTAATCGTTTTATATCCCGTAGGGCTTTTTAATATTGAATTAACATCTATATTGATTGCGTCTGGTGTAATTCTAAAAGTATTTTCACCATCAATTAATATATTTGCAGATTCAATATTTGATTTTACATAAATTATGTAGTTTATATTGTCAACTGCAGTTCCGTAATTTGGTAGATTTATATCTTTTGGTATTGTAGGTTCTACTGGCGTTTCTATACCAGACTTCACACCCACTGGCATACCAAATGTTGGTTTAGTTGATATATCTGTATTAGCATCATAAATGACACTGCCACCACCGCCACCTTCAATAGTACCGGTTAATGTTAAATCAATTGTATTTTCTGAAAACACTGCCATCTTTTAATAAATACTTTTATTGTATATTTTCTCTTTGACTACTTTCTCTTACAAAAACCTGTTCTCTACCATAACCTGTTCCAAAATCTCTTTCAATAAATCCACCACCGCCGCCGAATCCGCCACCGCCGCCTCCACGTGGTGTTTCAATTGGTGTTTCAATTGGTGTTTCTATAACCGGTTCTTTAATTGGTGGGGGATTATCTATTATAATTGGAATTTCCTTTTTTATTTGTTTTTTTAATTCTAATGTTTCTTGCTTTTCAATTGGTTTTTGCAATTCTGCTTTAACTACCAATGGTTCTTTTGTTTCAAACATCGTATCAGCTGTTTTTGTTTGTAAAACATCAGATACCAAATCCATACTTTCTTCAGTTGCTATTTCGAAATCAGACTTATTGTTAATATCAGGAATTATTAAATAAAAGTTTATAGAAGTTATTAATAATTGAGTACATTTATTATTTATTTCGGATTTTGATAATTTTAAAGGTGATGGGTTTGGTTTTAATTTTCCATACAATAATGAATTAATATCGGAATATCTATTTGTAAATTCAAAAATTGCTGATTCTAAAAATTTACTATAAACTCTATTACAAAATTCATCTATATTTGTAATTCTATAATCACTTTGCATTTTTTGAGTCCATGCATCTGAATATTTGTTTGTTAAAAATGTATCAATTACAGATGGATTAATTTTTTCCAAAAATGATAAAGCTGATTGTATTGTATCATCTCTAAATTCCTCATCTGAAACAAATAGTTTAAATCTTTCATCCAATTGATAACTTTGATTTGTTGGTTTTTTTAAAGGAAATAATCTTAATTCAGTTCTTGATGGCGATATTTCTGAAATCCACATTTTATTATCTCTTTCAAATCCACCAACCCTTCTGTTTATTAGATTAATTTGAGTTTTAAAAATACCATTATCAAACCCGCCTTCATTAAGTAATCTTTCTATATCTACAAAATATTCTTTTGGAAAATTAAGAGCTTGAAATTGTGTACCATCTGGTAATAAAATATAATCTCTTATATTTTGATTGTTTAGTTGAATATATCTAACTAATCCAATATTAGCTTGTTCTAATTGATTATCATTAGCATCATAAACAATAAATTCAATCATATCACCTTCACCAAATCCAAAGAATGAAGCATAATCACCTTCTTCAAAAATTTTTCTATCTTTTGAATTTATAAAGTAAGCTTTATTATCAATAATATCTTTAAAGTTTCTCAATGCCATATTTTATTATCCCCATTTATCTCCACGCATTTTTTGTAATGCAACTGGAATGTTAACTGTTCCCTTTGATGATTTAACAATTATATTACCCTTATATTCTTTATCTCCAATAAATCCAAATCCATTTTTAGGAGCATAATCTTTAATTTTACCATCAATAGTTTTAAGAGTTATATTTTTTTCTTCATTTGATGCTAATGTTAAGGATGGTATAGAATTAAATATACCAGATATTTCACCATCTTGTGCAAACGTAATAGTAACGCTATCTTTTGTGAAATTTTTAATATTAATTTCAGGACCATTAATCCAAGTTCCTCTGCCATTATCCTTTGCTCTAGCTCTAAATGTTAAATCCGCATATTGTGCTTCTGCTTTATTTACAACTTTAACTGCAAAATCATCTGTTACTTTTGCCCCTTCGTCTTTTGATGCTTGCTTACCAAATAATTGTTCTCTTAATGTTGCGTTTTCAGATTCTAATGCTCTAGTTAAAGCAGTAAGTGAAACTCTTTGTATTGCTTCAGCTGTTGCTTTTTGTATTGCATTTTGTAAATCAACTACAGAAGATTGAACTTTATTTGTAGATTGAAACGATTGATTTTGAGAAGATGCAACTACTAAATCTTTTGCATCCAAATCTACTCGTAAACTCTGAGAAATTATTTCTAATTCTTTTACTTTACCAGTTAAATCTAAAATATTTCCATTTAATCGTTCAACTTCTGCTGTTAAATCAATTACAGATTGTGTTACTGGATTATATATACTTCTTAATACTGTATCAGGTAGTGGTGGTGCTTCTATTGGAATTAATTCTACAATATTTGTATCTATTGATTTAATTAATTCTACTTTATTATATTTTGGTTTAGTTAGTTTACCAAATATAATACCATCATCATCATTTGAAGCACTAAAAATATGTACGCCGTATTCGTTTTTAGATTTAATACTCAACGAACCGGATACAATTATGTCTTGAACTTTAACTTCGTTTTTAAGTCCTGCTTTTACCATTTTTAATTAATTACTTCAAAAGTTAAATCATCATCAAAATACTGAATATCTCCTTCTCCAAAATCAACTTTAAATTCCATCTTATAGACTCTTCCTATTTCCCAATTGGAAAGATTTAATTTAAAATAATTTCCACTACTATTACAACTTATTTTTGAATAGTCACCAAATGGTACAATTACATCATCTGATGCGAAGTCTTTAATTTGATAATATGACGATGTTGGTAGATATTTAATATCGTTGTATGTGAATGTATTACTAAAAGTTTTTACAGGATAAAGTTCTCTACCTAAAACTTCTATTTTAGGTGTTGTATTTACTTTATATTCTTTTTTGAAATTTCTTGCTACAACTTTTAAATTTGTTGAAGTAATTGCCGATAATGAGCCAGTTGAAAAAGCTTGGTCGTTCCAACCAATTCTTAATTTTGGTTGATATATAGTATGCGTTTCTTTACTAAATAATTTTACAATACCATAATCTTCCGTATCAGTTTCTACAGAGTTTGAGTGTTTTAATATAATACCATCATTTGGAATAGAACCACTTATCCATGCTCTAATCATAGATTTAACATCCATTTGAATATCTGCTGTTTGGTAATTAAAATACTGAGATGATTCTGAAGTGGTGTAATACACACCACCCAATCCATTATAACTTCCAGTAGAACCCAAAGCATATACATTATTAGGTAACCATCTATCTTTTGAATCACCTTCTCTATAATTCCAAGTCACACCTTCTGTTGTAATATCATCGAATCTAGTTCCTTTACCCATTTGCCAACTTCCAGAAATTGGATGTGCGTATATTGTATATTCTAAAGGAATTTCTTCACTTTCAGTTTCTCTCAAAACTAAAGTTGCTTCTCCTAAATTCATACTACCATTTGAAATGGATGATGATAAGTGACTTATATCAAATTTTAATAAAGCTCTTGAAACATCTTTTATTGTTCCATAATAAACTTTAGTCACTTCTAATACTTCATCCAATCCAGTATTTTGGTTTGGTTGTTGTAGATAAACCGTTGCATCTTTTGATGCTGTTATAAAATAGTATGCCATTATCTTACTCTACCTTTTATGTCTGAATCAGGATATTTCACCTCAAAAACTGATGGGTCTAATGATGGATATACAATCTTATCTTTTGTTGCCGCAGTAATGTTATAAGAATTATTTGTATATCTACCACCCCCACATTTATTTACAATTTCAACCATAGGTACTGATGATACTCCTTCAACATTTGCTATTAACAATTCAACTTCACTCAAATTTATAGTTTGATTAAATTGCCAATTTTCAGTATTGAAGTAATCTTTTAACTCAGTTATACACTTAGTCAATACTTCAGATTTATTGTAATTTTGGTAAACAATAATTTCAAAGTTTATACCAATATTTATAATAAAACCATCTAATATATTTACACCATCAGTTAAGATACGGTATTCATTTAAATAAGTTTTTAAGTTTTCTTTTACGCCTCTATTTAATTGACTTAACCTACCATCAGAATTATATCCTAATAAATAAAGATTAATTGCAAATGGATTATTTTTTTCGTTTGTATTTGAAGTTTTTCCAATTAAAAATTTTTGTATATCTTGCTTAACACTTGCTACATTAGGTTCTTCACTATCAGGTTTATTTACAAAGCTCATTACCAAATCAGTAAATTCTTGCAAATTATTTGGAGATGCTAATATTGATGATGGTGAATTATTATCTAACGTACCATCTGCTGTTGCAAATGCCTTTGCTATACCACCATATTTTGCAGGCATAGATAATGCTCTTACTTGATAATCTTTTGCAGTAACTGCTCTATTTTGAGAACCAAAATTTGCTAATGCATTCTGTCTAATTTCTTCTACAGTCTCACCACTTCTACCACCAGTTGCAGGTACTTCATTATCTATTGCTATGGAATTTTTAACTGTGTTGTACGTTGCTAATTCTGGTGTTGAAAATAAACTCAAATCTTCTTCATATTGAACTGCACTTATTCTTGTCAATTCACCTACACCAATATTTGAATTTACACCACCACCAATTAAATACTTAACTGTTATTGTTGTGTTGGCTGGTGATGTTCCATATGTTTTTGTTTTTAAAAAATTAGTTGGGTCGAATGATTCTTCCAATCTACTAATTGAATTTGGTAATCCCAATCCTACATTCTTAAGATTTGGAATCAATTGTTCATCTGCCGCAGATGGGTCACCAGCTCCAAATTGTATAGTCATTGTACTATCTGCATTTACTTTAGTAACAAATCGTTTTGGAGTTCTAATGGTTTTAAGAACATATGGTACTGTAGTTTTGAATTGATATAAATCAGGATCGTTTGCTTCAGTATTTGGCATATCAGCAAAAACCATTTCTTGTGCTAAATAAGGTACTTCATAATATTTGTTATTATTAGAATCTCTTACATCATAAATTTCTATTATATTTGTATCATCTAAATTAATTCTCTGAAATGGTTCGTATGTTCCAAAATCAAATGTTATTGTTTTTTCATCAGCTGATATAGCTTGTACATATTTTTTTATAAGATAGAATGTTGGTTCTCCTGTTATTGCATCTCTTTGATATACTGTGATTTCTCTATCTGTTTCATCATTAAAGTCCACAACATTTGTAGTTCTAAAAACCACTCCATTTGTATTAGATGTAGTGCGTAATCCTTCCCTTATTCTTAAATAATATTTTGGGTCTGGTTTGTTATTAGCGCCAGTTCCTATTGATGGGACTAATTGATAAATTGATAATGTAGTTATTGCTGGCGCAGTTACTTTTGGTTTATATCCCAAATATTGAGATAATGCTAAAATATTTTGAATATCTTCAGCATACACCATTAGAGATTCTTTTAATGTATCATCAACATAATAAGATAAAGAATCGCCAATATAAGATGCCATCTCTATAAACATCATACCAGGAGAAGCCTCATTAAAATCTGAATACGTTTTTGGAAAATAAGTCTTAGCATACTCAATAAGATTTTCTCTAAAACTTACAAAATCCTTATTAAGATATTTTATATCTCTACCTTTATTTTTAAAATTCTTATTTGTAATAGTTAATGCCATACTTTTTTATTATGCTGCTACATTAAAAGTAACACTGTTTAATTCTGGGTTATTTAAAACTGAAAACGATATTGTAATATTAACTAAATTATTATCTCTTTCATAATTTCCGTTTTCAACTAAAATATCTTCTACATTTACATATGGTAACCAAATTTGTATGGCACTTCCAATAGCTTCTTCTATTTTACCCGGAAGTTGGTCATCATTAAAATCAAAAATTAGATTTTGCAAATTACTTCCAAATTCCGGTTGCATTGGCCTCTCACCTTTTTTTGTGAGAAGTAAATTTTTAATATTAGATTTTGCTTGTTCTGCTGTTTTATATGCCTGAGCAAATGAATTTCCTGTCATCTGCAAAGGTAGTGTTATACCAATAGCATAATCTTCGTATTTTTTTACGTCTTGAACAAGTTTACTACCTAATACAATTGCCATTATTTCTTAAATCTTTTAACAAGCTCAGAATAATCTCTATTAAAAGCTTTATCTAATTCAGCTACGCCCGTTTGAACTCCCAATCCGGTTTTTTGAGTTCCATTAGCGAATTCACCATAACCCATTTTTTCAGCCATTGCTGTTCTACCAACTATTGAACCCATATCAGCCTGTCCAAACGCCATAGTTCTAAAACCACCAGCATCATTTGAAACAGCTGCTTTTGTTTCGTTTAGTATTTGATTAATCATTGGATTCTTACTAAATTCTTTTGATTTTGTATCTGCTACTTTAATTACTTCCTCACCTAAAATAGCTTTAGTCATACTTAATCCAGTATTTTTTGGTTGTTTTTGTTCAGCCAACAATTTCTTCATTTCAGACCTTACAGCTTCCTTAATAAGAGTAGGAAGTTGTTGTTTAATTTCCTCTTTAACTAAGATTTGAATGGCTTGTACTAATTTCTCAGTATTCATATGTCTTTATTTGTTATGTTTATAAATATTTGAATGGTATATTTTTGGGATTTTATTATACTTGTGTAGAATATACATCAACTTTTGTAACTAAAGATGCTAAATAACTACCACTACCCCTCTTTATTGGACTACCAGCAATTATACTTGTAATTAATAAATTAGCATCCGATTGGGAAGCCCCTTGAGTTGGAATACCCATTTTTTTAGAAAAAGTTTTAAGACTTCTATTAATAAACCATGCACAGCTATCTGCAGCTGGTTCTGGTTGTTGTAATAATTCTGGGTTTGTGACTAAAGAAGTATTTTTGTAAACTGCCAATGAATTTGCCGTATAATTAGCTTTTCCTGTAATTTGGATAAACCCTCTACCTCTATATCGGAAGCCATCACCAGATGATGTATTTCCTAGCCACTTACCAACATTACCCGAATCAGGACCATACATTAAATCTCCCATACTTTGTGGATTAGATTTAATTCCATTTAGTTCTACATCGGAATATTTTGAAGCTCGTTTACCAAATATAGACCTAATTCTTTCATTTGATGTACCACCATAATTCATAAATTCAACAATAGGTTGTCCACCAGATTCTTTTAAAGCATTTGCTTTTACCGCTTTTACTATTGCTTCATCAGTAATACCAACTTTAGCTAATGCCCTTTCTATTAAATCTAAATTTTTATTTTTGTTATACTTTTTACCACCAGAGCCAGCATCTTTTTTTTGTGGATTTTTTCTTTCATCTTCTTCAGTTTCTTTATTTCTTTTATTTTTTTCTTCTTCGTTTACTTCATTATTTGTTTTCACAGCTTCTCCAATAGGTATCCTTTCATTTACAGTTTCGTCTATAAATCTTTTACCAACTTGTCTTACTTCTTCATCATCGGTTTCTTCAATTACACTTTGAACCGCTTTTATATCTTCCTCTGCTAATTCTCTTTGAGTTGCTAAAGCTTCTGCTTCTTCTTCAGTTGGAACTTCATTTATATCTGAAGCTGTTGGTTGACTTGGAGTTGCTGGGTCAACAAAGTATCCTGTCCAAGTTAATATACCTGGTGCTGGAGTTCCTGTCGGTGGATATAATGAAGTTGTACTTATAGTACCACCAACTGTTGTAAGATGTTGTGTAGCATAAGCTATAAAATCATCTACTATTAAGCCTGTATTTTTAGTTGGTGAAATTGCTGACATATATTATTTTTTTACAGGTAGTACATAACCTAATGCTTTTGCAGTAGTAGTTTTCTTTTTAAATACACCAACCCCATTTCTACTAAACCCACCACCAGAAGTATTACCTTCTATCGTTTTAACTATATTTCCATCAACCGATTCTACAATACCTATATGATGTGCATCAGCAGGTGTACCATATAATATGGCTGCTCCTATTGCTGGTGTTGTACTCCACAATCCATTTTTCTTTGCCCAACTAACCCATTGGTCACATCCTGCACTATTTGGTGATTTTGCTCCCGCTGATTTGAACCAACTTGAAACAGCAGCTGCACACCAAAAGGCTGGTGCTTTATGACCAACTCCAGCAAGAACAGAAGAAACATAAGGTCCCCAATTTTCAGGTTTGCCCGGTGGGAGTGGGTTTTCTAATTTACCAACATCCATATTTGCATAAGCAACAATTCTTTTTCCAATATCGGATTCAGCCACATTTGGTGGTGGTCCTTGTGGTTCATCTGCTGGTCTTGATGGTGTATTAGTTGTGACCTGAATTGGATTTGTAACACCACCATCTAAAGGTATTTCAGTTCTTATTGGTGGTGTTCTAACATCTTCATCATCTACTGAATAGTTTTCATTTGTGGCTAATCTAGTTTCTTGATAAGATATTTGTTCTTTTGCTGCTTCTTTTATATCTTCAGAAACTTCTGGGTCATTTTCTATTGCTGCAAGTTCTTGTTTGGCACTTTCTAAATCTTCTTTTGCTCCTTGTTTTTGTTCTTCACTCATTTCAAAGTTTGGTTGTCCGCCTAAACTTTGTGGTGGTTGCCATTGGCCTGGATTACTAATTGAATTAGAAATTACAGCAACATTTACAACAGCACCAACAGCTGGTATGATGGGAATTGGCGTATTATACATTGTACCACTTGTCCAATATGCTAAAACACCCTTTCCCATTTCACCAACCAAATCATAAGGTTGTTTTGATGTTAAACCTTTTTGTAAAGCAACTACAAAAAGTTGTTTCATTGCTTCAACATTACCTTTTTGTAAAGGTACACCATGTACAGTATCTTTACCTCTTTTTATCGCAGCATCATATTCTCTAGCATACAATTCAGCTACCTGTTCTATACTTCTTATTTGGTCTGGATTGTTAGCAACATTTAATATATTATTTTTGAATATCTCCCAAGACATTATGAAGTTTTGTTTAAGTTACTCAAAGCAGTTTTTAATTTACTTTTTATTGAATTAAATGTTGGTAAGTTTTCAGGTCCTACCTTTGATGGACCAGATGGTGTTAAATAATTTTGGGCTACTATTGCATCAATAAGTTCTTCCATAATAGAAACCCACTTATCACCCTTTACTAAAGGTTCTAACTCTTTATCACCTAAATTTATTTTACCATTACCTGTGTTGAGGTTTACATCTCTATCGTTAGTTTTTACATTCGTATTATCCCCAACGTTTATATCTATTCCTAATTTGTTATCAATTGATAATCCACCATCAGAAATAAATCCGTAATTCTTTTTAGAATAAAAAATCATTTCCGCATTTTTTGCAGATAATATAATTCTTCCCGAATTTATTAAAATTTGGTCTCCTTTTAATGTAGATGGATATGATTTAAAACTATTTGGTTTTGTTTCAAAATCAGAAGTTCCTTTATCATCAACAGTACCGGGTGCAAAGTTTAATTGATACTGATTAGAGCTTAATGTAATTATACTACCATCTCTAGCAACGTCTTCATTTATTGTATTTGCATTATCATTATTTCTTGTAATTGAACTCTCTCCATTTCTTATTATTACTGTTGGTGAAAACGTTCTATCGTTGTTATTGTAAGCGGAAAATCTTATTGATTGTCCAAATCGGCTTTCAATAAGCATATCACCTTCATTAAGTTTTAATTTGTGTATTCCATTTTCTAATTTAAAATAATCACCATAGCCATCATACTTTGTTGATTCATCTGCATTAGTTCTTTGAATTCCCGTTGATTGTACTTTATTATAATCTTGTGCACTTTGAGAATTATCCTTTTCAGGTGAAAATAATTTTGAAATTGTAGTTTCTGGTGTATTAACATTTGGACTTGCTTCATTTCCAATTCTTTTATAATAAGGTTGTCCATTTCCAGCTACTATAATTTCAACTATTTCATTTTTAACAGGTAATGATTTGAAATTTTTATCAAATGGTAGTGCAACAGGTAATTTTGCTTCATCAGAAGACATCTGTCCACTAAATCTAAATTGAATAGCCCCTACATAACTTACATCTAAATCTTTATTTTTAATAACAGGACTTGTTTCATCCAAAATAATAGCATAAACAGTGCCCAATCCTTTTGGAGTAGAACCTACGGCGTTTTGTGATGACCTTGCTGATGTTACTCTTGAATTTTCTAATGGCATCTTATTTTATTGATTTTTTTAATTCTTCCAACTCAAACTCCAAATCATCTACTCTCTCAACCTCTTGCTTAGTTTCTTCTAATTCTTTGAGTAGTTGATTTTTTTCAAATTCAGTTAGGAATCCATCTTGTCCTTCGGTTTTCTTTTCAGATGCTATAATTTTAGTTGCAATTGTTGCAAGTTTAACCAATTGGTCATCGTTCTTTACAGAACTATCAATTAGTGAAGATAGGATAGGTCCTATACTTGCCACATCTCCAGCGTGCTTAATCATTTTTTTAAGTTCTTCTATTAAAGAACTTATCCTTTGTTTCTTTGAAGTTTGGTTGTTATAAATGTCCTCAAATAGAGAACTTAGGTTTTTTCCTTTAAATAACTCGAAATCTGTTGACATACGTTTTTCTATTTTAGGTATGTCTATAAATATGTATAATGAAAAAAGTGGGGTTATAATTCGATTACCTGTATTTTTATCTTAGGTTGGTAATCTTTAGGTAGTTGATTGTTTATACCTTTAAATTCTTTTACTTTATCTTTAAAATATGTAATTTGTAATATACGGTCTGTTAGATTCATTACCGTTTGTGATGATGTAGACATCTCTTTGGTGTCCCTTTTCATATTTAACATAGGTTTTTTTGGAAAGTATTCCTTTCTCATAGCTTGTGCTATTTCTTTCCAATCATCTACTTTATCAACCGATTTTTCAGCTGATATTTTTCTCATTTTAGAACTTAAATACTTTTCTCCATTCGTATATCCAGCATCGGTGAACAAATGTCCGTGATTTGTACGAACCACTGCTGATTCTGAATTTTGTAGTTTAATATCAGGTTTATGTTTTGATGTGGTCTCAACACTAATCATATGTTTTGGAGAAGATAGAAATGTATGTCCTTTTAGAGCCAATCCACTTTTACCTTTATATGTTATAGATGCTTTTAATGCCTGTTTAAGTGTTGGTTGTTTAATGATGTTTCTCATTTTATCACCATCAGGACCTGGCTTCCCACCCTTCTTTACAATCTTATGTTCGGCTTCATCGTGCCCAACTAATAGTGCTGAGTTTACAACACCAATTCCGTTTTCATTTAGTCCTTCACTCCAATCTGTGATTAAATCATGCAGATATGCAACTTCCACACCATCAATAATAGTGTGAACAATTTCTAAAGATGGGTTGTAAGCTCTATCTCTATTTTTAGCTAATATAAATTTATCACCAACTTCTTTGGATACAATGATACATTCGTTTATCATATCTTTTCCAATCCTTGCTTTTCTGCGTATTGATTTATAAAACCTTTTACTTGTCCACTTTGTAAAACACTAGTAAATTCATCAACTGCTTTATTTAGTGTTAGTAATTTCCATTGAAAATATGTTACATTTAACATAGTATCGGTTGGTATATTTCTAGAACTTTTATCCTTATCAGGATATAATTCTTTAAATACTTTTTCCAATTCATTTTCTGCCGGTTTGCTTGTCAACCATTTTCTAACTAATGATTTTTCATAAGTAAACTTTTCAAAATCAAATTTACCATTTTTTTCTTTTGATTGTAATGATTTAAGTTTACTATCATTTTTTAAAGTATAGTAAACAAACTTATTAAATTTATCATTTTTATCCAATCTATCCAACCACTTAATATATGCTTTACCAATTTCTTTTTCTTTAACCGATTTTCCTCTAAATGAAAGGATGGCTTGCTTAATTGCCCAAATAGCACCATTAACTAAAATGAATATTAAAGCATCTTGTAATATACCCTCTTTTAATATTTCAGATAATTTACTTTCCGATTTATGCTTCTTTATTGTTTGTGATTGTTTAAAGTTATTCATTGTTTGTTGAATAACTTTTATTTGATTTTTTTGTAATTTTACTGTTTCAGAACTTTTATCTTTTGCTTTAGATATTTTATCTTGTAAATGTTTAATTCTCTCTTTATACTTAGAGATTCTTTCATTTGGAGTCTGATGACGATGTTCTAATAATATGTTAGTAAGTCTAATCATTATTAGTTAATATAGCAATTCAATTCGTATTCATTTTGACCACCATACATACTTCTAACTAAAGAACCATCAGAATCTCTTTTGAAAGTACCCATATTATAGACTTGAATATGTAACATTTTCTTTTGTGGCTTTCCACCTTTAGTTAATTCAATTGAAAATCTATTTGTCTTACCAGCGGATGGTTTTCTAGGGCCCATTCCTATTTTTCTAAAAGAATCTTCATCATCAACTTCATATCCTTTTTTCTCCGCATATTCTTTAGCCGTAGCTATTGCTGCTGAGTATGTTTTATGATATACTTGATAATCTGATTTTGCTTCTGTTATTAAATCTTTTAACTTTATCATATTAAAATCCTATTGAAATTACATCACCATCTGCTTCAACCCAACGAATCTTTAATGCTAATAATTTTTTAAGAGTATCGGCGCCAAAACGATAACCAGTTCCAAAATTACCTCTTGCTGGAATATCTACCACCATTCCGTGAATACCAGCAAAAATTTGAGAATGGTCTGCACCAATTACTTTTTGAAATGCTACAACCTGTTTTTGTTGAATAGGCTTTAATTCTTTGAATTTTACTTCCGATGCTTCGTTTAGTTGAGTAAGCTTTATCATTTTATTTCTTTAATTTAATTTTCCAATATGTACCAAAACCAACATAAGGTGAGAATGAACCATTAGTTCCATCGGTAGTTCTATTATTTACACCCAAACCAAATTGATAAATTTTATCTTTTTTAGTTTTTAATATTAGACCAGCTCCAACTGCAGATACATAATCTTCTTTGTTAAACCCAGCATTCAAACCATAATAAAGTTGTGCTTTTGCAGGTTCTTTAACAATAAGTTCTTCTTTAATTGTTCTTTCTTTTACTTTAGCATCCCAAGTTCTACCCAAAATTCTATTCTTTGTGATAGTATCGGTAAGAGCAATAGTTCCTAATCCACCATCTAATACTAATGTATCTTTATAGATAATTTTAGCTAAGTAATCTTTAAGAATAGCTGCACTATCTACATTTACCAATTCTTTAAGAACTAAGGTATCTACATCAATTACTTCATGTACAATATCTTTACCTTTTTTAGTTACTGTTTTAATCTTTTCAACTTCTACAGTATCAATTGTATGTTTAATAACCTCATATTTTTTACCATCAATTCTGATAGTTCTTCCACCTGGCATTACTCCACCTGGATTAAACCATTGTAAAAGTATGTAGATGATTAATGCTGCAATAGCAATGTTTTTAAAATTAACAAATTTTTTCATAAGACGTGTTTTTATGTGTATAAATATTAATTTGTTTTAAAATACCATCTTTGAACCAATTTGGAAGTTGTTCATCAAATTAAATTTAGGTTCAAAGGTCATAGCTCCTCTATACGAAGTTGATAGAGCAAATCGTTTACTAAGTTTATAATCATATCCTAACCCAATTATAGCACCAGGTTTTCGTGTTACTGAACTATTTCCTGTCAATGTATTCCATGCTATCGGTGATTGCATTAGGAATAATTGAGGGGTTAGTGTAACCTTTCTACTATATTGAAATGGTTTCATCCAAAATCCAACTGCAGATGCACTTAGGGATACATCATAACCACCCTCACCCATTCTAGGCATCATTAGGGTAATTACACCCACATTATAACCAAATGTTCCGTACTTAGGATGTGGTTTGATGTAGGTATATCCATTAAGGTTCATTAGAGTTCCTTTAAGGTACGCAAATGTAGTTCCGTATGAATGTATCGCATTTAATTTACCTTCATCAAAATCCATCTTAGTAACCCCAGCACTCAATGCGAATTGGTTTAGGGTACTCCAAATAAGTGCGGTAGCTGAATATGATTTATCACCCATAAGAGATGATTTAGAAACTCCCACACTCATCATTACAGCATATCTACCTTCCATATCTTCCGTACCAGCCAAATCAGATGCTAACATCATTGGGTTTGCTACGGATTTCTTTTTTTCTTCTTTTTTCTTTTCTTCCTTCTTCTCCTCTGACTTGGATTCTTCTTTCTTTTCTTCCGATTTGCTTTCAGATTTGGATTCCTCTTTTGATTCTGACTTGCTTTCTGATTTGCTCTCTGATTTTGTTTCAGATTTAGTCTCTGTTTTAGTTTCAGTTTTGGTTTCGGATGATGAACTTGATGATGAAGATGAACTACTTCCCGATGAAGACGATGAAGAACTACTACCAGATGAAGGTGGTGCCGTTGTTGATGGTGTTGATGCAGCTGCTGCGCTTGCACTACTACTTGCAGCGGTAGAAGCCGATGAACTAGCTGCCGAACTTGCAGCACTACTTGCAGCCTGTGATGCTGCTTGTGATGCTGCTTGTGATGCTGCTTGAGCAGCTGCTTGAGTTATTGTTTGCTGAACTACTTGATTTGTAGGACATCCCATTGTTGAATATGCTGTATAAGTTGCGGTTATCCAAACTTGAACCGCACCTGCCATTACTTCCTGTGGTGAGAATACTCTTATTTGATTATAGAAAGATACTGTTGCAAATCCGTTTGTGATTGTAGTGGTTGCTATTTTAATTTCACCAGTACATTTATCTTTATAGGTTTGCGTATAGGTTTGTCCTTCAGCTTTCCAGCTTACACAAACAAATACCAATATGGTCAATAGTGATAATAATTTTTTCAAAACGATTTATTAGAAATTTAATCCGAGTCCGAATTGAGAATAACCTCTAATTGGGTCAGAATCAAATTTCAAAGTAAAGTTTTTGAAATCTCTGATAGCACCAAGTTTAATTGATGTAAACTTAGAATTGGATTTAGGAAAAGTAATTTCACCTACTATATCCTTACCTCTGAATAATATTCTTTCATTTCCAAAACCTATCATAGCATGTACACCAGTTCTCTTAAATCGTTTACCGGCTCCTAAATACATACTTCTTTTTTTAACTAAATCATTTATAAGTGGAAAATCAACTCTATCTAGTGTTCCATAAGGAAAGAAAGTTGAACGGTCTATTTCATAAGTGGAACTAAAATCCATTACAAAATATCCTCTATTACCAATTGTGAAGAATCCACCAATTTGTCTATCAGTTGTTTTGTGTAAACCAAAACTGATAATTGGTTTCTTACCTCTTATTGTATCTCTCTTACCATCTTCGTAAACGTAAATTCTTTGTGGTTGGCGGTAGCCCCAATCATTCCAATAAAATGAAGGTGTGTAGAAGTTCCAACCAAATGCAGGTGCTCCCCACATATTCCATCTATTGAAACCCCATCCCCAACCCCAATCATTCCATAACCAAGGGTTATTGTTAATGATTATGTTAGAGCCTGGTTTCGTTTGATGTGGTCTATTAAATTCTCTCGGTGATTCATTTCTCCAACTACTTACATCGTTTCTTTGTGGAGTTGATGGTTGTACCGATGATGTGCTTCTTTGTGGTTGTGGAGGATTACTTCTCCAATTACTAACTTGTGAAAAAGCTAGTGTTGGCACAAATGCCAATAAAAATAATAGGTTTTTCATAGGTATATTATTTAGTTACCTATAAATATAAAAAAAGGGAGTTTAATACTCCCTTTCTTTTTAATTACCTTTAGATGGGAATCTAGCCCACCCATTCACCCATATTGGTTTATCTAATTCAGGTATTACAACATCTATTTCTTTATTACTCTTACTTAATGCCAAAGTTTTAAGTTGGTCATTTGTTAGGATTGTGGTTGCTCTACTGATAAAGTTTAGCGTAGGGTTAAATGTTCCTACTGAATTGTTTTCAAATACAGAAACACCATCTTTTACGAATTGTGCAGTTTCATTACTTTCTAAACTCAATCCACCTTTCATCCATCCCCAAATTACACTATTCTTCATTGTGAATTGAGTCCCTCTCCTAAATCTTAAACCTAAGTTATGGTTTGCCAATGCAGTTGATACATTAGGACCAACTAAAATCATATTGAATAGTTTTGGATGTGTATATGGAGTTGCAGTTGAACCCGTGCCATCATTATCACATTCAATGCCATTTCCAGCATCTCCGTTATCTACGAATTGTGGGTCTCTCTTTGCTACACCATTTGTAATAGTTCCGGTGTATCCAAAATCAAAATCAAAATCATCATCAGCAGTTGCAAATGCATATAAGTTTCTAGCATTTACAGTTCCACCAAAGAATTCAAATGCATCATCGTTAGCATAGATAGTTTGAACATTATCAATTATTGTTCCACTACCAACACCACCTAATGTTAATGCGTTGATTTCAGAGTTTGGCATTGAAGCAATTCCAGCGTATTCAATTCTTACATATTTTAGAACACCACTATTATCTAAATCGTTTGTTCCACCATAAGGTCTACCAATACCACCTTCGATAGTTGGTTCTGATGTTCTATTGGTTTTTGCTCTACCCAATATTACAATACCACCCCAATCACCAGGAGTTCTTTCACCTGCAGGTCTGCCTGATGTAAATACAATTGGTTTTGTTACAGTTCCTTCCGCAATTATTTGTGCACCTCTTTCGATACACAATGCACCCTTCTCACTTATATCAGAAATGATTGTAGTGCCAGGTTGAATGATAAGTTTAGCACCATCGGTTACATAAACATATCCTTTCAATGTCCACACTTTGTCTGCTGTCAAAGTTGTTGTTGTGTTAATAGTTCCGGTTAATGTTGTTGATGATGGAATGTTAATAGGTGCATCATCTCCACCCAATTCTTTTTGGCAACTGAATAGTCCCAAAATTAAAATAATTCCTAATAGTTTTCTCATAATGTTAAATTTAATGTTAATGAAATTGTTTGTTCGTTGTTTATTTTTATTAGATTTCGGTTTTGTAACTTTTGATAATAGATTGATGATTGGCCAAATACATCACCTACTGCCAATTTTATTTCCCCATTTTTGAGTTTATGTAAAAGAGTTATATCCAATACATCTCTGCTGTTTTCAAATATGTCTGGGTAACCCTGAAATCCTACTGCTGATATTCTATCACCTACTCTATTGTAAGTTATGTTAAGTGTGTTTTTATTTTTGTGAATATTAACACCACCATTTATTACATAGTTTGATTGCCCTTGTAATTGTCTTTTTATTCCATTTACATTTACTTCAGAATTCATTACCGAAGTATTGGTATATACATCTAACCAACTCATTACCTTTTTACGAAACTCCAATTCAACACCATAAAGAAGTGCATTATCAGGATTTGTATAAGTTAATAATAAGTTAGATGGAACTGAACCATCTGCTACTATTTGTTCTATCGGTCTAATGAATTGTTTACCAAATACGGATACTGAAATATTCTCTCCTGCTTTTGGATATAGTTCCCATTTCAAATCTACATTATATATGTCAGATTTTTCTAATTTAGAATTACCCAATATTTGTGCGTTTCTTACAAAATCATAATAAGCAAAATTAGCTACTTCTCTAAATTCAGGTCTTGCCAATGTTTTACTTAATGAAAATCTATACTTTGTTTTTTCTAAATTGTAAGAAAGGTTTAATGATGGTAAAAGGTCTAAATACTCTCTATTCACATTTACTTTCTGTCCACTAAAATCTGCTGTATTAACATTGAATAGATTATACTCACCTCTCAAACCTGTATTTAGTTTCCACTTACCCCATTCGTTTTCATACATTGAATAAAGAGAACCTAAATCAAAATCAGCAGTATATCTATCGGTATTGTTTGTTATTTCATCTAACATATCAGTTGAAAGGTATCTGAATATTCTTGCATTAAATCCTCTAATCTTTTTTAGATAACCACCACCAACTTTAATGTTACCAAACGATTTGTTGATGTTACCATTAAAACTATTCTCATCCATTACACTCCAAAAACGATATGTATCTCTCCATGCAGTAGCATAAGGTTCGTTTACACCTAATGATTTTGTAATTGGATTTACTCTATAATCGGGCTGTTCTCTGAATATAAAATTATACCCTAAATTGAAATCCCAATCTTTAAGTTTACCATCTAATTGAGAATTGATTACAATATTATTAATGTGGTTAGATGAATTACTTAAAACATTTTGAACATTATCAAAGTTATCACCACTACGGGTTAGGTATGTATCATCTGCCTGATAGTTTACTAATGTTTTCCAGCTATATCGATTTTCACCTAAATAAGTTAAGTTTAATAAACCATTTGTAGAAAATCTTTTTGTATATAAAATATCTTTATAATCGTATGCTAATTCAGTTGATGATTGATAATCCTTTCTTTCAATATTATTTAGAGTAAATGTGTTTCTTACAGTTGAACTAAATAAGGAATTAAATTTTCCTTTTGTATAACCAAACGAAAGACCTCCATTTAAGTTTGGAGTAGATGTAAAGGATTCTTCCGTTGGATTGCCGAATTGCTTTGTAAATAATCTCTTATCACCATTGCCACTAATACGATATTTGTAAGTGGATGGGAATGTGGAAGGGAATTCGGTAGCTTGAACTAACTTGAAACCTTTCGAAGTTGAAACCGAACCCCAACCACTTCCCAATGAGATATTGAAGAAATTATCGGATACTTCTTTTGTTGTAATCTGAACCAATCCACCACTCCAATCTCCCGGCTGATTTGCGGATGCTGATTTAGAAACTATAATGTTATCAATTAATGCGGTTGGAATTATATCAAATGAAAATGCTCTCCTATCAGGTTCGGTTGATGGTAGAAGTGTTTTGTTTAGAATGGCTGAATTGTATCTATCTGCCAATCCTCTTACTAATACAAACTTATCGTTTTGAATTGTTACACCACTTACTCTTTTAAGTGCATCACCCACATTTCTATCGGGTGTTTTTTTAATGAATTCTATTGATACTCCATCCGATACCACATTACTATTTCGGATTGTTCTTACTACCGCTACTTCGGTTACTTTTTGAGGTGCCGCTCTAACAACAACTTCTGATAATTGTTTTGCATCATCCGCAAATACAATATCAAATGTAGTATCTGATGTTAGGTTTATTTGATTTGTGTAAGTAGTATATCCAACATAAGATGCTTTGATTTGATATACACCGGATTTTAGATTGATTTTGTATTCTGCGTTTTCATTTGATATGGTAGAAAACTTATTACCATTTACATCTTCAAATGTAATGTGAGAAAAATATATTTTTTCCGAGTTTGATTTGGTTACACC